ATGTCACACAAGCAACCGGTCAAGGATCACTGAACGGCCACTCACTGGTAGTACAGTCAAACCCGGAAGTCGTGCCGAAGGCCAAACGACGCAGGTTCAGTGCTGAGTGCAAGCTGAGTTGGATATGAAGAAGGAGAAGAAACAGCATGACAAGTAAACTGTCGTTGCACTTACAGGCCCACCCCAACTGGGCCGATGGTAACAGCAGCGCAGCGCGCTGGATCAAGGTCATGGATCCGCCCAGCGAGAATCGTTGGCCGGGAAAGCAGATCATTGGGCGGGTGTACATGCCCGACAATGACAGCAATGACTTGGTTAGGCGCGGGGCGGCCGGCGCTGAGGCATGGTTCGGCTTCTGCCAGCCCACATTCGCCCGCGCGCCATACATCCGCATTTGGGAGGCGCCCAACGAGCCGCAGCCGGTAGCCGATCTGGCGTTTTGCCGCCAGCTGAGCGAGTTCACGATCCGCCTGGCCGAGCTGATGCACGGCGCCGGGTTGCAGCTTGTGGGCGGCAACCTGAGCGAGGGCAATCCGGGCGGCGACGAGGCGCAGCGCAGAGCCTGTTTTCAGGAAATCGCCCGTGGGTTGGCGGCCTGCGACTACTGGTCTCAGCACTGCTACTGGGTGTTGGACTATCCGCATTTGGAAAGTGGCATGACCGAATGGCACGCTTTTCGCTATCGCCTGAACGCGCGCTATGCCATTGAAGCGGGCATCGTGCTGCCCCCACTGCTGATCACCGAATGTGGTGTGGATGGCGGAGTGATCGATATGCCCAAGAGGGGCTGGAGGACGTTCTGCCGAGATCGGGCGCACTACATGGAGCAGTTGGCCATGTTCGATGCCGAGTTGGCAAAAGACCCCTACGTGTTGACGGCCACCATCTTCACGGCCGGCCCCATGGGCTGGGAGGACTTCGAAGTGGACAGGGAGATGAACGACATGATCAATGCACACATTCAAGCGCGGGGTGGCTCGTATGAGCCGACCGCACCCAGCGCGCCGCCCCCGCTGGGAGAACTGCTCAGGGCAGAGTTCGGCGCCGACTACGAGGACCTATCCAGGTCGCTGCCTCGCCATGCGACACTGGTCTATCACGAGCGGGCGCTTTCAGCCATCGACCGCATTGTTCTGCACCACACCGAGGCATCGAAGGCGGCAACGTGGCAGAGCGTGGCGCAATACCACGTCAACAGCAACGGCTGGCCGGGGATCGGCTATCACATCGGCGTGCGCTCATTTGGTGGCAAGGTGATGGTCTCACTGCTCAACGACCCGCGGACGCGCAGCTATCACGCCCACACGATTGGCAACGACCGCGGCCTCGCCGTCTGCCTGGCCGGCAGCTTCGTCCGTGAAGAACCGACCGTCGAGGAAGTGGACGTGCTGCGCCGGGTCCTTCAGACAGCACGGCGCTGGGCCACTTGGACTGCTGCGCCCTTGCCGGTGGCGGGCCACCGCGATGTGCCGGGCAACCAGACCTCGTGCCCTGGCGACAAACTGGCCGCTGTCCTGCCTTGGTTGAACAGTCCCGACGCCAGCAGTTCGCTGATCTGGGCAGTCGCCAAGACTGCACAGGTCATCTCGCCCAACCCTGTCTCAGCCATCGAGATTGCCATGCGTCAGGCGGGCTACACACCCATCGGCAACGAGACGGATGTACGCGCGGGAAGCACGTGGCAGGGGGTAACTCAGCTGGGATATCGCCCCGCTGACGGCCATGAGGTCGCCTTCTTTGCCACCAACCTTACTCCTGACGGACAGTGGGTCGTCAGGCAAGTCAACAAACCATAGGAGACAAACGATGACACGTGTATTTGATGTTGACGGAACCGAGCGCAGCCTGACTTGGCTGGCGCAAACATATGATGGCTGCGTCGTATTGCCGGCCAAGATTGGCAATGCCAAGGAAGTTTGGCGCTTGCAAGCAATCTTCTGCACGGAAGGCCCTGCGTTGGTCAAGGCTGAAGTTCGCGGCAAGAACAACATGCCGGTGGATAATCAACCGGTGGTGATGACTTGGCCGAGTCTGGACAGTCCAGGCAACGAGCCAACTTTCGACAACCTGACGGGCTATGATAATCGCTGGGCAGATCGTGGCGTTGTCAAGCGCACGGCCTCGGATGGAATGCACGGCCTTGGCCTAGGCAGCGCCTATGGACCGTGGTATCACCTTTGGGTGTTGTCCAGCGCTCCGTCTGATTGTTTGTCTGGTACTGGCATGAAGGGTGGCACCAATCACCGAGGCCCATTGCATGGCGTCTGGCAGCTAGAGGATGTGGAGCCGATCTTTGGCAAGTTGGATGATGCCCTCGTTTGGCACGGCCAACGCAAGCAGGTGATCGAATTCAACCCGGGCGCTGCCCTGCAGAAACGCATCTTCGCCGATGGGTTCGTGCCCAACTCTGGCGAGTTCAAGGTGCAGTGGACTGGGCAGGACTACACGGCTCAGCGCGCTGAGCACTTGAGCAGCGGCGAAGTGCGGGTCTACTACGTGCGCAGCGACGACTGGAACAACGTGCGTTACGTGGTACGCAAATAGGCGGGACGGGTGGAGCGCCAATTGTACACTAAATTCGTCGCAGAAGCTGTTTCACCTATTATAGACACAAAGGGTATGGCGAAATACATCAAACCAGTTCCACGGGATGCACATTAACCTATGACCATCCTCATCACCGCCCGCGAACCCAACCGGGCCGACGCCGAGCGCTGCGTGCTTTGGCTGTTGGACTACTACCGCCAGCAGGCCCTGGACGACGGCATCCCGCTGCCGGCGGTACAGGCTACGACGACCGCCCTGGCCGGCATCCGCGCGGAGTTGGCTGGCGCGCGCCCGGCGCTCTGGGCGACCAGGTTGTAATGTGTCCGACATCCGCTGCCAGGACAGCGCCGGCAACGGCTGCGGCAAGCTGCTGGCCAAGTGCGACGGGGCGACGATCACCATCGTTTGTCCCCGCTGCGGCCGGCCCAAGCAGGTGAGCGTCCTGGCGCTGGTGGCTGAGCTGCAAGCCTACCTGTGCGAGGTCGAGGCCAAGGCAGAGGCCAGCGGGAAAGGGTTTATGCTGTGACCCCAAGCCGGCCCTGCTGTTGCGCTTCCTGAGCGACTGGAAGGCGGTCATCCTGCTGGCCGGCCGGGAGCGCAGCGTTCAAGTCCGCACGTTGCGGGGCGATTGGAGAGTAACTATGACAGAACAACCCGACTACGCTGAGCTGTTGGTGTTCGCCGTCGGCGGGCAGCCGGTGGTGGACGCTGTGCGGGGACTGGACGCCGGCAACGACCCGCGCTTCGTGTGGCTGGGCCTCCAGGAGGCGCGGCTGTCGCCGGCGCTGGCCGAGGCGATGCGGCTGGCGCGCGCCGGGGGGACGGTGGGCAGCGCCGACCTGCGACCGCTCTACCCCACCACCAGCGCGGCCGCGCTCTGCAACCGGCTGGCCGAATTGGAGCGCCTGGGCCTGCTGGTGCAGGTGCGCCAGGAGACGATCAAGGGCGGCGGCCGGCGGCTGGTCTACGCGCCGTGGGACCACAGCAACGGCGCGGAGGAGCACTAGTCCATGCAACACGCCCTCATCACCGGCGGCGCCGGCTTCATCGGCTCCCACCTGGCCGGCCTGCTGCTCGACCGCGGCTGGCGCGTCACGGCCATCGACGACCTGTCCACCGGCAGCCTGGCCAACGTCCAGCACCTGGTCGACCTGGCCGGCCGTGAGCAGTTTCAGGTGGTGGTCGAGACCATCGCCAACGCGGCGGTGCTGGACCGGCTGGCCAGCCAGTGCGACGTGATCTTCCACCTGGCCGCCTCGGTCGGCGTGCAGTTGATCCTCCAGCGCCCGGTCCACACCATCGAGAACAACGTCATGGGCACGGAGGCGGTGCTGAAGGCCGCCCTGCGCTACCGGGCCAAGGTGCTGGTGGCCTCCACGTCGGAGGTCTACGGCAAGAGCGCGCGCGTGCCCTACAGCGAGGACGACGACGCGCTGCTGGGGCCTACGGCGCGCAGCCGCTGGGCCTACGCTGCGTCCAAGATGGTGGACGAGTTCCTGGCGCTGGCCTATCACCGGGAGTACGGCCTGCCGGCGGTAGTCTTCCGCCTGTTCAACACCGTCGGCCCGCGCCAAAGCGGCCAGTACGGCATGGTGGTGCCGCGCTTTGTGCAGCAGGCGCTGGCCGGCCAGCCGTTGACGGTTTACGGCGACGGGATGCAGTCGCGCTGCTTCTGCAATGTGCTGGACGCGGCGCGCGCCATCGCCGGCCTGGCCTATGCGCCGGGAGCCGTGGGCCAGGTCTTCAACATCGGCTCGACCGAGGAGATCACGATCCTGGACCTGGCCCACTGGGTGCGCGCTCTGGCCGGCTCCAACAGCCCGATTGAGCTGGTGCCCTACGGGGAGGCGTTTGCTGACGCCGGCTTCGAGGACATGCAGCGCCGGGTGCCGGACACGACCAAGATCGAGGCGGCCATCGGCTGGCGGCCTGAGCACGGGCTGGACGCGACGCTGCGCCAGGTTATTGCCTACTACCGGGCCGCGTGAGACGCCAGGACGGGCCAGGGCGGCTTGTGTGCGGTGGGGGCGTAAAAAGACACAGCCCCGGCGTGTTGCGGGGGCTGTGGGGCGATCCTGGGGGATGTGGGGGGCGGGTTAAGAACGAACATGCTCCCAGTGAGTGTGCGCCAGAAGCTGGTCTGCATCCATGAATGCCTTGCAGACAGGACACCGGACGGTTCGGTATTCCTGGCAATCGTCGTTGATACAGCCGACGCTGATAGAGGGTAGTTCCTTCCATGCTGGGCGCCACTCGTCCGTGTCCAGCGGGAGATTCAGAGACAGCATCTCGCCGTCTTGTCTGACCAGAAACAGCGAATGTGGGTCTATGTAGTAGACCACGAAGCGCACTGTCTCGATGGCAAATGGGTCGTCAGGCTCCATGTGGATGATGTCGCCGCTGTTCACCAATGCCCAGATGTCCTTCTTGATGAGAGACGAATACAGAGGCTCGAAGTGCATCGTGTCGCGACTCGTATCCGCGTTGATCCCGAACCTGGTGCCCCTCACCAATCCCACTGCCATTGCCTCCGCTCTCCGGTTTAGGTCGTCTTCATCGTTGGGATCGCCAAAGTATCCGCTGAGGTTATCAGACGGATACACGATCTCTGTGCCGGCCGGAGGGGTGACAATGATACTGCCTGGTTTCCACTGCACAGTCCACTGGCCACAGGGACGGGCGTTCAGCATCTCGATTGCCCTTACTAACACGCGGCCATAGGGCAAAAAGTCTCGGATAGGCGAAGGGGGTACATAGTCGCGAGCAGGCGATTGGCCTAGTCCATGCTGTTTAGCGAGAACATTAAGCAAGCGGCTGGCCTGATCCATATTGCGCCTCGCTTCTGCTTCGCGCCTCGCCGTGCCCGCCTCGCCGGTGTCGTAATACCACTCTTCAGCGCTTTCTATCGCCTGCCTAAAGATGCTTGCAAGTTTCACGGTGGGTCTCCTCGGTCAGGCTTCCAGCCCGGTCCAGGCGTCGAAGGCGATCTTGTAGGCGGTCTCCAGGTCAAATAGAGAGCAGGCGTCGGTAGTGGCGCCTGGAGTCATCCACAGCGTACCAAAGGCGGGGTGGGGGTGATCGTACTCCTGCCAGCCGGCGCCTAGCAGCCGGTTGGCGCACATCGCGCCGATGATGCCGCGCGGGTGTTGGGGTAGGTCGGAGAGGGGGTCGGAGGTCTCGTCGTATTTCTTGGTCATGGGAGCCTCACCGTATCGTCAAACTGCCGGCCCGCTCGCGCTCCTGGCGGTGCGGCCAGAGCAGGCGCTTCAGCCCGTCGTCGCTGGCGCAGAGGACGTCCAGGGCCTTGGCGTCGTAAGCGACCGTCACGCCCGGCGCCGGCAGGTAGGCGCTGCCCTCGTCGAACTTCCAGGACGTGCGCCCAGTCTCGACGATGATCTCGCCCAGCAGGGCCTTGGCTTCGTCGGCCACGGCGTCCCACTCCTGGGCGGCGGTTTTGGCGTGCAGGCGGGCCTCCCGGTAGACCGCGATGGCGTTGCGCGCGGCGGTCTCAGTGTCGGGCTGGCCGGCCAGGTAGGTGCGGAGTTCGTCGGGTTGTCTCACTGGGCCTCCAGGGTGCCGTCTTGCCAGCACAGGTGAAAGAAGATCAGGTCTTTGATGCGGTACTGCCAGCGCCGCCGGCTCCGGCTCCAGACCCGGTAAACGATGTATTCACCGTCTACGATGGCCCGGACGTGCCATAGCTCGGTGTACGGCGTAGGGGTCAGGCTGCCGATGGTGCGGCGTAGGCGGGCGCCCGGCTTGAGCGCGGCCAGCAGACCGGGAGCGATGGGGATGCCCCAGATGTTTTCGCTGATCATGGGCAGCCCTTGCGCAGTTCGTTGCTGACCCGCATCAACTCCCAAAGGTCATCGGTATATTGCTCGAATAGCTCTTTGAAGCGCGGCCGGCTCATCTCGGCCGGCCCCTCGTCGCGCAGGGTCTCGAAGACGGTCAGGCCCAGGTCGATGACGTTCAGGGTTTGCCGGTGCATCTCCGCGCCGGCGGCTTCGACTTGGGTCTCCTCAACTTCGTCGCGCAGCGTTTCCAGGAAGAAAATGTGCGCCTCCAGCGGTTCGTTGTTGAAGTTCTCGTTGCTGTAGTCCTCGAAGGCGGCAGCGGCGCGATCCGTCATCATCTTGAACCAGGGCGTCCAGCGCTCCAGGTACTCGCAGCTTGACAGGCGCGGCTCAGGCGTGGCGGTCGGCGCGGCCGGCGCGCAGCCGGCCAGCAGGGCAAGCAGCAAGATCAGCAGTAGTGTTTTTTTCATGGGGCCTCCTGGGCCAGTTGCCGGCGACGCGTCTTGCCGGCTTCTTGCATCGCGCCGATGTAGGCGTTGGCGATGGCTTCGTCCACCAGTTCTAGGCATTCCGGGCACTCTACGCCGCCGCGCACGGTGGGCCACTTCGTGTCGTTGAAACGCGATGAGACGGGCTGGCGGCAGTAGTCACAGCAAAGTTGGTAGGTAATGGGGGAGAGTTGAACGATCACAGGATGACCTCGATTTCAACCGCGTCGTGCGCTGTTCGGATAATGTCGGCCAGGGCGGCAACGATTTCTATACGCGTGCCCTCGTCTACGTTCTCGAAGCCACGCTTGATGTCGCGCCGGTCTGTCAGGTCGCTGATGACGCCGCGCGCCGCACGGTGCGCCCAATCGACCGCAGGCGGCGCCGGCTCGTTAGGGTAGGCGTCGTGCCAGGAGTCAGGCGCGTCGTAGGGGTATTTGTCGCCCATTTCGAGTTCTTGCTGGGCGGCGGCTTTGTCGGTCATGGGTCGGCCTTAATGGGTTTCACCCGCGCCAGCAGCTCCAGCATTCCGCCGATGTCCAATCGGCCACAGTAGGCCCGGAACTCGCCGTCGGTCATGCGGTTGATCCGCAGCCGGTCGGTCTGCTTGTGGTGATCCGGCAGCGGCGCTACCTGGAAGTAGAGCTGCCTCGGCGGCGTCTCGTAGTAGCACAGCAGGGCCGGGCAAAGCCAGCCGGCGGCAGCGATGTCCGGCGAGTAGTACCAGTTGCCGGCCAGCCCGCCGATGGTCTCGCCGCCCACCCAGTCTAAGGGGTAGTCCAGGCCGGCGTCCGGGTCGGCGCTGAAGCGCAGCTCGAAGCCGGCGCCGGGGTCGGGGATGCCGGCCTCCTCGACCGCGCGCAGGATGATGGCGTCGGCGCCGTTGACGAACGGCTCCTCGATCAGGCCGTGCTCAGGCGCGTCGAAGACCAGGAGGCCGGCGGCGTTGATGTGGGGGTAGATGGTGTGGATCATGCGGCGAAACCTTTTCGGTTGGGCGCGTCCTCGTGCCAGGTCAGCATACGGCGCAGGCGTTCGATCTCCGCTTGCTGCTCGCGCAGCAGCCGGACGGCCATGCTGCCGGCGCCGCCGTCGCCCTCGACCGGGCCGCCGAACTCGTCCAGCAGCACGCCTGCCAGCAGGTTGATCTGGCCGACCGGGCCGGCTGTCGGGTCGGCCTCAGCCTGGCGCGCCTCGTCGATCAGCCGGCGCACCACGCTGGCGCGCGTGCCCATCTCGCCGGTGTGCTCGTCCAGCCAGGCCAGGTCGTCTGGTGACAGGTTGATGTAGAAGCGGTTCAGGCCGGACGGGTGCATCCGGGGCCGGCCGATCTTCTTGCCTTGGCGGGGCTTGCGCTTGCCGCCCCAGGACGGGTGGTCGGGATTCGCTGGTGTCATAAGCTGGTGGTCTCCTGTTGGGCCGGCGCGTTGGCGGTGCGGACGGCCTCGATGAACTCGGTGATTTGTGAGCGCTGGCCAGGCCGGCGCAGGCGAGCGACGTTGATCTGGATTGGGCGTGTCTTCTTGGATGGCGGCTGGACCGTGGCTACGGCGCCCTCCAGGGCAGTGATGGTGCCTTCTCGCAGGCGCATACTCATCACGTTTCTGCCAGGAGAGACGTGCGTCCAGGTCACTTTGTCACCGACGGCGAAGGTGGTGTCGGGCATGGTGTGGTCTCCTTACGTGATCAAGTCCAGCCGGCGACTGGCTTCGTCGTGGCCCACGCGTTCGGCCAACTTGTCGAAGATGGCTTGGGCCAGGTCGTCGGAATAGATGTCGTCTTTGTCGGTCACATCCTGGTACATAGCCGCCAGGGTATTCTCTCTGACGCTGGCCAACAGGTGTTCAACAGTGGGTCGGATGTGCGGTCTCATGCTTGGTCTCCTTGTTGCTTTTGGGTGTTTGTACCAGTTTACAACCGAAAACAAATCATGTCAAGATGCAACTTCCAGCCTTAAGGCCAGTTGCTCCGGCTGGGCCGGCGCGGCGGGGTCGGCGATCTCCGAGTCCACGCTGCACCAGCCGCAGGCCGGGCAGTCGAGCAGTTGGTCGAGGAAGGCGCCGTGCCTGGCCGGCGGGCCGACCGGGGTCAGCTTGCCGGCGCAGGCAGGGCAGCGGGTGCGGGTCACTGAGCTTTGTCCGCGCCGGCCCAGAACTCAGCGTGCAGCTCGGCCCACTCCTCATCGGTGGTGTCGCCAGTTGGGCCGCCCATCGCGCGCACCATCTTCTGTATCCAAGCCTTGTAGGCTTCCAGGCTGCGGTCGGCCGGCCGGGCCAGGGCCAGGCGGCGCTTCTCGCTGTCGGTCAAGTCGGTCATTGGGTTGTCTCCTTCACGATCTGTCGGTAGTTGTGGTACTGCTCAGGCGTCAGGGCCAGGCTGACGATTTGGCTCAACTCTTGGCGATTGGCCTTCTCGGCCAACCAGTTGTCCTTCATTTGGGCCGCCCAGCCAGCCATGCGGTCAGCGCGCCGGCGCTCGGTCTCCAGGGCTTCGGCCAGGCCGGCCTTCTCGGCCTCCAGCCGGCCCACGTCGCCGCGCAGGGTATCGGCCTGGGCTTGCAAGGTGTCCACCTGGGCCGCGTAGCCGTCCAGTAGGCGCTGGTGGGACTCGTTCAGCGCGCGCTGGTCGGCGTTGCCGGCCCGGCGGTGGTCTTCCAGTATCCGGTCGAAGTAGCGCCGGCTGGCTTGTGCGTCGCGGTGTTCCTTGCGGGCGCCCATTAAGCGATCACCTCCTCCGGCTCAGGCCGGCGCAGGTCTTCCATCTTGCGGATCGGGCGCCAGCCGCCCTGGCTGCCTTGCTGGTAGACGCGCACGCGGCGCTTGAGCTTGCGCGGCCCCAGCACGGTCATCAGCAGGTCCACCAAGCCGGCGACGTGCTCGTCGTCGCTGGCCGCCGGCCCATCCACCACCACGGCGCTGCCGTCGAAGTTGTCTTTGTCCACCCTGGCCAGCGGGCTGTTGGCAGAGATGAAGTCGGCCATCAGCATACCGAACGGCACGCGTCCGGTCTGCTGGAGGGAGAGCAGGTCATCGAGTTGGATGGCCACGGGCGGGATCATTCGGCGCCTCCTGTGGCCTTGGCGATGGCAGCGCGAGCGATGTCAAGGGCAGGGCCGAAATCGGCGCCGTTGTAGTACACGTCGTTGTCTATTCCGTCCGAACTTGCGCTAATGGTGCGAGCCGCATAGATAGCGCTTCCTAGCGCGCTTAGCGCTTCCAGCAAGTCCGGCGCAGCAGCCAACAGGCGCGCGTTGGCATGGTCTCTGGGCGTAAGTCTTTCGTCCTGGTACTGCTCGGCTATCCGCGTCACATACCCTACGGGGCAGATTGCGTTCCATTTCACTGTGACATGGCGCACTTCCCACGGGCCGGGGATGTGCTCGTCTTCTGTTGGTTCAGGCCAGCGCTGTGTCATGGGTCGGGTCTCCTTGCTTGCTTTGCCGGCCAGGCTCACGAGCGGCCCGGCCGGCGGAAAGGTCGTCTCAGGCGCTCAGGGCGGCGGCCACCTCGGCGGCGCTCAGGGAGCGGGTGATGTACCAAGCGCTGCGCTTCTTGGACCAGTGGGCGTCCAGCCGGTCGTGCAGGGCCTCCAGGATGCTGTTGGCCGGCCGGCTGGCGAACTTGATCCAGGTCCAGTCTCGCTCCTGCGCCACCTCGTAGACCGTAGTGCCCGGCTCCGGCTTCTCTTTGCCGGTCTCGGTTAGGTAGGCGTTGATCTCCTCGACGCCCTCGGCGATGGCGGCGGCAGTGGCTTTGGCGATGGCGGCCAGGATGGCGTTGACCACGGCCTCGACGCCGGCCTTGTTCTGTCGCTCCGTGATGTGGTAGCACTGGTTGAAACCGGTGCCAGAGGCGATGATCTGGCCGTCGTGCTCGACGTGCCACATCTTGCCGCGCGGCGTAGCCTGGAAGGTCGGCCAGGTGGGCAGGGCCACGGTCTCGATGCGGGTCAAGTGGCCGGCGCCGTGGCACTTGCGGCACTTGAGTTCGCCGCTGTCGAAGAAGGGGATCGGTGAGACCACATCGGGGAAGAGCGCCCGCACGCCCTCGCCCATGCCCTCCAGCTCAGCATAGGCCCGGTGCCACTCGCGGGGTTTCTGGCGGGCCTGCTCCAGCGTCCAGCCAGAGGGGTCGATGCGGTCGCCGTTGCAGCGAGGGCAGGTCTCAGCCGGCACGGACACGCCCTTGCTGTCGGGTTGGCCGGACTTACGTGCGTCGTACTCGCTGACGTTGACGCAGACCACAAAGCCGGCCAGGTCGGTATGGGTGGCGATGCCATCCCAAGAGGCGGGGGCATAGTAGTCAGTCATGCTGTCGGACTGGTCCTCGTGGTAGCCCCACAGCTTCCAGCCTCGCTCGGCCAGGGCGTGGCCGACGTTCACAGCGGCTCGTTGCTTGTCGTGGTAGGTCAGCGGCATGGTTGCATCTCCTTGTTGGGTGGTCAAATCCGCAAAATTTGCGGATTTGGTTTCTCTTTACCGTCAAGAGTATTATACACCCAAAAGCAAAAGTTGTCAAATCTGGCTACAGGGTCGCGCGGCCGGCCAGGACGGCGCCGCAGTCGCAGCAGGCGGTGCAGAGCACCTGGCTGGCGGGGGCGGTGTCGTCGCGGGCGAACCAAGCGTACTGGCGGACCGGCGGGTGTGGACAAGCGGGAGGGGGCGTCTTTTGCACCTTGCTCATGGTTACTCTCCGATCTCGAACAGCGCCTCGGTGAGGGCCGGCGCTTTGGGTGAGGCCGCCGGCCGGCGCTTGCTGGCGCTGGTGGCCGGTCGGCTGGCCTGGAAGGCGTCGATGTCGAACAGGGCCTGCTGCTGGCGCACCGCCTCGGCCAGGGCCTGGACGGTCTCCTGGTCGCCGGCGCCGTTGGCGGCCTGGGCGGCTTCGTAGGCTGCGACGTAGGGCTGGGGCAGGGCGGCCAGCTCCCCGGCGGAAAGGGCCAGGGCTGACTTGACGTAGGCGCCGTTGAGGCCGTAGAGCATGACGTTGATCCGGGCCATGCGGACGCAAACGGCGTCGATGTCCATGCCGTAGAACTGGACCAGGCCGTTCTGGACGATCCAAGCGGGGATATGGAACGCGGCCGCCACGAACATGATGCCGGACCCGCAGGAAGGGTCACTGATCTTGATGGGCTTATACTTGTGGGCCACCAAGGGCAGCAGCCGGGTCGTCAGGTACTCGAAGCGGTCTTCGTCGCTGACGCTGGGGCTGTCCAGCATCAGGCCGGCCAGGGTGGTGGCCATCAGCAGCGCCTGGAGGGGGTCGCTGTCGTCGGCCAGCACCGCGCGGCCGGCCGCGTTCAGGCGGTCGATCACTTCCTGGGTGATGTCGGGGCCGTCCATGCCGGCCATCGTGATTTGGCTCATCATCTCGGCAATGGGCCAGGGGGTGAAATACTGGCCGCTGCCTTGCTTGTAGGAAAACTCGGAGTAGACCCGGCCCACCAGGTCATAGCCGTAGGAGGTCGGCGCCGGGTCGCGTTGCCAGAAGCGCTCGGACTGGTCGAGCAGGATGGCAAAGGCCATGCTGAACTGCTCCCAGCACTCCGGCCGCTTGTAGACGCTGCGCATCCGCTGCCACAGCGCCTGGGTCTCCGGCGAGCCTTCGGCCAGCTTGCCGCTCTTGACGGCGCTCTCCAGGTGGGCCGGCAGGTTGTCAAGCTCCGACTCCACGAGCTGCAACCAGTCCTCGAAGATGCGGGATATATTGTTGCCCGTCCAGGACTGGACCCGCAGCAGGTGCTTGATGATCTCGCCGGCTGGGTCGCGGCTGTCGAGGTTGGGGCCGGTCTTCTTTGCCATTATTCCTCGATCACCAGCCGGCCGTGCTCATCGACCGGCCGCAAGGTCCAGGTCTCGCCCAGCTTGGCGGCGTACTCCTCGACCACGGCCTGGCCGTGTTCAAGGCACAGCCCGCCGGGGATCAGGGTGCCGTTAGGGGCGATCAACTTGTGGGTTGCCTCCCGCGTGCATGGCTTGGCGGCGGGGTGCAGGTCGTTCGCTCCGGGCGGTGGGATGCGTTGGGTGCAGCGCATGGGTGGTCTCCTTCAAGGTCTTACAAAGCCGCTGTAGCTGGGCTGCCGGCGCTTTTGTAGGCGCTCCCACTCCAGGCGGTCGCTGGCGCTGTTGTGGACGGTCTCAGGCACGCGCAAGCCGTCATAGACCTTCTTGGTCACGTCGTAGCCGGCCTCCTTGCCGTCGTCGCCGATGAACCAGGCGACGTACTCGTGCTTTGGCCTGGACAGGGGGCGGTACTCCAGGCAGATGCGGTGCTGCGAGAAGTAGCGGACGTGGGTGGACTTGCGGACGATGGGCTTGCCGTGGACGGTCTGCTTGCGGGGCATGGGTCAGGTCTCCTTGATGGCGGTGCGGTCGGCCTGGGCCTGGGCGATGCCGGTGTTGATCTCGCCCACCACGTCGCCGGCGCTGAGCACCACGCCGGGCCGGCGGTTGAAGGCGTTGACCACGTATAGGGTCGAGTAGGCCGAGCCGGTGGTGCTGCGGATGGCGGCGCCGCTCGTCTTGCCGCGCGCCAGCAGGTCGCCCAGGCCGTAGCCGAACTCCCGGAAGCGCTGGCGCCACTGGCTGGCGTGGGCGTCCTTGTCGCTCAGGTCGCCGGCGCACCTGCCCGCCCAGTCCCGAAGGGCGGCGGTGATCTCGCTGATGTATTCCTTGTCGGTCACGAGCTTGCCTCCTTCTCCGGCGTAACGAGCACCCAGTGGGCGTCCATGTGGCCGCAGCCCAGCAGGCACATGGTGTCCAGGCGGTAGACGGCGGAGAGAAACTCGGATGTCGGCGCCTCCAGATGGCCCAGGCACGGCTTGGGCAACGGGCTGAACTGCTTGCAGCGGTTGCACTCCGCTATGGTGCCGGCAGGGAAGGTCTGTTCGTCGTGCATGGGGTAGTTCCTCCTTCGGGCCGGGTTGCGGTCCCCGGCCCTTGTGCTCAGCCGACCCGGGTCAGCTTGCGGGTCTCGATATCGAACCAGCCGTGGACCCGCTCGATGCCGGCGCTGCCCAGCACGGTCAGGTCAAAGTAGCGCTGGTTCTCGGCTGGCGTGTCGGCCGGCGCCCACTGGGGGATGTAGATGCCGTAGGCGTCGCCCTTGTAGCACTGGCCCAGCACGGCGCCGCAGCGGCTGTGCTCGTAGACGCCTCTGATGGCGTGCCCGTGGCGGTCGATGTAGGGCGTGTTGAGGTCTTTCTGACTGATGGGCTTGCCGCAGCAGGGGCAGTTCATGGGGCGGTCTCCTTGTGCTGGTCCTCACGCTCACTCGCCGGCAAACCCGGCGCCCACCGTGGTATCGGGGTTCGGCCCGGAGCGCTGGGCCGGCGGGCTTTCGGCTTCGCCGCAGCTTCAGCGGTTTTCCCGCTGACAGCGCTCCTGCCTGGGGCGTCGCCGTTGATGGGCGACGGGTGCGTTGTGAGGTTGGTAAGGTACTGTCGTATTGATTGCTGTTTTTGCGGCCTACACTGCGCGCTGCCCGTGGGAGGACTTGAACTTCCAACCTTCCATTTCAGCCAGCAAGTGATCAGCTTGCCTTCTACTTAGTCCGGGAGGGATCATCGCCCGGCTGTAAGTGCTGGTGGCTGCTCTGCCGTTTGAGCTACACGGGCTTGGTCATTTCCAAGTGGTGCGCAGTCTCACGTTGGGATCAATCAACGTGTAGGCGTCCCGACGCCTCGTTATTCAGCCGCTTCATTCTGGTGGTAAGGTGCCGTTTCTGCTTTCGCTTCATCGGGCTGGGCACACACCCAGCGACGGCGGTGTCTCGGTCCACTGCCCCGCCGCGTCGCACGATTGGCTACGTTTGAGCGGCGGGGCTGTCCGGGACCGGGGTTTGTGTTCAGGGCTTACTCTCCTTTCTGCGCCTCCTGGCGCTTGGCGATCTCGTAGTCGTGATCCGGCTCGGCGTCGGCGTTGGCGGTCTGTCGTTCGGCGGTGATCTCGGCCTCGCCGGTCAGGCTGATGATCTCGGCGCCGCTGTCGTAGATGGTCTCCAGAAACTGGATGAAGTCACTCATGCGGTAGGTGTAGCGGGAGCGGTCGGCTACCTGAAACTCGTACTCTCCAGTGGTGCGTTTCTGCACCTCGACCAGGCTGTAGTTGCGCTTGTGGATCAGGAAGCGTACCTTGCGCCCGTTGGCGATGGCCGCCAGCACCTGGTCGATGAAGCGCTGGCGGTTGTAGCTGTCGATTTCCTCTTGGCGTAGGCTGCGGCTGGTGTTGCTCATCGTCTGGTCTCCTTGCTGTGGGTGATGGCCGGTGTGGCCTCTCTGTGCCGTCAAGAGTATTATACACCCAAAAGCAAAAACTGTCAAGTATCAATTACGACCGCGCGCATCAGGCGAACGCCATGATCGTGGCCAGTCCCTTGGCGTGGACGATGGTTTGGTGCTCGATTACGTCGCCCTCGCCGCGCACATGGGGCCGGACGAAATCGTGAATTATAGCCGTTACGCCAGTAAAAGGACGCGCATCTAGAATCCTGCTCCAGTCAGCCGGGAAAGCGGCGGCTGCATCTAATTCGGCCAGCGTCACGTGGTGTTCGTCGAAGGCGGTCGCGTCGATCCAAGGGCCGGCCAGGGGGCCTAGCTCTAGGGCGTTATGGGGTAGGGTACGCATTAAATGCTGTCCTTTCCGGTGATCTCCGCCCAGCGCTGCTCGAAGTCGGCGCACACCCAGATGCGGCCGTAGACCTTGCGCCAGGGCCAGCCGTTGCGCTTACAGGCGTTGACGATGGCGCGCTGGGAGATACCGAGCCGCCGTTGCAGGCTGGCGCTTGACGGATCAGTGTACGTTGTGAACGGCAAGCCGCGATTGGCGAGTATAGCGTCAATCGCGGCGTCGCGGGGGTCGGTCGGGTGGGTCATATCTGCACCTCCTGGGCGTCATCTAGCAACTCCAACACGCGCCAGCGCCAAATCCACTCAGGCGACTCGACTTCATCGCAAAGTTCGTGGGTGCCGCTGAACAAGTCCAGCGCGTCACGCAGCAGCGCTTCGGCATCACTGAGCAGTCTAACGGCGCTGGCGTGGCCGTGCCCGTCTACGGTTTCCAGATACTGGGTCGTCAGCTTGCGGTAGCCAGTTGATGCGGTCATGGGGTTGCCTCCTTTGCCGGCTGGATGTCCTCTGCGTTGACCGGCCACAGGCACTCCGCCAGCTCGACCAGGATCAGGCCGTTTTCTTGGATGGCCCAGATCGTGCCGGCATCGGCGCGCGACTGCTTGAGCGTCTCCGCGTCCACGATCTTCCACGCCTGCTGCTTGATCCAGCGCAGGCCGGCCTTCGACCACTTGGCGGTGATGGCCTCGTTGGCCGGCAGGAAGCGGGGGCCGGGCTTGTGCATGATGCCAGCGGCGTAGGCCGGCACCACGTCCTGGCGGGTCTTGGCGTTTTCGATGGTGGCCAGCAGGTCGGCGGTGGCTTGCTCGTCGAAGGTGGGGATGGTCATGGGGTAGTCTCCTCTTTGCTAAGGTTGGCGACGCGCACAGTCTTGCGCTGGCCGGCTACGTCGATTTGCGCGCTGATGCTCTTCTTGCCGACATAGCCGAGAAAAGTGGCAGGACAGTTCTGTTTGCCTCCCCACTTCCTTGTCTCCTGCCAAATGACTTTATCGCCGATCTTTAGGTCGGTCATCGGGCGCCCTCCAGTAGCGGGTCGCTCAGCGCGCCGTCCGCCTCCAACGCGGCCAGGGTCGCCAGGTCGTGCTCGCCCAGCCACGCGGCCAAGCCGAGGCGCCCGCCGCCGGCCTTGTGCTTGGCGTAGGCCATCACCCAGGCCGGGACGTTGACGATGGTGACGGGGGTCCCGTCGGCGCAGATCAGGGTAGCGGTGGTCATGGCTTCCTCCACGCGCCAGCGCAAACAACGCCGGGGCTGCTCATGTGCCGACGGAGCGTGCCGCTGTGCTTGATCAGGGTAATCTTACGCTTGCACACCGGGCAAGTCGCCGTCCTGCGTAGCTTGATACGGGTCATACCAGTTCTACCTCCTCTGGGGCGATCCAGTGATGCAGGCGCAGCTTGGAATCCCAGAAGTCGTGGTAGGCGACGCCCCGGTACGTCGTCACGCCTATGTAGAACATGGGGCCGGCGCAAACCTTGAGCGCCACGTCGGCCTTGATGCGGTAGAGATAGCCTTTCTGTAGCTCGTCTGCGGTCATGGGTCAGGTCTCCTTGTTGGGCAAATCCGCAAATTTTGCGGATTCGGGCCGGCCGGCCGGCTAGACAATCGTCCAGCCCAGCTCCTTGGCCGCAGCCAGCGCAGCTTCGGCGTTGCGGTAGTTGGGCAGGCCGCTCACCCGGAAGCTGCCGGCCATCCAGGCGAAGGTCCGGGGGCCAAACTGGTAGAGCCGGTAGGTGTAGGTGTGGGGCCAGGCTTTGGCCGTTGCGGTGGCGATGCGTTTCATGGGGGTGCGCTCCTTGGCTGTTGGCCCTGCGGCCTCTCTCTACCGTCAAAGGAATTATACACCTATAACCAAAATCTGTCAAGTATCGAGTTCGAGTAACTCAAACTTGGGTCTTGACAACCCGTCCTGTCGCGTGCTATACTGGCTGAGTAGCCGACGAACAACGTTGAGCGCCTTGAGCGCCGCTACACCCACCGCTAACCCTGCGCCCCGCGAGAGCCTTCTTCTCGCGGGGCGTTTTTCGTATTCGGGCCGGCCATGCCAACCACGACCGCCACCAACGGCAAACTCTCGGTACAACCCCGCTTCGACGCCAGGCAGATGACCGACGCGTCTGCGTATTTGTGGACCTTCTTCGACCGCTTCACGTCCGAGAACACGATACCAGAATGGGGCAATCCGAGCCGGGTGGACAAGCTGCGCGAGTTTGCCCGCCAGGAGCCGATCCTGGTGGGCGCGCTGTCCAGCATGACCAGCAAGGCCGTCTCGCTGGACTGGCAAATCACCGGCGGCCGCAACCGCGTCACCCGCTACCAGGAGATACTGGCCGAGGCTGACGCCGGCGCCGGCTGGAGCTTCTTCCTCGACCGCCTGCTCCAGGACTACTGGCAGGCCGACCAGGGCGGCTTTGTCGAACTGGGCCGGCACGGCAAGAATGGGCCAGTGCTGGGCGTCTACAACCTGGATGCCGGCACGATGCAACTGCTCGCGTCGCCCAAGACGCCGGCGGCCTACTATCCCCGCCTGATCACCGGCGCGGTTAGCGGCAAGCGCATCCCTCTGGAGCCGAGCGACTACACCCGCATCGTGGACATGCCGACGCCGGACGAGAGCAAGGCCGGCCTGGGCTTCTGCGCCACCAGCCGCGCGCTGAAGGTCGCCCAGGTGCTGATGGCGCTGTACAACTACGAAGAGGAGCGCCTGTCCGACATGCCGCTGCCCGGCATCGCCGCCATCACCGGCATGACGCAGAGCGAGGTCAGGTCGGCCTTTGAGCTGTACAAAGCCCACCGAGAGGACAAGCAGCAGACGACGTTCAAGGGGGTGCTGTGGCTGGCGGCGCAGTCGTCACCCATCAACCCCATTGGCGTCAACCTGACCAGCTTCTCCAGCCTGCCGGAGGGCTTCGACAAGAAGACCACCATCGAGCTGTACGTCTACACGCTGGCCCTCGACTTTGGCGTGGATGTGCGGGAGTTCTGGCCGGCCTCGCAGACCGGCGCCACCAAGGCCGAGGCCGAGGTGCAGGCCCAGAAGGCCAAGGGCAAGGGCTTTGGGCGCGCGCTGTCCAGCGTCGAGCGCATGGTCAACTGGGACATCCTGCCGGAGGGGCTGGAGTTCGTCTTCGACCAGAAGGACTCGGAAGACGACCTGCTGCGCGAGACGATCCGGGAGAAGGTCATCGCCAACATCGCCACCCTGGCCGGCGGGCAGCTCATTTCGCCCGACGAGGCCCGGCGCTGGCTGGTCGAGCTGGAGATGGCGCCGGAGTGGCTGGCCGAGACCAACATGACCACCGTCCACGGCAACGCCAACACCGACGAAGAGGCGCCGGAGGTGGTCGAGCGCGAGGAGCCGCCGCCGGCTGAGCAGGCCACCCCGCCGGCCGCCGAGCAGGCCACCCCGCCGGCCGTTGACCAGGCCGTGGCGGAGAAGGCCCGGCGCGCCCGGCTGGAACCCGGCGAGGACTTCGTGGCCATCAACGGCGCTGGCGACGTGGTGACGCTGTGGTCCAGCCGGCGCGTGTTCGCGATGGGAGAGAAGAAGTTTAACCCCGACCAGCCGCGCGTGCCGGCGGGGCAGCCAGAGGGCGGTCAGTGGTCCGAGGACGGCGGCGGCACGGTGATGCCGCGCAACGCCAAGCTCTACATGCGGTCGAACCGGCCCTTTACCGGCCCCAACGGCAGCAAACTGGTCGCCTACGAACACAAGACGGTCGAGGACCTGGCCTACAACGAACACGAGGGCTACTACAGCAAACAGGTCAGCGACTGGGACAACGCCGGCAAGTGCGCCACCTGTGGACGCAAGATCGTTCACGTCTATTTCGTGGAGCACGCCGACGGCAAGATTGCCACCTACGGCTCTGAGCACCTCTGGCAGGCGCTGGGCTACCGTGACGACCAGTGGATGGACACCCGCCAAGTCAACAAGTTGCGCAACCAGTTGGTCGCCGAGCAGAACGCCTGGCAACTGAACCTGGAGGAGGCCCACGAAAAGGTTACGGCGCGCGCCAGCAATGACATCCAGCAGGTCAACCGTAAGTTCCGGGACCTGGGCGGGCGCGGGCTAAAAGCTGAAGAGACCAGCCTGATGGAGCGCGACGACGGGATGATGGTACGGGTCTTCGGCCCCTACCAGATCACCGCCGCAGCTCAACAGGGCTACCGCCCCAGGGTTGTGGGCAGCGGCGCCAGAGAGGACGACCGCCGGCGCTTTGCTGAGCTGTTCGGCATCGAAAAAACTTACGACCCCTCGCAGCCTCGTTGGCCGGCCGGCGACGAGCGCGGCGGGCAGTGGCGACCAGAGGGTGGGCAGCCGCAGATCGCCGGCGCGCCCGCGCGGCTGGATGAGTTCACCGACGCCGACACCTTCATGCGTCTGATGAGCCGGCCGGGGCTTACGACCAACGTCAGCATGGCCATCACTGAGCGAGAGATCACCCGCGAGGGTCAGTTCCCCAGAACGACCGTTGACATTATGGTGACGTGGACCGACCCTGAGATGCCGGACTTCAACCCGGACTTCTATCCCGGCAGCGCGCGCTTTACTTTGGTTAAGGGAGCCACGGGCGAGGTGGTTCTGGAGAGTTTCGACTACAAGGTCTTTACCCAAAAGAATGGCCTGAGAGAGATAGACTGGGAGTACAACGACCGAATTTGGAACGCAATAGGCGAACCCATTGACCTAGGCTGGAAATCCCCCCACCAGGTGCGGGTTTCTGATCTGGCGCCGTTGCCGGGCGGCGAGACCTTCTCCATGACGGAAAAGAGCCTGCGCTTTGACGAAGAGTGGATGCGCATCAAGCAAATGGAGAAAGACGAGTTAAACGAGTTCTTCGTCCGGCGCTATGGTGTCTCCCTGCCCTATCCCGAAGCTGCCACGTCTGAGAGTTTTCGCCAGTACATCAAGTGGCGCGGCGAAAACTCGCTGGCGGCAGATGGCGTTTCCAGCGCGGAGGCAGCCCGCGTCCAGACGGCCTGGGCTACCAGTGCACATGATAACGGCGACTGGCAGGACGTGATTCACGTTGTGGCGGCTGAGAAGTCGGGCGAGAAAGACGACCTGGTGTGGTTCGACGGCATGACGGCAGCGCAAGCGCGACGCGGCGACGCGCTGGCCGGCAACGATAGCGTCAAGACTTTTGATGAGGGCGCGAGGGCGTACCAGTCTGTCTACCGCCGCACCCAAGAGTACCTGCAAAGCAAGCGCATCAAGCCGGACGACACTTTGGTTCTTTATCGCGGGATGTGGATTAGTGACGCAAGTCCGGTCTTCGGTAGTCTCAAAGACATGCTTCCGGGCGACAAAATCCGGGTTAAGCCTCGGCCTTTGTCTTCCTTCTCATTGTCGCACACGGTGGCCAAGAGTTTCGGCCCTGGCGACGCGATGCCCGGCCAGTACGGCGTGACCTTTGCCGTGCGCGTGCCGGCCAAGGCAGTTTTCTCGCACTGGTCAACCGGCTTTGGCTGCGCCGACGAAGAAGAGATGATCGTCCTGGGCGAGTACCTGAACGACGCCCCGTGGGAGATTGTCGAGATCAAAGACCGAACGCGCGAGAAGGCCAGGCGAGCCAGCGCGTCTTTGGCGCCTATGCTTGCCCTGGTCGAGGACGACTACAACGCCAACTGGCTGGTGGAGCTTCAGCGGCAAAAGAAGGCCCGCCTTGGCACGCCGACCGACCTGGACCTGGCGCGCGGCGACGCGTTCATCTTGGGCGACGCTGAGAAGCGCTTCGACCCCGGCCAGCCACGCTGGCCAGAAGGCGACCCGCGCGGCGGGCAGTGGCGACCCGAAGGCGGCGCGGCCCAGGCGGGAGCCGGACAAGAGGCTCCGGCTGAGCCAACGCCGGCCAAGCAAGCCAGGCAAGCCAGGCCCAACCTCCCCACCCAGCAAGCCGACGAGCTAATCGCCAGCTTGCGCCAGGCCACGGCTGCGCTGCTGGAGGCGGAGAAAGCCTTTGACCCCGACCAGCCCCGCTGGCCGGCCGGCGACGAGCGCGGCGGGCAGTGGCGACCAGAGGGTGGGGGCACTACAGCCGCAGCCAACGCGCAGTTGGACATCACCACCGGCGACATCAACGCTATGCGGGCAGACATGGGCTTGCCGCCAGTGCCACCGCCGGAGCCGGAGGCCGGCCGGCGTGGCAGGACAAGCACGTCGCGCAAGGTTAAGAACCTGGGCGGCGGCATTAACACGAGCATCCTACTTGAGGACGAGAACGGGACGCGCTGGGTTTGGAAGCCGGTCAGAGGCGAAAGCGGACAGGACGGCAACTCCGAAGTGGCGGCCTATGAGATCGCCCAGGTGCTGGGCATGGACTGTGTTCCTCCTACTCGCTACGAGGAGTTTGAGGGGGCGCTTGGCACGGCGCAGCAGTTCGTTGACGGGACGCTTGGCGCTGAGTGGACGGCACGGTACGGCAGCCAAACAGCGCTGGACATCTTGCCGCGCGCCACAGAGGATGTGGTGGTGCTGGACTTTATCATCGACAACTATGATCGCCACACAGCAAACTGGATTGTCGGCGAGGACCGAGTGTGGGCCATCGACAACGGCGGCGCCAATTGGACATCAAACGAAGGTAACGAGTCTAACGAGCTTTATTGGAACACGCTGGTGAATTACTGGCTTGCCCGAAAACCGGGCAAATTGCGCATCTCCCCGGAGAAGCTGGAGCGATGGTCTCGCATAACCAAAGAGGAGTTCCTTGGCGCCTTTCGGGATGTGCCGGAGTTCGGAGAGACAAAGGTCAATCCAGAGAACGCCTGGAGCAACTTCCAAAGCATTACGAAAAGCGGACTTGTAGCCTGGCGGGAGTGGGACGGGCCATCGGCTTTGTCCTTGCCGGCGGTCAGCGAAGCACCCGCCGCTCCGCCAGTGGACGATGATACAGAAGAAGCGCTGAGGCAAGCCCAGAGAGCGCCGTGGCCCCTTTTCCGCGAGTGGAGCTATTGAGGCGTAGACCATGACGAAAATTGTGTTTACCAAGCTAGAGCGTAGCGGTGACGAGCGCGACCTGGGCGCCGCCTCTGTCGCTGGTGATGCGGCGGTTGTTGACGGTGCGGTGCAGTCCCTGTACGACTGGAGCCAGGTCACTGACAAGGCGTCCTTGCGCCAGGCATTTGACTACATCGAGCAGCACGTCGCCGGACGCTACCTGTACGCATACTGGCGCGAAGAGGCGGAGAAGCACGCCGGCCCAGGCGACCATCCCGGCACAGGGACGCCGCAGTCGGTGCATGGCGGCGGGGGTGGCGAGAGCGATGGTGGCGCAAATAGCAACGGAGAAGCAGGTATCTACGACATTTCGCCTGACGCCCGCTTCGCGCTGGCTCAGGCCCTTAACGCGGCTCAGGATCACGGACTGAAAACCGGCAACGAGCGCTTAATTGTGCTGGACGCAGCCGGAAACGTTTTGAGTGATACGACCGGCAACGAAGACAGTGTGAGCGACATCGGGGCCATAGAAGACTCAAAGGCGTTTCTTAGTGTTCATAATCACCCGTTCTCGGCGTCGTTTTCTGATGCTGACATTCGTCTTTTCTTGTCTACCCCTTCGTTGCACATGGTGGTGATTGGCCATGACGGCGCGGTTTACACAGCATCAAAACGTCCTTCTACAAAGAAACTCACACTTTGGAAAAACGCGAATGATCCTATGCCGGAAGACCAGAAGTATGTTTTCAACGAGTGGAATGAAATCAAAATGAAAGAATTTCCTCGATACCAGGCACTTGTGACGATGGGCAAAGTCAGCGCACGGAGCGCATGGAAAGAGCATAGTCACGGAATAAACATGGAACTTGCGATGGTACTCGGTTACGACTACAGGAGGCAATAATAAGTATGGCCGCATACAAAGGCATTGACGGTCCTGACAGTCTCCCGCCCTACGAACCTGGCCCCAACACCACGTCGCTGCCTGACCGGCCCCTTACCGAGGCCGAGATCATGGAAAAGCTGCGCGGCGCGTTCGGCCTGCCGGCTGAGGCCAGCGCTGCGCCAGAGCCGGCCGCTGAGCAGCCGACCCAGGCCGAGAAGGCGCTGAGCTGGGTTGACCGGCTGCGCGCGACGTTCGGCTTCCCGCCGGCCGGCAGCGCCGAGAAGCGCTACGACCCCGACCAGCCGCGCGCGCCCAAGGGCAGCCCGGACGGCGGCCAGTGGACCAGCGACGTGCATTCCCCTGACCGGCGCGGGCGCTTCAGCAAGGTCGAGGCGCGCGGGTTGATCTCGCTGATGGTCGAGTCGGGCGGCTTCTCCTACCAGCCCTTCGATGACTACTCGCCCAGCGACGGCTACATGGTCTCGCCCTACCCGGAGCGCAGCGAGACGATGAAGCAGGCCGAGGTCAGCGAAAAGCGCTTCGGCCGCTACGTCAACCGCAACAACGACGCGCTGGTCGAGGACAACCACTTCTTTGGCGGCTGGCTGGACACCGAGACCGACACTGTGTGGCTGGACGTGTCGATCCGGGCCAAGACGCCGGAGGAGGCTCAGCGGTTGGCCTGTGAACACGACCAGATCGCCTACTGGGACATCAAGAACATGCAGGAGGTGCGCGTTGAGTGCTAACAAGCTCGCCATCACCAGGCCGCCCGACCGCAGCCTGGAGGCATACAAGACCTGGATTCAGAACATGGTGCGGGCGATGGGCGGCAAGACCGGCGACGCGACCGAGGCCGATTGGGTCGAGATGCACGCCGAGTTCTGGGCCAACGCCGACAAGGCGGAGGGCAAGGACTAGATGATCGCTCCCGCCGAAGGCGCACGCGCGGCGCAGGCTGTCCTGGCGACGGCTGCCTTTGCGCGCGCCCACGGCGTGGCGCTGCCGGCCGACCTGCTGCTGGACCTGGAGCGTGTGCAGGCGATGGCAGCGGCGCGCGGTTGGCAGGTGGCGGCCAAGTTCGATCCCGACCAGCCGCGCGTCCCCGCCGGCAACGAGCGCGGCGGCCAGTGGACCGACGATGCGGCGGCCGGCGGCGCTGAGGCCCGGCAAGCCCTCCGGCCGGCCAAGCCGGCCCGGCCCACCAAAATCGTCTACCGCGAGAAGGGCAAGGGCGACTGCCGGTGGGCAATGGACGGCCTGGGCATCGACGAGGGTGAGCTGCGCCAGATGTTCGAGTTGGACGGCTACGTGGCCAAGTTGGAGGTCTACACCGGCGACCAGCTCTACTCCAACCCGCGCGCTCACAAGCCGGCCTTCATTGTGCGCGCCGAGTGGTTTGACACAAGCGGCGCCCCGGTGGGCACAGCCGAGCGCCTCATCATGGACGAGGGGCAGCACCAGATTTGCTACAACGAGGAGATGATCTTCGAGCCGCAGTTCCAGGATCACGACCTGGCCCACAAGCTCTACGAGCGCCAGATCGAGGTCATGGCCAAAGAGACCGAGATCGACGCTATCCGGCTCTTTGCCGACATTTCCATCGGCCGCTACGCCTGGGCCAAGAAGGGCTTTCAGTATTACCGGCCTGAAGAGGTCGGTGTCTACAACCGCCAGTTTCGGCGCTATCTGACGCGCCTGGGCGTGGAGGCCGGCAGCTTGCCCGACCTGCCTGACTTCACTTCGCCGCAGGAGTTCGCCAATTTCAAGCTGCCGGGCGTCAAGGTCTCCCACCGGGACATTGCCAACGACGAAGTGAAGAGCGGCGAGTACGAGGTCGGCAAGGCGTTCATGCTGGACCAATTCGGCCACGGCGACTGGAGCGGAGTGCTATGGCTCAAAAAGTGATAGACGCGCGCCACGGCCAGAAGCTGACCGGCAGCGATGCCTGGTTCTGGTCGGCCGCGCTGGAGCCGGAAGACACTATCCGCCCCTACTGGGAGACCATGCCCTTCCTGCCCCGGCCGGCGCAGGTGGCGCGCGTGGCCGCCAAAGAGGAGACCACCTTCGCCGACGACCCGCTGGACGAAGAGCGGCGCGACAGCGAGAAGCTGATCCAGGCTGCCATGTTCCTGTTCTTCGCCGGCCAGTGGGTGCGGCTGCGCCGGCAGTTGCGCGCTAACCGCAAGGCACTGGAGGAGGCCCGCAAGATACGCCGGCAGATCGCCATCACCATCGGCCTCGACTGGGGCCAGGAGCAGGGCCGGCTGTGGGCTGGGCTGACGCCAGTGCTGGATGGCGTGATCGGCACGGCCAAGAAGTCGATCTGGGTGCAACTGGCCGACCTGGGCGTCGAGCTGTCCTGGGACATCTGGGACCGGGCCGCCGAGCAGTGGGCGATGAAGTACCGCTACGACCTGGTGACGAGGATCAACGCCTCCACCCAGACTATGCTGGGGCGCACCATCAGCCGCTGGATCGCCAGCGACCAGGACTTCGAGGAGCTGACCGAGAAGGTGTGGCGGCTGGTGCCCACCAACCCCTATCCGAACTTGGTAGACCGGCCGCGCGTCATCGCCCAGACCGAGACGACGCGCGTCTACGCGGAAGCCCGCATGGCCGGCCTGAAGGCGGCAGGGCTGCAAACTTTCACCTGGCAGACTGCACGGGATGAAAGGGTATGTAAGGTCTGCCGGCCTCTACATAATCAGGTGGGCAACCTGACGACCGGCATTCTGAACCCGGAAAACGGGCGCTACTACAAGCCGCCATCGCATCCCGCGTGTAGGTGCTGGCTGAATGCGAACCCCGCTGAGCTAGAAGCTCGCACCCGGCCCTACCCGTTGCCCACCATGCCGGGCGAGGTCGAGAAGCGCTACAACCCCGACCAGCCGCGCTACCCGGCCGGCGACGAACGCGGCGGCCAGTGGGCGCCCGAAGGCGCCGGCAGCAGCCCAGCCGGCAGCACGGGACAGGCCATGACTGGGCCGGAGGTGCGGGCGAAGCTGGCGGAGATCAAGAAGCGCCACGCTGACGATCTGGCCCGGCTCACTGCTGAAAAGGATCGGCTTGTCGAAGAAGCAAGTCAGACCTTTAGCAAGCAACTGGCCGACGGTGTAGCAGGGACCGAGGAAAGCGAACAAGTCATTGACGGTATGAGGCGGCGCATCGAAGCCATGTATCGCGCCGAGAATGATCTTCATTCCAAGTTTGTTGATGACCAGTTAAGTCTGTTGTGGGCCAAGACGCCTGGCACGGTGACGCCAGAGTTCAGCGACGCGATTACAGATAGACAGCGCGAAGCTATCACTCAGGGTTTCGCCGAGTTTAACCGGCTAGTTGGCAGCAAGGCAGCAGGCAAGGTGCTGATTTTACCTGGCACGACCGGACGTGCTGCCTATTTCTCTGCTGATCGTCTAGACCAAGCAGAAGCGTCGATCAAGGGCGCGTTTGCCAGTTCGCAAATCGTTCACGAGCTGGGTCATCATTTCGAGGAAACAGCGACTGGCGCGTTGGACGAGGCGGTCGCCTTCTATCGCCGGCGCACTATTAACTCATCGGGTGCTTTTTTGCGCAACCTTCGACCGGACAGCGGCTATGCCGATGACGAAATTGCCATCCCTGATTCCTTCTACGACCCCTATGTAGGCAAAGTCTATTACGGTGGCAAAGGTACTCAGATTACTGCTACCGAAGTGGTTTCGATGGGCATCGAGGCCATGCGCTACATTCCAGCCAAGTTTGCCAACGATGACCCTGACCACTTCGACCTGATCTGGAAGTTGATGAGGAGTTAGCTATGCCGGCGACGATCACCATCCTGGGCGACACTGCCACCATAGACGGCTACCGCTGGTCTTGCCCGGCCAACCCGCTGACCGAGACCATGCTGAACGCGCGTCTGGACCCAAACGGGCCGGCCGGCTCTGACCCCAATCCGGACTTGAACGCGGCCCGCGCGGCGGCTGAGGCGTTCGGCGGCCAAGTGCTCTCCTACCAAGAGACGGCCTTCGACCCGGAGGCAATCTACTAATGGCCTACGTTGCGACCAAGCGCATCAACTTCCCGGCCGTCTACCGCACCATGCGCGCCGAGCGCAAGGCCGCGCTGGAGGACGTGGGCAAGTTCGTCCAGGCCAAGGCGGCCCAGTACCCGCCGCGCGAGGGCGTCTCTGGCCGTACCGGCACACTGGGGCGCTCGATTGCCGTCGGGCCGGTCAAGCAGCCCGGCGCCAGCTACTCCTGGATCGAGGTCGGCACCAACAAGCACTACGCGCGCTGGGTTGAGTACGGCACCGGCATCTACCACGAGAGCGCCATCGGCGTGCCTGACCCGCACGACCGCATCCGGCCCAAGAATGCCAAGGCGCTGGCCTGGCGCTCGACCGGCCAGCAGATGGGACCGGGTGGCCGGCGCATCGCCTCCGGCGTGCGCTACCGCAGGGGCAAGGCGCAGGCTGAGCCGAAGCGCGACGTGTACATGAACTTTGCCGGTTCAGTGCGGGGCATCAAGCCCTGGCACTTCATGGAGCGGGCCTTCACGGCGCCAGAGACCGACGCCTACTTCCGGGCGCGCGTCGAGCAGATGCTGAGCAACATGGCCAGCCGCATGGCGGAGGCCAACCGCTGATGGCTGCCTTCATCGGCCCCAACGACAAGGACCTGCCGCCGGCCGTGCGCCGCATGGCCAAGCCCCTGCGCCAGCAGTGGGTTGACGTGTTCAACGGCGCCGGCAGCGACGACGAGAAGACCGCCTACCGGGCGGCATGGAAAGCGGTCAGGGCGTCCCTGGCCCACAAAGAGCAAGACGAGCCGCCTGGCATCAACCAGGTGTGGGGCGGTCAGGAGCCGGCGCAGGAGGCAATCATGCCGTGGAAAGTGGTTGAAGAGGATGGCCAGCACTGCGTCTACCAAATGAACGACGACGGCAGCCTGGCCGGCAAGATGAAGTGCTACCCCGACCGCAAGGACGCGCTGGCCTACCAGGCCGCGCTGTACGCCAACGTCGAGGAGAAAGACGCGGACACAGACCGGGCCGACTTCCTGGGCCGGCTGCGGGCCGTGTACGGCGACGAGGCGGTCAAGGCGTGGAAGGATGGCGAGGCCGGCGAGGCGGTCGAGAAGCGGCGCTTTGACGAGTCGATGGTAGAACGTCACCCAGAGGGCGACCCGCGCGGCGGCCAGTTCGCGCCCAAGGACGGAGCCGGCGAGGGTGGCGGCAAGAAGGGAGACGGCCCGGCCGGCAAAATCATAGCTGGACCCGTCAAGCCACCTAAAGGCGTTTTGGGCGACCCTGGCGACTCTGCTGCCAAGACGATGCCAGCGCGGCTCCGGTCGGCTCAGGCCATGATAGAGAAGATTTCCGACAAACTAAGTCAGGATGTATCTGACCCCGACTGGGCTCACGTGGGCGACATTTCTCATGTCACAAGTAAGCTGGCCGACGTTGAGGCTCCCCTGGCAAACGATGACGCGTACGAGGGGTACGATACGGCTGTCCGGAAAGGCGAGACCGCGCCGGAAGCATACCGTCGCTACAGGACGGATTTTGATCGCTTGCTGAAGAGCATCGGCAAGCGCGTCAAGAAATACGAGTCCATCAAGGCACCCGACTGGGGCGACGTGGGCGATGTAAGCTATGTTTCTGAAAGGCTGGGCGAAGCTGACTTGTGGGAAGACGAGGAGAAAGCCGCCGACCTGCCCACCCTGGTCTCCTTCAAAGCCTTCGACCAGCCGGACGGCAAGACCCGCTGGGTGCTGATCTCCAGCGGCGGCTTTGAGGATCGCGACAAGGAAGTCGTCAGCACCGAGTTCCTGCGCTCAGCCGTGGCCGTGGCCGACAAGAGTCGGCAGCGCGGGCCGCTGCTGATTTTCCACATCCCTGGCGCCAAGATCGGCGAGTGCGACTACCAGGCCGTCGTGGGAGAGCCGGGCTTCCTGCTGGAGAGCGGCACCTTCGACGACACGCCAGCCGGCCGGCGCGCGGCCAGCTACTACAAGGCCCACGCCAAAGAGACGGGGGCCTCGATCAAGTTTCTCTATGCGAATCGCTCGCCCGACGGGGTGTACACCCCGCCTGGTGCGATTTTGGAACGGAGCCTGATGCGCAGGGAGCGGGCGGCTTTCCCGTGGTCGGCTCTACAACTCTCGGAGGTAAGCAAGATGGCGAAAATCAGCCAGGAAAAGCGTGAGGAGTTGGAGACCGTGCTGGGCATAGACTTGGCCGTGACAATTCTGGACCAGCTCGACTCCAACGCCGAGATGCTGAAGCAGGCAGGCGTGCGGGCCAAGGCGTCTGCTAAGCCGGAGGATGGCGAGGACGAAGACGAAGAGACCACCGAAGCCGCCACCCCGGACGACGAGGCCCCGGTCGATGAGGTCGTCCCGGCCGACGAAGAGGACGACGAGGAAGACATGGAGAAGGCCGCTAAGGCGCCTTCGTTGGACGGCGGCGAGTACGAGCTGGTGCTGACCGAGGATGCGCTGAATGCGGTGGCCGAGAAGGCCGCCGGCGCCATCCAGGGGCAGCTCGACCAGATCGCCGCTGCGCTCAAGGCCGCTCTCGACGATGTGAAATCCCTGCGCACCGTCGTCGAGAAGAACGCGCAGGACGTGCAGGCCATGAAGCAGTCCGACGAGGCCAAGGTCGCTGAGAAGGTAGCCAACCTGCCCCGCGCGACCGTGCGTCGCCTCCAAGCCGGCGACGAGTACCGGGCCACGAAGTCGAAAGAGGCTGTAGAGGCCAAGGCCGGCGACGATCCGATGGCCGATGACTGGCTGGCGCGTCTCAAGCGCGTCGTCCACGAATAGCCAACCCACACCTTCGTGCGCATCCTGAGCGCACAGGAGAACCTACGATGGCAAGTAATGTTGACTTGAATATGCTGATCCAGGCCCTGACGGCCGTCAGCGGACAGACCGGCCCCTACCCGATGCGGCCGTACATGGGCGTGCGGCCCAAAGAGGCAAGCCTGACCCTGAGCAGCCTGGGCAGCCTGACCGGCTGTTGCGGGCTGTTCACCGACCAGAGCGACAACGCCCTCTTCTCCCTGACCATGACGGACGAGCCGTTCCTGGCCTGGATGGGCTGGCAGCCGAACGACGACTGCCGGCAGTTCGTCAAGCTGCTCTCCTGGACTGGGCCGGACAAGAGCGATGGCGTCTACACCACCGGCGAGAAAGCGGCCTGCGACGACGCCGACGGCGTGGACTTCGGCACCTGCGAGATTCTGCTGCCCGACAAGGGACGCCTGGCCCGCAAGGGACCGACCCGCGACCTGACCGAGAACAACCGCAAGTTGTGGGCCGAGCAGCCGGTCTACACCCTCAACGGCCAGCAGATCGACGACGACCTGGTGTGGTCCAGCGTGCTGGCCGGCCGCGTCGTCTACGATGACCTGAAGCGCATGGTGATCACCGGCAACTCCAGCACCACCGGCCAGTTCGAGGGGCTGGAGCGCCTGATCAACACCGGCTACGTCAATGTGACCAACGGTGTGCGCTGCTCGGCGATGGACAGCATCGTGGTCGATTGGGATGACAACGACTTCAGCCACAAGCTGAACGGCACCCACAACCTGATCGACTACATCATCTCCATCGTGCGCCGCATTCGCCAAAAGATCGCCTGGTCGGGCAATGGCCGTGTGGCCCCCGGCGACATGGTGATCATGCTGCCCAACCACCTGCGCTACTGCCTGCTGGACGCCTTCACCTGCTGGAGCGTTTGCCCCGGCGGCCAGTACACCGAAGCCAACCTGAACACCCTGGAGGCGCGCGCTTACCGGGACACCCTCAACGGCGGCGCGTTCGGCGACGGCCAAATCTACGTGGATAGCACCCCTATCCCGATCATCAGCTACGACTGGCAGGCGGTCGGCCAGGCGGCCGACGGCTTCACCGGCGACATCTACGTTCTGACCCGCAACCTGGGCAACGGCGCGGTGCCGATCATGCGCGGCCAGTACATCGACATGAGCAAGCCGGCCAATCGCTTTGCCGAGGTCTCCGGCGGCGCTCACTACAAGGCCACGGACGGCGGTCGCTTCCTGTGGTACTGGAAGACCGACAACGAGTGCGTGCAGCCGACGGTCGTGTTCCGCCCGAACATCTGGTGCTCGGCGCCCTGGGCGCAGGCGCGCATCCAGGACGTGGCTTGCCGCGGGCCGCTCAGCCCGATGGTTCCTGACATGACCTCCAGCTACTTCGCTGAGCAGTACATCAGCTCGGCGTTCTGCCCGGAGGACTACCTGACGGTATCGCCGTCGCGGTAGGATCGACGTGTGTGACCTGGCCGGCGGTGGATGGCTGCCGCCGGCCAGCAGAGCAAACTTATGCAAACTCCATATGGTTGGAACGTCTGCCTGCCTTGGGAACCGGACCCGGCGATGCTGTGGAGGACACAGCAGGCGCTAGAGTTGTTGGCGCCCGATAGGTGGATGGACTACTACTGCACGGAGCCTGTGCAGTGGCCGGGCTACGTCCCGACGGTGCGTAGTTGGCATCTGGACGGGGTTGTCGCCCCAGGGGTGCGAGAACGCCTCTACAATCACCCCAACGGCGAGACGTGGCTGTTCCTGAACGAGGGCCACGTCAGCGAACAAGACGACATCACGCCGGCAAAGGGTCGTGACCTGGCGCTGACATTTATCAACTTGGCACGCGAGATGGACGTTGACATGAACTGGTGCGGCCCGAACGCCAGCATCAACTATGTAGACCGCGACTCGGCTCTCTATGCGCACGGGCGCGACTGGTGGCGTGAGTTCCTGCGGCTCTTGCGGCGTGCCGGCATTGGTTCGCCGTCCATGCACGGCGTCCACCTCTACCACTCGACCGACCGGGCTATGCTACAGGCGACGTGGAGCGCGCTGGTCGCTGAATGGCGCAGGGCGTGGATCGGCGACAAGCCGGTCGTCATCACCGAGGTCTGCGCCGAGAACCAGCCTTTTGACCAGCAGGCAGAGGTTATGGATGAGTGCTTGCGGCTCCTGGAAATCGGCCGCGAGCAAGGGCCGGCCGGGCGCGATGGCGTGATGGGCGTGTTCTGGTTCGCAGCCTGGGACTACGGACTATGGCGCAATTGTGCGTTGTGCGAAGTAGACCCGGACAAGGCCAAGACCATGCGGCTGACACCGCTGGGCCGGCATTGGAAAGAGTTGCAGGCTCGGTTATAGAGCCTTCAAAATTGAGACGTTAGCAGAAGGAACCATGACAGCGACAACCCTCCTCCCCCGTCTTGACTGGCTATCCCGCCTGCGCACGATCATGGTGCTGCGGCCTGGTCAGCGCGTGGTGCACGTGCCGGGCATCGGCGTGAGCGTGTCGCGGCGGGCGGTTGCATCGGCTGCGGCCGATTGGTGGCTGGTGACGGGTAAAACGTGCGTTGCGGCATTCCAGCCCAAAGGCGCGGCCTCGCTGGCGGCATCGTATGTCAATCTAGCCAATCCCGGCACCTACGATGTAGCGCCAGGTGTCGCGCCCACCCTGGCGGCTGGCGGCTGGCTCGGTAACGGCTCGGCCTATCTCGTTTTACCGCTGTTGATCGACGCGCGGACCTATACGATCCTGTGTCGTTTTGCTTCGGTGAACAGCAATGAACGACTGTTCGGCGTGGTGGCGGCAAATCATTTTGAAGTGCGCCCCTACTATCCCGCTACAGACCACTGCGAATACCGCACCGGCCCCGCTGGTACAACGCTCGTAGCGCCGCGTATCTCAACGGGTGTAGTGGGCATGGCGGCGAACAATCTCTACCGCAATGGCGCGTCTGATGGCACCGGACCCCTGGCAACAGCAGGAGCGACTATTCAGATGTACGTGCTTTCGGCCTGGACGGGTACTATGCCGGGCGGTTTGCGCGGCACAATGAACGGCGGAACAATCGCGGCGCTAGTTGTCTACTCTGACACTCTCACTGCGCCGCAGGTGGCGACGGTATCAGCGGCGATGGCCGCACTCTAGACATAGGAGACATAACACATGGCAACAGCACACATTGAGATCACTGGCACCGCGAGCAGGCTCAGCGCGGACGTACGGAGCGCTATCGACCAGCTTGAGACGCTGCAAGACAGGTTCAGCGACGTGAAAGCTATCATGGATCAGGTCGCGCTGGGCGGGGATTGGGCCGCGCTGGCAACGAAGTTGGGCGTGAGCGTGACGGACGCCGAGGCGGTGTACAACCTCTGGGGCAGCGCGACGGTAGAGATCAATGCCGCGTTTCTGACGCAGCTTCAAGGGCGTTTGGGCTAGGAGTAGATCATGAGCTTCCACCCGATACCCGGCAGCACGTTCACGTTCTACCTGCCCGGCCTGGAAGATCAGGCCAACGCGGGCCTGTGGAAAAGCAGTCCGACGATTGCCGCGGCAGACTTCACGATCTCGGTCAACGGCGGGGCGTTCGAGGCGCTGGACAACACGCCGACCGTCAAGCCCACGGGCGGGACGCAGATCGAGTTTGTGTTGAGCGCGGCTGAGACGACCGCAGCCGGGGAGGGTGGGTCTATCACGGTCAACTGCGTGGACGCGGCCGGGGCGGAGTGGTATTCGGTTGGCATCACGTTGCGGGTAGGCACCCCTGCTGTTAATGTGACAATGCAACAGGGTGTTGCGGTGGCACCGGCGGACGCGAACGGCAATGTGCGGGTCGTACTGTACGGAACGCAGGACGCGGTCACATTCGGCAAGATCACTCTCGACTCTCGCGGGTATCAGCCTGCGCTGCAGTTAGTATCACCTCTGCCCAATGCGATATACGGCGCTACTGGCTTGATGGTCGGGCTGACCAGTTCTGGGGTTGCACAGGTTACGACTGCTGTTCCAGATGCGCAGGACATCGCCGACGCGCTGCTGTTGGCTCCGTCTGGCGCGGCGGCTGCTGGTAGCGCGATGGCTGAGTTGGCGGCGATCCTGGAGGACACGGGGACGACGCTGCCGGCTGCCATTGCCGTGGCCGCAGCCAACCTGGACACGCAACTGGCGACGCTGGCGCTGGAGGCTACGGCGCAGGCGATCCTGGCAGACAGCAACGAACTCCAGACCGACTGGGCCAACGGCGGCCGGCTGGACGTGATCCTGGACGCAGCAGCGGCGGGCGGAGGTTTGGACGCTGCCGGCGTGCGCGCGGCGGTCGGGTTGGCCGCGGCTAACCTCGACATGCAACTTGGCGACATCCAAGACACCGTAGACCAGCTCGACGACATCTTCATCTACACCCTGACCACCGACGGCACGACGCCAATCCGCGACGCGCTGGTGCAGGCGTTCAGTGACGAGGCCATGACGACCATCGTGGACTACGGCATCACGGACAACTACGGCAAGGTCCGGCTGCACCTGAAGGAGCCGGGCACCTATTACCTGCACAGAACCAAGGTCGGCGTTAGCTTTGTAAATCCAGACAATGAAACTATTCCGTAGATTTGCGACGAGGAAACCGTGACCACCACCACCGGAACTGGCACTGGTACCATCGCGACGCCGGCCGCGGTCGGAGCGCCGTGCATCTCCTACCTGACCGTAGCCGACGTACGCGCGGCCTTCGGCGACGATGTGGCCGAGATGACTGACAGCCAGATCACGCGCCGCATCGACCAACTCGTGGCCACCCTGGAAGACGCCCTGGGCCACACCTTCGGGCGGGCGCTGATCGCCTCCTCCACGGCGGCTGACACGTTGATCGTGACCGAGGACACGCTGACGGTGGGCGGCGACGGCTACGCCTTTGCCGACTACGCCACCCTGGGCGCGCTGGTTGCAGCGGTCAACGGCGCCGGCCAGGACTACAGCCTGGAGCTGCTGCCGCAGGTCAACCCCTCGACGCCCAGCACCTACCTGAAGACCCTGGCAGCCACGATCATCGGCGCGGACTACGAAGACCGGGCGGTGCTGTGCCTGAGCGCCTTGTGGGTGCAGCTCTCCGGCGGCGGCACGACGCACCTGTTTCTGCCGCTGCCCCTGCAAAGCGTGACGGCTGTGACCGAGAACGCCACCAGCCTGACCAGCAGCTACTGGGCAATTGCCGGCGAGAACTGGCTGACCCGCAAGTGCTGCGACTGCCTGTCCGACTCCTACTGCCGACACCCGCGCGGCCGCTGGTCTAACAGCTACCCTGGCAACATCGCCGTGGCCTACGTGCCGATGGGCTGGGGGCGGGCGCCCCGTTCGCTATCCACCATGCTGCTGGAGGCGTTCGGCTTGCAGGCCGGCGTGGGCGACGGCAACTTGCAATCGGAGAGCTTCGGCGGCGCCTACTCCTACAGCCGGCGGCAAGGCTCGACCCAGGGCGGCTGGCAGGACGCGCTGGGCGGCGCAACCGTGCGCCAGTACGCCATCAAGTGGCAACCCTAGAGGCAGCTATGACGACAATTGGCTGGTACGAGGCAGAGACCAACGCAGCGGCAGCAGTCGCAGCCGCAAGCGCCTTTCCGCGCGTGACGGTGGTAGGCGACTGGACAGACGCGGCGGCTGTCTGGAACGACATTGCAACCGCCCTGGCCCTGCAAGCGCCGGTGTCAGAGGGCGACCCGGACTCACTGCTCACCATGACGATGTACGTCATCGGTACAGCCGTCTGGGGCGAGATCGTCGTCACCGACGGGCTGGCGGTCTTTACCCAGGAGTTTACCACGGCGCCGGCCGTGGGGTCTGTGGTCATGGTGACGAGCATCGTGTTCTCCTACGAGACCGTAGGCGGCGGCGGCGAATGACAAGAAGCGTCTGCCTCCTCCCCGCCCCCAACGCCAACGGCGCCGGCGGGGTGATGATCCACGTCAACAAGCTGGCCCAGGCCCTGGAGCAACGCGGCTGGGAGATTGTCGCGCAGCCGGACGGCGAGGCGCTGGTGCATTGCCACGCGATGGATCGCGCGCCACAGGTTGACATATATACTAACCACGGCGTGTACCCGTTGAAAGCCAAGATGGCGCAGTGGCAGATCGACGCCAACAAGGCCATCTTCGACAACCTGCGCCAGGCCCGCCAGGTAGTGGCCGTCTCGCAGTGGACGGCGGAGCAGTGGGGCCGGCTGGTGGGCCGCTACCCGGCCGGCGACCCGCGCGCCAAGGAGACCACCGGCGACACCTGGGTGATCTACAACGGCGTTGATCTGGCTGAGTGGGAGAACGTGCCCACGGGGCATTTGCGGGCGGCCCTGCGCATCACCGCCGAGACGCCGCTGGTGCTGTGGGGCAAGACGGGCCTGTCGGACGTGCTGGACCCAACGCCGGCCATTGAGCTGGCCCTGCGCCGGCCCGACATCGCCGTGGTTGCGCTATTGCAGAAAGGCGCGATCCCGCACGCGCCCAAGAACATGCACCTGATCGGGCCGCAGCCCTTCCGCCACATGCAGGCTGCGCTGGCCGACTGCGACGTGTACCTGGCGACGGTGCAGGAAAACCACGCCATCCAGGTGCTGGAGGCAATGGCCCTGCAAAAGCCTATCCTGGGCTATCGCCACGGCGGCACGGCCGAGACCGTCACCGACGCCTGCGGCGCGCTGGTAAAGCCGGGCGACATGGGCCGGCTGGTCGAGAAACTCGATACAGTGCTCTCCAGCGCCGCCAGGATGGGCCAGGAAGGGCGTGAGCGCGTCGAGCGTATGTTTACCCTGGATCATGCCGTAGAACGCCTCCTGGCCGTCTACGAGCGGGCGCTGGAGGAGCGGGAGAGGGAGCGCGCGCCGGGCCGGCCCAAGGTCTCGGTGGTGATTCCGTGCTACAACAAAGCGGCCTACGTCGGCGAGGCCATCAAGAGCGTGCTGCGCCAGCGCCAGGCGCCGGCCTATGAGCTGGTGGTGGTGGACGACGGCTCCAAGGACGCCTCCCTACAGGCCATTGCGGGCGCGTTGGGAATGCAAAACGTCAAGAGCAAGGGGTTGAATGCGGCATTTAAGCCCTTGCAGGTAGTGGACGGCGTGCCGGTGCGGGTCATTGCGCAAGAGAATGCCGGGGTGGCGACCGCGCGCAACAACGGCATCGCCGCCAGCCAGGGGCAGTACATCTGCTGTCTGGACGCCGACGACCGCATCGACCCGCTGTTCCTCTCCCGCCTGAGCGCCGCGCTGGACGCCGACCCCGGCCTGGGCATCGCGTACTCCGACATGATGGCCTTTGGGATGCGGCCTGACAGCGGCTATTGGCAGGGGACGGTGCTGGCCAGTGAGTACGAGTTTGAGCGGTTGACGCACGGCAACTTCATCCCCTGCTGCAACCTGTTCCGGCGCACCGCCTTTCAGCGGGCCGGCGGCTACAAGGACATCAACCCCTCGTGGGAGGATTACGAGCTGTGGCTGAACATGGGGAAGCTGGGCTGGCACGGCCGGCGCATACCGGGCGCGCTGTTCTGGTATCGCAAGCTGTGGCAGGAGGGCCGGGACCACGAGTCGCAGCCCCACATCCAACGCCTGCGGGCCATCGTCAACAGCCACCATCGGGACATCTACCCGCCGCTGGCCTCGGTGGTGATCCCGTGCTACAAGCACAGCCGCTTCCTCAAGACCGCCATCAACAGCGCGCTGGCGCAGAGCTGGCCCGACCTGGAGGTGGTGGTGGTAGACGACGGCAACGAGCCGGCGGAGGCCACGGCCATCGGCGAGATCGTGGACAGCTATCCGGCTGGCCTGGTCCGCCTCGTGACCAACGACCGCAACCTGGGGCTGGCGGCCGCGCGCAACGCCGGCATCGACCAGGCGCGCGGAACCTGGATCGTGCCGCTGGACGCCGACGACAAGCTGGCGCCGGCCTTCCTGGAAAAGACCCTTTCGGCCATCCAGCAGAACCCGCGCCACTACGCCTACAGCGACTCGGTGCTGTGGTGGCCGGCCGACGACAAGGAGCAGGAGCTGGCGGCAGAGGACTACGTGTTTGCTAACCTGCTCAACCGCATCACCCACGCCTGCACCATCCTTTACGCCCGCGACGCCTGGCTGCAAGTCGGCGGCTACAAGCCGGTGATGAGCAGGATGGGCGGCTGGGAGGATTGGGAGTTTGTCATCGCCCTGGGCGAGATCGGCATCTGCGGCGTGCGGGTGCCGGAGCCGCTCTTCTGGTATCGCCAACACTCGGCCAACCAGATGCGGCACACGGCCAACGACAACAAGCCGGCCTTGCAGGAGACTATCCGGCGCCTGCACCCGGCCATCTATCGAGGAGAGTTTAGCATGGCATGTTGTGGCAGCAAGCGAGGCGCGGCGGCCATCCCGGCTGCGCCGCGCGTCCAAGAAACGAGGAGCGCGATCAACGCGGCGGCTATGCCCACCAACGGGGCTGACGCCCTGGTGCTGGTGCGCTACGTGGGCGGCTCGGTGGGGTCGCAGACCTTCAAGGCGCCCAGCGGCATGATGTACCGCTTTGGCCTGGCCGACCCGCTGAAGAAGGTCATGCGCGACGATGCAGACTGGTTCGCGACCATGACGAGTACCTTCCAGGTGGTGCCCGCATGAAAGCACTAGAACTGGCTACGCTGTTCCACGAAATCTATGAGCGTCGCGCGCCAGAGTTCGGCTACGAGACGCGCAAAGAGACGCGGGCCTTTGATCCCAGCACGGCCAATGGCCGGCTCATGGTAGCCGTGTGCGGCGACGTACTGGATCAAATTTCCCAGGTATGGCTAACGATCAGGATGCCAGAAGGCGAAATCGCCGGCTACGAAGACGGAGTCGAAATCATGGGCGTATTCTTCACTGAAGAAGATGCGGTAAAAGCTGCTACTCGCCCATACGACGTGATCGGGGCCGTGCAAATCGGTGAGAATTACGGAGAAGCGACCATCAACTGGCCCTCCATGCGCTATCCCAATCTGAGGGCACCCCAATGAGACACTGGACGGCCTGGCAGTGGCGCTACTGGCTGCGGCGCAAGGTGCTGCGCCAGCCGGCGCCGGTGAGTTTGTGGCGAGGCTCTGAGTGATGCGCATCTGGACCTACCCACCGCTGGCCACTGCTCAGGCCGGCTTTGCGTCTTCCCCTGGCGGCCCTAACCACTCCACGCTCTCGCGCGCCAAGTACCTGGCGCGCCTGGGCGTGGAGACAGTGGCTGACCGGGCGCAAGCGGACCTGGTGCATGTGGTGGGGGTGGACTGCCTGCCCGATACCGACGTGCAGACCATCGACTACATCTGGCCGGTGCATCTCTACCCGGAAGACGCGCCCGGCTGGTGGCGTGAGCAGAACGACGTAATGCGGCAAGCCATCCAGCAGGCTCGCGTCGTTGTGGTCAACAGCGGCTACATGGTGCGCGAGGTCGAGCGACTGGCCGGCGTCCAGGCGCGCTGGATCGACCAAGCTATCGACCTGGACGAGGGCGGCATCGAGCCGACCGGCTACTGGCGTGCGCGACTGAAGGCTGAAGACCGGCCCGTCGTGATCTGGAACAAGAACGCCATCGACGTGTTGCGCGATCCTGCGCCGGCAGCGAAGCTGGCCAGGATGCGGCCGGAGGCCGTTGTGGTGCTGACCGCCGAAGCGGCGCAGATCGAGAGATGGCTGGGCTACGAACTGCCGTTGAACGTGCGCTGCGTGGGCCGGCTGCCGTACCCGCAAATGCAGGCCCTGCTGGCCGAAAGCGACGTGTACCTGGCGACGTTCTGCGAGTCCAGCGGCTTGGGCCACATGGAAGCGCTGTACCAGGGCGTGCCGGTGATCGGCTACCGCTGGGGCGGCGTAGCGGACATCTCCGGAGATGTGGCCTTGCTGGTCGAGCCGGGCGACGTGCGCGGCCTGGCTGATGCGCTGGACCGGGCGCTGGCGAACAAAGCGGCGCTGGGGCCGGCTGGCCGGCGGTTGATCGAACGCCGGCACCTTTGGCAGATCGTGGCGCCAACCTACAAGGCGCTGTATGAGGAGTTGCTATCTTGACCATTCAACCCTATGACCTGGCTTACCAGGAGTGGACGACCGACGTTGGCAGCCAGAACCTGATCGACCTGTGGAAGCAGGGCAACGCCAAGCAGATCGAGGAAACGACGGCCTGCGGCCTGCTGGCTATGTTCTGCGGCGACGCCAAGCGCGTTGTGGACCTGGGCTGCGGCCCGGCGCGCTACGTGCCGGTGGTGCGCGAGTACCTGCCCAAGTTTACCAGCTACGCCGGATACGACATCAGCGAGCGCCTGCTGGCCGAGGCCGTCGCTACCTACGGCGGCGAGGAGGGCGTGACCATCGAACAGCGGGACATCTTCGCCGGCGCGCCCTACACCAAAGCGAAACGGCCTGACGTGCTGCTGAGCATCGACACCAGCCGGCACTATCACGCCCCGATGGCGCTGCTGAAGGCCATCGTCGAGAAGTGGCCGGCGCGCGCTTACCTGTTCTCGGTGCTGTACGGCAGACCGGCCGAGCTGATCAACGGCCAGGTGGTGAGCTTGCAGGCGATGGAGCAGGGCCTGGCCGAGTGCGGCGAGGTGCTGGGCTACCAGGAAATCGCGCTGGAGCCGGGCATGGCCGTGCGCTACGTGGTGGTGAAGGGAGCGTGACCGTGGCGTCCATCAACTGGTACGAGACTGAAGACGACCTAACGGCGGCTGAGGTCCAGGACGGGCTGGCGCTCCAGACCAGTGTGGACGACCTGGAGACGCGACTGACCGCGGCGCGCGCCGGCTATCTGGACGAGCTGCGCAAGATCGACGGGCTGGCCATCAGCGGTGACAACACCTACGGCGGCGACGCCAACGACGAGGCGCTGGTGCTGGGGACGGCGAACATCACCGCATCGTGGCGCGCTGTGCGACGACCTGCGCCCTCACCTAGCGCCGGGCGACGTGCTGGAGGCGGGCTGCGGGTCCGGGCGCATGTACGGCGCACTGCGGGACGCCGGCCTGCTGGATGGCCGGGCCTATCGCGGCGGCGACTCGTCGCTGGAGATGCTGGCGCTGGCGCGGGCCAACTACCCCGGCGTGGCGTTCACTGCGCTGGACATCCTGGCCCTGGAGCCGGCCAGCGCCGACAACGTGCTGTGTTTCCAGGTCTTGCAGCACCTTGCCGATTGGCGGCCGGCGCTGGCGCAATTGGCCGGCGCGGCGCGGCGCGGCGAATGCTGTACGTGGCCACCTGGTTCGGCAACGGCGACCAGTACCTGGACCGGGAGACCGGCATCTGGCAGTGCTGGCTGGACTATGGCGAGTTCCTGAGCGCCTGCCAGGAGTACGGCGAGGCGCTGGGCCGGCCTGGCGTGTTTGGGCAGACCGGATCGGTGGTGATACGAAAATGACCACCCTGCGCGTCGTCAAGGTCTCGGTGGCCGAGAAGAAGTTCAACCCCGACCAGCCGCGCGTGCCGGCCGGCGACCCGCAGGGCGGCCAGTGGGCGGCGGAGGGTGGCGCAGGTAGCGAGTCTGCGCCTGTTGGCCATCCCCAGGGCAAGGTGACGGTCAAGGTCAAGGACTTTGCTCAGGGTTATGAGGACAACGAACTTCAACGTTTCGGTATGACCAAAGACCACATCAAAAGGATGCTTTCGCTTCCCGGCTATGACACGAGCATCACCATTGGCAGAAACCGGGATTACAACACTCTCTCGATTGAAACGAAATGGACAGACCCGGCCACAAAAGAAAGAATCGGCCATAGCAAAAGAGAGTTCATGTTTGACCGCGACGTAGCTTTTTGCCTGGACGATGAACTGGTTTTTGCGCAAAAGTTCCAGAACCGTGGTCTCGCTCAAGACCTGTACAAGAGGCAGATCGAGATATTGACGAAAGAAACGACCGTTGACCAAATCCGATTGCAGGCTGACATCTCGATTGGGCGCTACGCCTGGGCAAAGCAAGGCTTTCAGTACAGCGACAACAACGACGCGCGGCAGGCTTCGGGTAAGTTCCTGTCATGGGCCAGGAGAAACGGCATCAATCAACCGCCCGGCGGATGGCCCCGGTTCAGGACGCCGCAGGACGTGGCCAACTACCGCATCCCTGGTGTCAAGCTGCCGCACACGGCCATCGAGAATCCAGACATCAAGCCGGGCGATTACGAGGCAGGAAAAGCGTTCATGCTGGACAAGTCCGGCCACGGATCATGGAGAGGCAAGCTATGGCTCAGGAACAAAAGCTGATCAACACGCCGGAAGGCCACGTAGGCGGCAGCGACGCATGGTTCTGGGACGAGGCAGCCGGCCCGGAGGACGACCTGCGCCCGCTATGGGAGACCATGCCGTTTCTACCCAAGCCACCGGCGCCGGTCGAGAAAGACGCGCCCATCACCGCCATCTTGCGCAGGAGGCCGGCGTGATCCCACTCCTCCAACCATCCACCAGCAAATCCGCAAATTTTGCGGTTTTGGACGTGCTGAACAGCGGCTGGTGGGGCAACGGCCCGCGCTGCGCCGAGTTCGAGGCTGAGCTGGCGCAATTGGCCGGCGCGGCGCGACAGGTGCTGTACGTGGCCACCTGGTTCGGCAACGGCGACCAGCACCTGGACCGGGAGACCGGCATCTGGCAGTGCTGGCTGGACTATGGCGAGTTCCTGAGCGCCTGCCAGGAGTACGGCGAGGCGCTGGGCCGGCCTGGCGTGTTTGGGCAGACCGGATCGGTGGTGATACGAAAATGACCACCCTGCGCGTCGTCAAGGTCTCGGTGGCCGAGAAGAAGTTCAACCCGGATCAGCCGCGCGTGCCGGCCGGCGACCCGCGCGGCGGGCAGTGGGCGGCGGAGGGTGGCGGCGCAAAAGCCGTGTTCAAAAACGACGAAGCATCTTTGCTTTGGAAGGATTGTGTTGGCATTGGCGCGCAGGCTAAAACCGCGAACGACTTTCTGAGCTTTTTTGCTGTTGATGGCTACAGCGCCGAAATCTCTGTTGGTCAAGTTGCAAAAAACGAAGACCTAACCAAAACGATGCTGATTGTTCGGTACTCCCATCTAGACGGCACCAGGGGCGGAATACTAGAAATTCGATTAGACAAGGACAATCTTGGCTTTGTAAAGGCAGGAGAAGACGCTTCAGGATCGTACATCTATTCTGACTTTGATGAACCGAATCTTGAGAACGTCCTAGAGCGACGCATAACAAAAAGCAGCGTCCGCGATGCTCTTGGTTGGCACGGTGTTTTTGTCGATCTGGCCCCCGCTGATGGATCGTTCTATTCGCAACAAGAAAGGACACTGTTTGATGCGGGAACTTTGCCAGAAAGTGAATGGGAGAGGATGTGGTACGACGGAGTAAATGCTCTCAAGCAAGACACCGGCTCGCCCGACGCCTGGAGGTTTCAAGCCTATTGGGGTGCATGGGCTGGCGAGGAACGCGATCATCTGCAATCCGTTGCATGGGATCGGGCGCAGAGAACTGCATCCATGAGCACCAATGACGACATAACAAATGCTGCGGCTTTGCTAGAGAAAGACCGCGAGACGAACAGCAAAGCGCAAAAAGCGTATGACTCTGTCTATCGGCGAACTCAAGAGTTTTTCAAATCTCAAGGGCTGAAACCCGAAGACGAGGTTGTGCTCTATCGCGGCATGATCTTGTCAAAAGCGGAACACCCGAACTTGAGCAACGCAGTAAGAGGCGAAAAGGTAGCGGTGAAGCCCCGCCCCTTGTCCTCGTTTTCCGCTAACGCGTACTCAGCCAGCCAGTTCGCTCTACACCGCAAGCACGGCGAAGTAGGTCTTGTTTTCGGTGTTCGTGTCCCTGTCAAGGCGATTTTTTCGCATTGGACGACTGGCTTTGGTGCTTTCGCGGTAAACGAAGCGGTAGTACACGGCTCGTGGTTAGCAGACCACCCGTGGGAGGTTATCAGACGATATGAGTGAGATTTTGATTACAGAAGACGACCGTAACGCCGATTGGCTGATTGCGCTACAGCATCAGAGCAAGGATCAGGACGGCATACCCGCCGACGCTTTCTTGCTAGGTACGCCGCGTCCGGTGGAAGCCAAAGAAGCCAAGCCCATCGCCGCTATCTTGCGCAGGAGGCCGGCGTGATCCCACTTCTACAACCATCCACCAGCGAATCCGCAAATTTTGCGGTTTTGGACGTGCTTAACAGCGGCTGGTGGGGCAACGGCCCCCGCTGCGCCGAGTTCGAGGCTGAGCTGGCGCGCCGCACCGGCTATGCCCACTGCGTCACGGTCAACAGCGCCACGGCGGCCCTGCACCTGAGCCTGCTGGCCTGCGGGGTGGGGCCGGGCGACGACGTGATCGTGCCGGCGCTGACCTTCGTCTCGACCGCCCTGGTCGTCTCCTACACCGGCGCGCGGCCGGTCTTCGCTGACGTAGACCCGGTGACGCTGTGCCTGGACCCGGAGGACGTGGCCCAGGTCATCACGCCCGCCACCAAGGCCATCGTGCCGGTGGACTACGCCGGCCTGCCGGCCACTAGCGCCTGGAGCAGTTGGCGCCTGCCGGTGATCGAGGATGCGGCCCACGCGCCGCTGCTGCCCAACCACTACGGCGACTTCGTGTGCTACAGCTTCCACCCGGTCAAGCCGCTGGCCACGGGCGACGGCGGCGCGATCCTGCTGGACGACGAGACCCTGGCCAGCCGGCTGCGGGCGCTCAGGTGGTGCGGCATCGACCGAGACACCTGGCAGCGCAGCCAGAACCGCTACGGCCGGGACTACTGCATCGAGGAGATCGGCTACAAGTGCCACTGGAACGACATCCAGGCGGCCATCGGCCTGGCACAACTGGAGCGCTTTGACGAAATGCTGGAGCAGCGCACGGCCATCGCCCTGCGCTACATGGCTGAGCTGGACGGGACGGGCCTGGAGCTGCCGGCCTGGAGCGCAGAGCACATCTGGCACCTGTTCGTGGTGCGCACCGAGCCGGAGCGGCGCAACGACCTGATCGACCACCTGCTGGCGCGCGGCATCTCGGCCGGCGTGCATTACAAGCCGCTGACCCTGTACAAGCCCTATGCCGACCAGCCAACGCCGCCGGTGACTGCGCGCGAGTGGCGACGCATGGTGACGCTGCCTATGTTCGCCGGCATGAGCGAGGCCGAGCAGGGGCTGGTGATTGAGGCGGTCAAGGAGTGGTGTGCGAAATGAGCGACCAACTGGCCCACCTGCGGGATGCGTTCGGCTTTGCCGGGATCGAGCGGCGCGCGCAAGAGAAGGCGTGGGACGAGTCGCGCGTCAACCGCCACCCAGCCGGCGACCCGCGCGGCGGCCAGTTCGCGCCGAAGGATGGGGCAGGCGGTAGCGTCGATCCTTACGCCAATGCGGTGAATGACAGAGAAGCGATGGCGATATGGAGGGCGGAAGAAGATCAAAGGCAACGGCGAGTAGAGTTGCAGCGCCTCGCCGATTTAGAGGCTGAAGAAAACATGGCTTTGGATAATTTTGAGAAAAAGCTAAGGCTCCTCGCTCCCACATGGGAAATCGGCGCCGTGTTTAACGCCGACGGCAAGCTGCTTTTTACCAAGCGAGGAGACGCAAGTTCCATTAACTGGTCTCTTTCTGAGACTGCGCAGTTCCCTGGCGCAACCCTGACCCACAACCACCCGCAGTATGACTCATCGCTTTCTCCAGCGGACGCTCGGGCCCTGTTTAGCACGGGCCTGGCTGAGATACGCGCCGTGACAGCTAATTATGTCCACATCATGCACAACAAGTCCGGCAAGCTGGACAACGACCAGTGGCGTCTCCTGGCCGGCATGATCAGAGAAGCGGAAACCGAGCAGAGACGCCGGTATTTCCCCCAGGTTTACTCAGGCGAAGTCAGCGAGTTGTCGTACTACGCTGACAGCAGCACGCTCAAGTACGTCAACGACCGCTTCTGGCACGAGGTCTGGGTCTCAATCGAAGACCGCCTGGGCGCCGCCTGCCCGTTCACCTACACAAGAGAGGCGCACCGTGATTCTTGACGATCTCATGCGGGTTCCGTTCAGCCCGGTCTGCACCTTCTGCCGGCACGTTGCCGAGGGCGCGGCGCCCTTCTGCGCGGCCTTCCCTGACGGCATCCCGGCCCCGATCTGGCTGGGCGACAACGACCACCGCCAGCCCTACCCTGGCGACCACGGCATCCAGTTCGAGGCAAGAAACGAGGCCGGCCCATGACCATCCAGGTCTACTTCCGCAACGCCATCGGCGAGCTGGAGCCGCTGGAGAACGTGGAGGCCAACACCTTCGCGCTGGACGACGGCGCGCTGGTGCTGAGCTACAGCGGCGCCGATGCCTCCCGCCGCCAGCGCGTCACGACTGTGGGCGTCTTTGCCGATGGCGAGTGGGCCTATGCGGTCGAGAAGGAACCTAATCGTGACGACGCTTGACTTCGTGATCCTGGGCCTGGCCTCCTGGCGGCTGGCGTACATGCTGGTCAACGAGGACGGCCCCGGCGCGGTCTTCAGTCGGCTGCGCTACCGCCTGGGCGTGCGCTCGGTGGTGACGCGCGGCAACGACGGCCAGCCGGAGGCGACGAAGGTGGCGACGAACGCCGTGGCCGAGCTGTGGACGTGCGTGTGGTGCATGTCGTTTTGGGCGGCGCTGCTGTTGGCGCTTCCGCTGACCCCCGTGTACTGGCTGAGGCTGGTGCTGGCGGCGAGCGGCCTGGCCGTGGTGGCGCATGAAGGTGTCGAGAGGTTGAGACGATGAGCCTGTCGTTCAAGGTCAAGGCAATTTTTCGCCGGGCTTGGTTGCGTTATGGCAAGCCAACGATGAGCGTAGTCCCGCCGCTGGCCGACTGGTCGCTGCCGGCCGGCTACGCGTTTGACGCGTCGCGCGACGGCATCCTGACGGGCAGCGGCGCGGTGCTGAACGACCTGGACGCGTTCGAGGCGAGCGGGTACTTTGTCGGCGAGGTGATCTACATCGTGCCGTTGCAAAGCTCGGACGACCTGCGCACGATGGTCGCCGCCGGTGTCGCGCCGGCCGGTTCGCTGGAGTTGTACGTTTTGTCCGCCGATGTGGCGACGGTGCAAGAGGCGTTCGCCATCAAGCTCGGCGGCTTGTGGTTCAACGTTTCGTCTCCCGCCGTCGAGCCAAGCGGGACGGGCGACGTTTGGGCGCGCGTGCGCCTGGAACGGAGAAGCTGACCGTGAAGATCATCGTCTCCCGCATCTCGGTAACTGAGAAGAAGTACAACCCCAGCCAACCGCGCGCACCCAAGGGCAGTCCGGACGGCGGGCAGTGGGTGGATGATACGAGCACGGCCGGCGGTTCTGCCAGCAACGTCCAGTTTCGCAGCGGGACGCACCAAGAGGACATCGACCGCCTGGACACCTTTGGCGCGGCCGGCGGCAACGTAGAGCGCCTCAAACAAGCCCTCGCTGTGCAAGGGTACGACGCCGAGGTGATGATCAGTTGGACCAGAGGCTGGAGCGGCGAGTGGAGCGACGCTGTTACCTTCACCGTTTTGGCTGATTACACCAAAGATGGCGAGCGCGTCGGACGCATTGTTATCCAGGCTGTGCAGGGAGAAACGGGCATCATCACGCTTGAGGAATTTGACCCAGCGGCTCCTTTTGAGAACCAGGAGTTTCTGGATGCGGTGCGCGAGCAGGAGATTTCTGACCAGCTCAAAGAGGCGATGCCAAGCATGGGCTGGGTGGACAGGCTAGAGGCGAGACGAACGCCGCTTTCGCCGCAAATCATCAACGATTACTACTCTGAGCGCGAGCGCGCTTTGTTGACGTTTCCGCATGGATACAGTCCAGACAATGCGGCACACAAGCAACAAAGAGAAGACGTGAAAACTGCCGGCGAAACAGCACTGACTCGTGATGGGCTAGACGCCGACTTAGCACACGAAATTCAACGAGCTTGGGCTAACACCAGCAACGACCACGGCAGTTGGCAAGACGTGATGCAGGTAGAAGCGCTCGAACGGTTCTCGTCAAAGGACGCTGCGCACATCCAGGTCACTACGGGCATGAGCGCCGTAAGAGACACCAGGCGGATGTACCCGGAAAACGCAAAGGAAGGCGCGCGAAACATCCGCGCCGCCTACAACTCTGTCTACCGCCGCACTCAGGAGTTTTTCAAAGAAAAGGGCTTAGGTCCCGATGACGAGATCGTACTGTACCGCGGCGTTAAGAAAGAGGATTACGAATGGGGCGACGCAAAAGCTGGCCAAAAAATCAAGATCAGCCCCAGGCCGCTGAGTTCCTGGAGCCTGTCTTATGAAACTGCCAGAGGCTTTGCTATACCTGCCTACAAGCAAGTCGGCCTGGTCTACGCCGTCAAGGTGCCGGTCAAGTATGCCTTCGCCCACGCCTCGACCGGCTACGGCTGCCTGAACGAGGAGGAGGTCATCCTGCTGGGCGACGGCCTGGTTGGTCGCGAGCTAGAAATCACGAGGGTGCGCAAATGAGCGACGAGCCAAGAGTATGGATCGAGACCGACGAAGACGCCGACTGGCTGATTGCCGTCCAGCTCAACAAAGAGCAGGAGGTCCCCGGCTACGTGGCCGACAAGCATCTGCCCAGGCAGGCGGCTAAGAAGGCGCGCCGGCCGGTGGTGCGGCTGGTGGTTGAGAAAGGCTACAACCCCAGCCAACCGCGCGCACCCAAAGGCAGCCCCGACGGCGGTCAGTGGGTTGACGATACGAGCGCGGCCGGCGGCGGGCAAAGCGCTGAAATCGGGTACGACACACTAGAAGGCAGCGAACCAAACTTTGAGGTCACAGGCGCTGTTGAATTTGGAAAGCAAGCGAGCTACGGACATTTTACCGAGATAGAAGCGGCGCGCGGAGAGTACGGAAAACGAGTGAACTTAACCATAATCAAGCACGAAAGCTCTCCGGAGTGGGGCATCGAGCACAAATTCTCAAGCGGCGGCGGCTACAGAAACAGCACCAACGTGCTTCTTGGAAAGAAGTACGATCTAAGGACGGCAAAGAAGGTGGCGGCCGCCATCCTTAATGGCGTTACTGGCGGGACGCATGGTAACAACTTTGCTGTCTCGGCGCGCGCGATGACTGAGGTTCGCAGCATTCTCAGCTCCCGTCCGCCGACCAAGAGGCCATCCGCCGCCAAGGCGCGCCGGCCCACCGTCCGACTGGTGGTGAAATGATCACCGAAATCTACTCTTACCTTGTCCAAGCGACTGCGACCGCCCTGGCAACTCAAGTAGTTCGAGCGTTTCCGAACTGGGCGCGCCCGGCGCTGGAGCCGCCAATCGCAGCTTTGGAAATAGCGACGCTGGCCCCGGCCGGCAACCGAATCGGGCAGCGCGCCGCGCGGCAAACGCTGGGTCTGCGCCTCTACGTGTTCGCACAGAACGAGGCGCCGGGCTTGACGGGAATGCTGGATGCGGTGCTGGCGCTGCAACAAACCGTGGCCTCCTTCGAGGCCAACGGCAGCCGCGTGGACTGCGCATTCAGCGACGGCCAGCGGCATCAAAACCAGACCGGCACCGCCCAGGAGGATCACGGCTTCGCCTGGTACTTGACGGTCACATTCCCACATCAGGAGTAATCTCCGATGACAAGAGACAACTTCAACGCCTCTCTGGACGTGCGCCAGCAGTTCCTGAGCCTGCTCTATCACAAGTTCCCCGGCGAGGCCGCCTGGACCCTGATCGACCAGGGGCGCGTGGCCAGCCCGGCGCAGGCCGCGGACGTGCAGGAGTACAACCGGATCGGCGACAAGAACAAGCTCCGGGTCGCCGGCCAGGTCACGACCGACATCACCCTCAACGTCTACGTCGAGGACGACATCGAGGAGCTGGGCCGCTTCCTGGGCAACGTTCGCCCTGGCGGCGGCTGGGTAGGCACCGAGGTCATTCAGCTCGACCCGACCGTCAAGGCCGACCTGAAGATCGTCAACTTCGACGGGATCACCACGGCAGCGGCGATACTCTTCACCGAGTACATCAACGAGTTCAAGCCGTTTAACCTGTCGATCCCGCTGGACGCGGATGGCGACGTGCGCATTGCCGAGCTTTCGGGCGCGGCGGTGGCGTACTACATCATTCCCGGCGCGGGGGTGTAAGCATGGATGACCCCCAGGACACCACCCTGGCGGAAATCCTGGACGGGAAGGGCGCGCCGTTCACTGTGGACGGCGCCACCTTCCTCGTCCGACCGCCAACGACCGAGGAATACGACGACGCCATCGCGATGGAGCGGCTGATGCGCCGGCGCTGGCTGGCCGACCCTGCCCTCCAAGCGATGAAGGACGAGCCGTGCTCCCAGCAAGAGCGCGAGATGTACGAGTCGATGATCAAGGACGCCGACAAGCGTTTTCGGGAGGCCGAGGACGGCTCCGCCGAGAAAGACGCGCTGCTGGACCGCATCGCCTCCCTTCAGCGCACGCTGGACAAGCGCACCCTGGCCGACGAGTTGGCCGGCGAGCGGGCCTTGCTGGCGCGCGACCGCTACCTGACGCAGCGCCTGTTGCAGGACGAGCACGGCAAGCCGGTGTTAGACCTGCGCGCGGCCGACTTCGCCCAGCAGTGGGAGCGGCTCCCTTTGCGCGTGAAAGACGGCGCGCGGCCGGCCATCTGGACGGTGCTGGGGCAGGTGCGCCAGGCCCCTTTCTCGTGGGATCGGCTACGCGGGCGAAGGCCCGCTTAGCGGAGCGCTACGGGCAATGGCCGTGGCCTTTCCCGGCTGCCACCATGACAGCGGCGCAGGTGCAGGTGGCAGCCACAGCGCTGGCCAGCGAGAAACGGCCGGGCGGCAAGATCGACTACCAGCCAGGCAAGCCCATGAAGCCGGGCGCGATCCCGATGCGCAAGCAGCCGCGCATACCCAGGCACACGATGGAAGAGCTATCGAAAAAGGTTGACCCATGAGCGCCTTTGACATTGGCGGTCGGATCGTAATCGACGGAGACTTCGACGACACGTTCGACGCGCTGGAGAAGCGCGCCAGCGAGGCCGAGCGCGCCCTGGACGAGATCGGCCTGTCCCCGTCGGCGGACACGTCGGCTGCCGAAGAGGCCATCAAGCAGGTCATCGAGAGCCAACTGGCCGAAGTCGAAAAACTTCAAGAGGCGTTGGCCGGCTTGCGCGCCGAGGTGGACACCGACGAGGCCGACGCTCAACTGGCCGAGCTGCAAAAAGAAGTTGACCGGCTCCAAGAGAAGTTGGCCGGCGGCGAACAACTGTCCGCCGTCGAGACCGACTTCCTGGCCGGCGCGCAGGAGGCAGTCGAAGGCTTGAAAGGCAGCCTGGGCGGCGCGGCCGCTAAGGGCATAGAGGCCTACAGCTCGCTGCTCAAGTACGGCAAGGCGGCGCTGGGAGTGGCCGGCGCTGTGGCTACGGTCACAGGGGCGGTCTTCAACTTCATCAAAAGCCAGGGTATGTTGGGCGAGGAGTTGCTGCTGGTCGAGCGCAGCTTCCGGGCGCTGTCCGGCGCGCGCGGCATCGACTCAAGCGAGTTGTTGGCCGGCCTGGAGGAGGCATCGCGCGGCGCTGTGACCGCCGGCGAGCTGATGAAACAGGCCAACCAGTTGATCCTGCGCGGCGCCGAGGAGGTGGCGGAAAAGCTACCGCAGCTTTACGACGCGGCCAGGGCGTCTGCCCAACTGACCGGGCGCGAGACGGCCGCGGCCTTCCAGGGCATCACGCAATCGGTGTTGGCCCTGGACGAGGCCGGATTACACGCGCAGGGCGTCTTTGTCAACCTGACCGCCGCCAACGAGGCGTGGGCCGAGGCCAACGGCCGGCTGGTGGGCAGCCTGAGCAAGACCGAGAAGCAAATGATCGCCGCCGACGCCGCCATTGCCGCTGCGGTGCCGATGATGCGCGAGCTGGGGCTGGAGAGCGCCACCGTTGAAGAGCGCTTAGCAGAGTTGCCAACAGCCATCGCCAGCGTCAAGGATGAGCTGGCCAAGGCGGTAGCAGAAGGGAAGCTCTTCCAGGGCATCCTAGACGGCATCGGCGCCTTCGGCAACGCCTTCAGTGACTCCGCGCGCCAGATGGCGGCGATTAATGAACTTGAAGCAACGCGTAAGGCAGCCGAGGGCCTGGTCGACGAGTTGCTGGCCGCCGGTGAGATAAAGGCGGGCTTTGCGCTGGTTGTGCAAGCCAAGGCCGCAAGCGACGCTTTCACGGAATTGCGCAGGACGGCGGTCACTACTGATGAGTACGTCGCCGGCATAAAAGCCATCGCCGAGGGGCTGGCAGGCGCGACCGAGGCAGGGGAGGAGTGGAAGCGCCAAGCTGCCAATCCAGAGCTGAGAGCATTTGACGCCTTCCGGGCCGGCGCGGCCGACACCCAGAAGGCCGCCGACGCCACCACCACTTTTGCCGCTGCCCTGGCTAAAGCGCGCGAGGGGATCATCGGCGTCAACGCGCTGGAGGGCCAGTTTGCCGGCGCCATTGCCGAGATGGAGGGGTTTATCCGGGCCGCCGAGTCGGGCGCGTCCGTGGCAGAGATGCCGGATATGTCGGCCAACCTGGACGTGGAGAAGATGCGGGCCTGGGGCAACGAGATGGAGGCGCTCTCCCCTGCAACCGCCGAGGCTAACGCTGAGCTGCAAGCCATGCTGACCCGCTGGGAGCAGAGCCAGGCCGTGATCGTGGCGCAGGGCTTTGCCGCTGCGTTGGCCGATGCGCGCGAGCAGGCGACGGGCCTGGCGGCGGTGCAGCAGCAGTTCCTGACCGCCATCCTCCAGGGCGAGGGTGCGCTGCAAGCCCTGCCGGAGATGCCCGACATCACGGCCACGATGGACGTGAACCGGCTGCGGGAGTGGGGCGACGCCTGGGCCGCGCTCAACCCGCGGCTTGCCAGCGCCAACCAGGAGCTACAAGCGACGGCTGACACGCTGGCCGCCAACCAGGTGCAGGTAATGGCCTCCGCGGCTGCGATTCCTGTCCTGGAGGATCGCGTGCGCTTCCTGGTGACGGCCTTTGACGGGGCCGACGCCGAGATCGGCGACTTCGTGGCTTCGCTGGGCGTCATGTCGCCGGAGATGCTGGCGCAGATTGGGCCGGCCGACTCGCTGGCCGCCGCCATCGCCCGGCTGCGTTCGGCTGCCCTGGACCCGATCAGCATCGACGTGGCGCTCAATATCCAGTCGGGCATCGAGAGCACCATCGAGGGCTTGGCGCGACGCATTGGCCGGCTGTACGACGCCGACACAGCCAAGAAGTTCTACGACACCGCCATCAAAGAGAATGCGCAGTATTGGACCACCATTGCTGACGACTCGAAGTTGGGTCAGCAGGTGGCCGCCGACGACTTCACCGCCTTCCTGACCGATATGGTCAACAAGGCCGACCCGGCCTTCACCCAGGTGGCGCAGTCGGCCAAGAGCGCCTTCGAGGACATCGGCCTGAGCGTGGGCGAGCTGCGCAGCAAGATTGAAAGCGCGCTGATGGAGGGGGCCACCGTCACGGCGCAGGACTTCGCCGACACGCTGGCCGGCACCTACGAGGACGCGCCGTTGGAGGCGGCTCGCCGGCTGGACGCGGTGGCGGCGCGCGGCTTTGCCGAGTTGCAAGCCCACCCGGACTGGGCGGCTATCCTGGAGATACCGCCCGACGTGCTGGCCGGCAGCGAAGCGGCGCTGAAATCCTGGGCGACCAACGCCTCCGCCTCTGTGCGCAACCTGGAGCGGGCCGACTTGATCGACTGGGACGCCTTCGCCGCCAATTTCCAGGCCCAACTCGACCGGGAGGCCGCCAGGGAGTACACCCTGGACGTGGCCCTCTCTGAGCTGGACGCGCGCGGCTTGCTGTCCGGCTCCGAGGAGGACCGGCGCAAGCAGGTCGAGGAAGCGCTGGGCATGGGCGAGCCAAGGCTGACCTTCGAGGCGCTCTTCAAGGCCGAAGAGAACGCTAACGAAAATGTCGTCTCGCAAGTCGGCGAGATCAGCTTGCCCACCATGCTAAAGATGATCGAGGACTTCTCGCCCGACACGCTGGTCAAGGACTGGCTGACCGAGTACGACTCGCCGTCCCTGGTAATCCCGGTCAAGCCAGGCGTCAATCCAGAAGATGTCTTTGACCCCGCCGACTCGCCTTCCGGCATCGCGCCAATCGACGCCGGCGAGTTGGTGAAAGTCGAGGAGGCTGCCACCGACCTGCAACTGGCCGGCGCACGGGCGATTGAGTTAGTTGAGGAAGGCGCAGAGACCTACCTGCTGACTACCAACATCGCCGGCAGCGTGGCCGCCAGTTGGTCTACGGACTTCGCCGGCCAGGCGGCAGTCTTCGAGACCATCGGCACGTCGATGGGCAACACCGTCGGTGCGGCTTTTCTGACGGCGATGGAGACCAACGCCGGCCAGGCCCGCCGGCGTATCGCGGAGCTGGTCGCGCCCGAAGTGGCGGCCATCCTCAACCAGAGCGGAGGCGGCTCACTACCATGACGGCCAGCTACACGTTCACCTTCAACAGCCAGCCGATGCCGCTGCCGGCGCAGGACGACGGCATCCAGATGGAGTATTTCCCGATTGGCGTGTCGGGCCGCACCGCCGACGCCACCTATCGGGTGCAGCACGTCGCCAACAAGTGGCGCGTGCGCGTGGTCTGGAAGGGCCTGACCGCAGCCGAGCGCGCTACCGTCTGGGCAGCTTACGGCGGCTATATCGCCACATCGACCACTATCGTCTTCCCCAACGGCCTGACCCTCACCGCGTTTGTAGATCTGGCGAGCTGGGCTGAGGCGCACTGGTACGATCCGCACCAAAGCCGCGTGCTTTACAACGTTTCCTTCACCGTCGTCGAGGCATAGATGCAGACCGTTTCATCCCAACTGACCGCCGCCTGTTCCGCCTACGGCCAGCGCCCCTGTCTGTACGTCGAGTTCTCCTGGGATCGCTCAGGCGAGATCGGCGACGCGCGCGGCGCGACCGGCTGGACTAACGAGTCGCAGTGGGTCAAGGCTGACCGGGTGCAACTGGCCATCAACCCGCCCGGCGAGCGCCTGATTGCCGCCGGCTCGGTGGGCAGCGGCCGGCTGGACCTGTGGAACCGGGAGGGGCGCTTCTCCTGGCAAAACCCGGCCAGCGCGCTCTATGCCCACATCGGCCAGGCCAACAGCCCAGCCGGCCCCATCGGCGTGCCGGTGCGCATCTGGCGCGGCTACATCACCGCCAACGGGGCGGAGTACGTCTGTGTCTTTACCGGCGCGGTGTCCGGCTGGAAGGAGACCGCGCAATTTGTCGTCTCTTTCCAGGTGCGGGATTGGGGCTGGATTTATATGCAGAACCGGCTTAGCCTGCCCGTCTCGCGCGACCAACTGCCGCACCAGTGGATCGGGACCGTGGCCGACGAGGCCGGCATCGCCGCCGGCGAGATGAGCCTGGAGGTTGGCGTGCTGCCCATCCCGTTCGTCTGGATGGACAAGGAAGGCGCGGTCGATGAGATTTGGACGACCGCCGAGGCCGATGGCGGCATGGCTCTCTTCGATCAGCGCGGCATCCTGCGCTACTGGAATCCGCTGCACTTCATCGGCCAGGCCGTGGTGTGGGACTTTGCGGAGGACGGCTACACCCTGTCCGAGCCGGACACCGACGCGCGCCAGTTAGCCACCGAGGTGACGGTCGAGTGGTCGCCGCGCTTCGAGGGGGTGGACACCGACCTGTACACGCTGGACGAGCTGCGCGTGCTGATGCCAGGCGAGACCGACACCTGGGAGGCGCGCTTCAACTATGCCGCCATCGAGATATATGCGCCGGACGCCGAAGACCCCTACAACGACTACCACGCCACCAGCGCCGGCGGCGCCGACGTGACCGACAACGTGGCCATCACCCTGCTCAACAGCTACGGCCAGGCCGTCGAGGTGCAGGCCGTCAACAACGACGCGACGCAGGCCGCGCGCCTGACCTATTTGCGGCTGCGCGGCCAGCCGCTGGTGGGCGGACCCAGCGAGGAGATCACCGTCACCGTCACGCCTGCGCCGCTGCCGTTCCCGTGGCAGCGGACGCTGCGCTCCAACACGCTGGCCGGCCAGGGACCCTGGTCCGAGCGGGTGCAAGGCAACATCTACGTGCAGTCCAAGGCCCAGGGGTCGGCGCTGGCCGAGCTGCTGGCCGTGCGCTGCCGGCAGGTGCGCCCGATCTGGACGCTGCGCCAAGTGTGGGGCATCCCGCAGTTGGAGCTGGGCGACCTGGTGCGCTTCGTGGACACCCGCACCCAGGGCAGCCAGGCGCCGGTCGAGGCGCTGGTGGTGGGCATCACCTGGGGCGACGAGGGCGGCGGCGGCTACATTCAAACGCTGCGTCTGATGGAGCTGGGCGACCTGAGCGAGCACGACGACTACTTCATCATTGGTACGTCCGAGTTGGGCGATGGGCCTGGCGCGGATCGCGGGAGGCTTTGGTACTAATATGGCAGCACCCACTTTCACCGCTGGCCAGGTGCTCAGCGCAACGTTTCACGTCAACGGACTGCAACGCTACGTTCACGGCGTGCGCGACACCTTCTTCGGCTACCAGATGCCCATCCCTGGATGCGCCTTTGTGGACAAGCCGTTCAACGGCGCGTTTCGCCACAAAGTCAACAGCCTGGACTACGACATTACCCTGGGCGGCGGGACGTTCCCCTGGCGGCTGTATGTCAACAACAGCGTGAGGGCGACATTCAACAGCGCCGGCAACTACAGCGGCACCCTCAACCTGACTGCGCTGGGCCTGACGGTCAACGAGTTCTACGAGGTTTCGATCAAGGATGGCACTGGCGCGCTGCGGGTGAACAAGCTGTGCCAGAGCCAGGCGGCCATCGCTGGTCCCCTGCTGGCCAGCTTCGCCGACGGGACAACGCCGAGCGCGGCGCAGTGGCAAGCCCTGTCCACCTACGCCGTCGCACTGGAAGACAGGCTACTCGTACCGCAGGCCACCTTCCCGGTAGTGCGCGCCAGGCCAGCCAACCCCGGCGCGCTACACTTGGAGACCAAATTTGCCGGCACGATGATCCACCGCTGCCGCTACCTGGCCTACAGCTTCTTCCAGGTGGCGCCCTACCACCCCGCCGACGACGGCGGCGACCCCTGGGTCTCGACCTTCATCGGCATCAACGGCACGGGCATTCTGCACCGGCGCACTGGCCGGCCTACCACCGCCGGCCCAGGGCTGGATTTCGACCAGTCGGTTGACAACGGCGAGTGGTCGGGGTTGGTCGATCTCGACACATATCCTGGCACGCTCACGCCGGGCGAGGAGTACGTGCTGACCGTCACGTCGCAGGGCAGCACCACAGAGGATGATGTCGTTTCGCTGCGGCTAGACTATTTGTATGAGGCTCCGGCGCCCGTCGAGACCCTGCCAGGTTGGACCAACTTCGAGACCTGGCAACACGGTGACTACGCGTGGGGCAACGCCAACCCTGGCCCCGGCACCCGCCAGATTGTAACCATCAAGGACAACCTAGAGGCGCTAGGCGCGACGACGACCGCCTACATCAACCCAGTGACGGCTGAGGGCGAGGCCAGCACAGGAGCGATTTTCACCGACTTGTACGGCGTGCGCCGGCACCGCTACCTGCACTACCGCAACGACGCCGGGCGCAACGTGACGCTGGTCTTCGACAACCGCGGCGAGGAGCAAACCGTGGGAATGCCGGACGCCTCGGAGCGCTGGCTGGCGTTAGACCTGGAGAGCGTCGAGGGCTTGTGGCCGGGCACCCAATACCATCTACGCGAAGCGCTTTATGCCATCGAGGATGAGGAGGCGTAGTGCCAAAAGCTGATCTTCGCCGCCGCATTGATAGCATCCCCACCAGCCCCGCAGTGGCGTCTCCTGGCGTACACGCCTCGTCGCGCCTGGTAATGGCGGTCGATGTACCCATTGTGGATACCGGCGCCTATTTCGACGCGCTGGAGGTCGAGAACGCGTTGCAGGAGCTGGGAGAGGACGTGGAGCTTGCCCTGTCTTCGATAGGCAACTTGCAAGCGGCCGATACCATCGCCCGCACGGGCTGGACGGTTTTCACCCACTCAACGCACCTGACCGCGGCGCTCACCGCGACCGGCACACTCATCACCGTGGCCGATGACATCTTTGCGGTGGGCGAGCAGGCGGCGGTGAGCGACACGGCCGGCCAGATCGAGTTCATGCGGGTGACGGCGGCAGCGACGGTGGTCTCGTGCCCCGGCGGGGGCGTGTGCTATCGCTACCCGGTGACGCGGCGGGTATTTACCAGCCCGGCCGGCCTGGTGACGGGGTGGGCCGTATCGACGCTGATCAACGGCCTGACCGAGATCGGCTACATCTCGATTGACAACCGGCACGCCAACTCGAACGCCGCGCCGAACATGACCGCGGCCTACTGGACCGACAGCCCGCCCACCAGACAAGAGCGCGTTTTCCGTCTGGGCAACCTGAACGGGGTGGCCGGCGTGACGACGGACGAGTTTGGCATGGCGTTCGGCGACCTGAGCAACTATGACACGTATGTGATGTATTCGGCCACGCGCGAGGAGTTGCTGCTGCGCAACACAAACATCGTTGTGGCTGATTCCGACGGCAAAGACCGCGTGCGCATTTTTGGCAAGGACGAAAACGAGCGGCTGGCCGGCGACTACGACTTCGGCCCGCTGGAGGGCGTTCACAACACCTTCGACGGGACAAACGAGCGCTGGGGGGTGTACCGTGGGGCCAGCCCGATTATCGAGATCACGCCAGAGCACAGCTATCTGCGAGACCTGTTCACTATCGGCGACGCGATGGGCGCCAGGATAGACTTGGGCGAAGTGAACAACCGGGCGACGTTTGCGCTGCGCAACGAGGCCGGCGTGGCCAAGGCGGTGCTGCGCAATACCGAGACGGGCGGGGTCCATGCCTACATCGGCAACCCCCCACCGCAGGCAAACTCGGTCAGCTACGACGACGAGACGGGCGTGCTGATCATGGATGGCACGGTCATCATGGAGTCGGCGGTGGTCAAGGGGACGCTGATTTTCGAGAGCGACGGGCAGTTCGTCATCACCGACCCGGACGACCCACAGCGGCGGGGCGTGATCACCAGCCGCGGCATAGCCGGCTACTCGGTGGACGGGCTGGGCGCGCAATACCTGTCGGCGGTGGACGCCTGGGGGCCGCTGACGCTGGAGAACCGGCCAGGGTCGGGCGTGTGGAAGACCTGGCTGGCCGGCACGATGATGCGCGGCGACCCGGACTTTCGCAACTTTCGCACCGAGCGCGGCGCGCTGGGCAGGGTGGGCCTGTTCAACGGCGATACGCCGGTGGTTTACCTGGACTACAACGGCGACGGCCATTTCACCGGCCAAGTCTACACCGGCGAGGGGAGTGTGGGCGGCTGGGCCATCAGGACGGCTATGCTGGCGTCTCCGAGCGGCGCGATCCGGCTGGACACGACCGAGGGGTTGCAGTTCTTCACCCCAGAGTCGGAGGACCCAGAGGTGACAGGCGAGGAGTACGGCGAGAGCCGGATGGTTTCCTTCTGGACCAGCCCCACGGACGATCACTCTAGCCACCGGATCAGCGCGATCAACAACGGCGGCACGCCGGAGGAGCACATCCTGCTGCTGCAAGCGCAGCCGCTGACCGGCAAGCGGGCGCGCGCCATGCTGAGCGCGCTGGGCGACTACCAGGCCAGTGCCCGCGTGCGCGCGGTGGGCGGCTACGACACGGCCAACCAGCAAATGACGTACATCGACCTGTGGGCCTATCGAGCGGAAGGTACGGCGCCGTTCACACACACGCGCATTGACCTGAGCGCCGAGATCATCTACCCGATGCCCTACACTGCCGCAACCATACCAGGAGGGACGATCCAGAACGGCGGGCTGCTGCATAGCAACGGCACCTACGAACCGGGGGCTGGCGCTGGCGTGTACATATGGTATGGAGGCTATTGGGTGCCGGTTGCGCTGGCTGGCGATGCTACCGGCTGGGAAGCGGTGGACAGCAGCGACAGCGGCATGACGGCCGGCAACGTGCGTTTCTATACCTGCGACGCGACGAGCGGCAAGATCACGATCAATCTACCAGCCGCAACCTCCAAGCCACGCAATTGGGAATATACGTTCCACAAGAGCGACAGCGGCGCGAACGAGGTTGCGATTGAGCCGGACGGCGCGGCAACCATCAACGGCGCGGCGTCCTACATTCTGACGGCTCAGTACCAGACTGTGACGATTCGACGGCTGGGCGCGAACTGGGCTATCAAGAGCACTGCATGAGAGGCAGAACGATGAAGAAGACAGACACGACGACAGATGAGACCGGCGCGCCGGAGGCTACAGCGCCTGAGCAGGTCAGGGTGCAGCCGCTGGTGTGGGCGGACGAGACGGGTAAAATCATGGTGGCGCCGATGCGCTGGCGGCAGGTGGCGCAGTTGATCGAGGTGCTGAAGAACCTGCCGATAGGAGGCGGATTGTGAGACGAAAGCTGCCTGTTTTGCTGCTGGCGCTGCTGGCGGTGGCGCTGCTGGCGCGCTGCGCGAGCGAGCCGGACGATACCATCCCGCCTAAAATGGATGGCGTCTCGATCATGGCAGAAGGCGCGCCGGCTGGCTTCTACGAGTTCGAGGACTACCGGCCAAGCAACGGAGCCTCCTACGCGCAGTTCAAGACCGGCAGCTTTGACCGCATCGAGATGAACGAGATCAACCCCACAGCCGGGGTGTTCAGTTGGGGCCGCTTCGACAACTGGGCCGACCGAACCAAGAACACGTTCGGCTTCGACATCGGCGTGGGCTTTACGTCAATCTCCTGGGGGATCGGGACGTGGGCGCCCAACGACTACGTGTGGCTGCCGTCGGACTATCTGGAGGCAGCCGACGAGGGCGTCTATTACTACAAGATTTTTGGCAGCGGCGCGGACTATCACCGCGTCCCCCGCTTCTGGGGCGCTGAGTATCTGGCGTGGATGGAGGACTTTGCTAGCGAGGCGGCTGTGCATTTCTCAGAAGACCCGCAGGGTCGGCTCGTGGATTGGGTCGAGATACCTTTTGGCCGTTTTGGCGAGCTGGGCATCACCGTTAGCGAGGAGAACGTCTTCCACCTGGCGCAGATGAACACGGACGCAGATGCCGGCGACCTGGCGCACCTGGGCTTTGCCGCCGGCTCGATCTGCACGGCGGCGACGGGCTGCACCACCAACGACGGCGCGCGCATCTGGGATGCGACGATCAGGGCGGTGATCGACGTATGGGTGGACGCGTTTACCGCAGCCGGCGCGACGCAGCGCCTCGTCGTCATGACGGCCAACTACAGTTTTGAACCGTGGGTGCGTGAGAGCATCAACGGGTACGCCATCGCCAACGGCGCGGGGATCAGCCACAACAAGCTGCTGGACGACGGCGACGACTGGTACTCCTACTGGCCCAACGGGCGCTACGGCCAGTATGACGGCTTCCCACTGATGGGGACGGAGAGCTTCGGCCTGGCCGAGGCGCAGGATAGCTGGGCTTACGGCAACTCCAACCCGCCCAACAACCCTCCAGTGCCCAACCAGACCAATCTGGAAGAGCAGTTGTACTGGTCGGTCGCCAACGCCATCGCCAACCGGATCAGCATCCTCAAGGTCAATTTCGAGCCTGTGCCGGGGTCGATCTACTCCTACCGGGTACCGTACACCAACACCCAGGTGGCCGAGATCATGACCGAATTCATGGAGTTAGGCGACAAACAGGACAACGAGCTACCCTTTGTGGTCTCCTACCAGCGCGAGAGCCAGTTTGCGTGGCGGCCCAAGTGCGGCAACTTCGAGCGCGGCCTGGAGCTTGTGATGACGCAAGGGTCGAGGCCGGCCAACCAGTCGTGCAACCTGCCGGCCAGCACGCTGCCGGCGATTGCGGGCAGCGTCACGGCCCCGGCCTACGACGCCATCCCGCAAATCGCGTGTGCAGGCCAGGATCTGCAAAGCGTGCCATCGTGCGACCCGCGCAATCGCTACGCCCGCAAGACCACGGCAGGCAACCCTTATATGTATTTCCGGGTCAGCGACGACTTCTTCTACGGCTCTTCGCTGGTGCAGGTCTACACCACCTATGCCGACGTGGGGACGGCCTCCTTCACAGTCGGTTGCTCAGCAGATAGCGCAGAGATTACGAAGACCAACACCGGGCAGTGGGTCACGGTGCAGACTGAGCTTTCCTGCTCGCTCACCAACTCGCTGGTCGGCGCGAGCGACATCTACCTGCGAGACGGCACCAGCGGCGGCAATCTGATCATTCAGAAGGTGAAGCTGGAAGTTGACGCAACCTATCCTGGCGCGCCCACACCCACGCCCACATGGACGCCTGGCACGCCGCCCACGCCGACCGCGGCTGCGCCGACGGCCACCCCGACGGCCGGCAGCGTCTGGGCGCAGACCGTTGTGCCGAACAATAACTGGCAGGACACGTACATCAACAGCCAGGTGAGCGACACGAACTACGGTTTCAACCAGTACGTCAACCTGTCGGCGGGGACGCTGCGCAACACGCCGATGCCGACCTACGCGCCCAGCACGGCCAAGCAGGGGCTGGTGGACGTTGACCTGACCTTCCCCACCGACGTGGCCTTCGGCTTTGCCGGCTTGTCTTATTACGTCAACAGCGGCGGGCCGGCGACGATGTACGTCATCCCCTGCCAGATCAAGCGGGCCTGGACGGAGGCGGGCGCGACCTGGAACAGCTACGCCGCCGGCTCAGCCTGGCAGACGCCGGGCGCCTACGGGGCCAACGACGTGGGGACATGCGGGACGCCGGTGCCGATCACGAGCGCCGATGTAGGCTCGCGCCTGACCTTCGACGTGACCAACCTGATGACGTACCAGGGTCTCAACATCAAGCTACAGCCGGTCTGCACGCCCAACCCGTCAGGGTACTGCAACGTCGATTATTACCTCAACACGCAGAACAACTCGACGGGCAACCTGCCCAGCCTGCTCGTTTCGGCCAGCGCCGCCGGCAGCACGCCGACCGCGACCTGGACGGCCTCCCCCACGGCCACGCCGCTGGCTTCGAGCACGCCCACGCCCACCCCGACCAACACGCCGACATTGACGCCTACCCCAACCCGAACGCCGACGGTCGTGCCGTCCAACACGCCGGGTGGGGCAACGAGCACGCCGACGGCGACCAGCGCGCCCACCGGGACCGCCACCGCGACGCCAACACGAACGCCGACCGCAACGGCCACGCCGACGGTGGTATCGTCCATGCCGGCGGTGATGCTGAACGAGATTTGCCCGAACATGCAGGGCATCGACCTGTTCCCAGACGGGACGCTGGGCAACGATAACGCGACCGAGCTGCTGGCGCGGGCCACGACGGACGTGACCGGCTGGCGCCTGTGCGGCCGGGATCGTTGCGTGCGGCTGAACGGGACACTGGACGCAGGCGAGCGGTTGGTGTTCTACCAGGAGCTGGACGGCGTGACGCTCTCCAACCAGCGCGGCGAGGTGACGCTGTTCAACGGCAACACAACGCCCTGGACGGCGGTCGATACGCTATCCTGGCAGCTGGTCAATCCCGACCACTGCCTGGCGCGGCTGTACGACGGCGCGCCGACGTGGATCGAGCAGCGCTGGCCCACGATGGGCCTGGGCAATTCCTACTGGGCGGCGGCCCCGACTCCAACGCTGACCCCATCGCCATAGGAGCGACATTGATGATCCCTGTCTGGTTGGTGCTGGCGCTGATGTTCGTCGCCGGCTTGCTGTACAACGAGCTGGTCGAGTACGTGCAGGCGCAACTGCCGCGCGCCCACGGCGTGACGGCCTGGCTGGTGGTGGGCGGCGTGGGCATTGCGCTGGTGGGCCTGCTGCTGCTGACGGACCTGCGCACGTTCGTGCTGGCGCTGCTGGTCTTCGTGGCGTGCGGCAGCCCGATGATCTGGGGCAGTATGCGGCGCTACTGGCGCGAGAGGGGTCTATGACGCTCTCCGCGCTGGTCATTGCGCCGGAGATCGCCGGGCTGCCGGCGCTGGCGCAGACCTCAGAGCTGACGCGCCTGGGCGACGTGGAGGGGCTGACTGTGGAGCCACTGACCGGGCCGCTTGTAACGCCTGAGCGGGTGCAGAACCGGCTGCGGCGCGGCAACTACGACGTGGTGCTGTGGAGCGGCCACGGCAAAAACGGCCGGCTGCTGCTGCCAGGCGGCAAGGATGTCGAGCCGCACTGGCTGGCCAGCGAGATCAAGACCAGCGGCGCCACGCTGGTGATCCTGAGCGTGTGCGACAGCGGGCAGCGGGCCGGCTGGGAGAGTTTCGCCGACGTGCTGCCGGCTGAAGGCATCCAGCTCGTGGCGATGGCCAGCGGCATCTCAGACACGGCGGCGGTCGATTACGACGTGGCGCTGCTGCACGCGCTGCTGGGCGGCGAGACGGTGCGCGCGGCGCACCGCATCGGCCTGGCCGCCATCGGCGTGAGCGACACCAGCAACCGGGCCGCGCCGCAGTTGTTCATGCCGGACAGCAAGTCGGCGACCAACGAGCTGGGCGCGCAAGTGCGCCAGCTTCAGGACGCGGTCAACGCCGGCCACCCGCAGGAGGCGCTGCGCATCATCCACGAGTGCCACGCGACGCTGAACGAGCTGGAGGATCGTTTCCTGGGCCTGGACGGCAGGGTCAGCGCGTTGGAGCGGCGCATCAATCCGCCCTGGCAGGTGTGGTTCTGGCGCTGGTGCGCGGCGACGGTGCTGTTCTTCGGCGCGAGCCTGCTCTTCATCCTCCAGACGCGCACCGTGCTCTTCACGCCCTGGTGGATGGGCACGATGTTCGAGGCGGTGCTGTTGTTGCTGGCCGTGCTGTGCCTGCGCATGGCGGCGGTGACGATGGAGAGATCACGATGACCCCGGTAACAATTGCCCGCACTCTGTGGACGACGCGGCGCGGGGTGGGGCTGCTGATCGTGACGATGATGGCGGCGGTGGCGCTGCTGCTGTATGCAATCCTGCTGGACGTGCAAAGCCGGCCGGTGGTAGTTGAGTACGGCTCAGCGATCTACGCGCCGGACAAGGCGGCGTATTGTCCCGGCGAGGAGATGCGCTTTCCGGTGGAGGTGCTGGTGCTGGCGCACGAACTGCCGTCGATTGCCCACGTCGTCGAGGCGTGGCGGCGGGAGGCGGACGGCGTGACGCTGCAAACCACGGCCAGAAGCTACGAGCTGCCGCTGGTGCGGCCGGTGGAGGTGCGCACGACGGCGCGGCGGCTGATCCCGGACTTGCCGGCGGGCGTGTACTGGCTGGACCACGTTTCGGTCAACGGCCGCGAGGACGCCTACACGGTCGGCCCGGTGGTAATCGAGGAATGCGGGAAGTAGGGGGTTGAATGCGGCATTCAAGCCCCTACAGATTGCCCCCAGGGACGCCAGGACGACCCAGGAGCGATTTTGCACTCAGAACACGAGGAAATATACACGATGGTTGATTTAGCCCCCGTGGTGCTTGTCAAGAACGAGGAGATTTGGCTGGAGCGGGTGCTGCGGCCCTTGGTATCCCAATTTGGGATAGCCATCGTCGGCGACACCGGCTCGACCGACGCGACCAGAGACGTGGCCCGGTCGGTGGCCGGCGTGGAGCTGCTGGAGTTGGGGCCGCTGGGCGCGCCGCAGTTGGGCCAGGCCCGGCGCACCCTGGGACGGCGCGCGCTAGAGCTGGGCCGCCAGTGGATCATGCAAGTGGACGGCGACGAGCTGTACCACCCGGCGGCGCTGGCGCAGATCGCGGCCAACCCGATGCCGGAAGGCCGGCAGCTCGGCTTCACGGCTATGTTGACCATCGACCAGGACGAGGCGACGGGCGAGTATTGGGAGCTAGACGACCTGTTCAGCCGCGCGGCGGTGATGCCGGCCGGCGTGGCGTGGGCCGGCGACTACCCCTTCGAGGCGCCGGTGGTGTTCAACGATCCGCGCAACTTCTTCTACTGGGACGCGCCGCCGGGTCTGCGCTACCACGCCCTGCACCTGCACCGGCTCCAGCGCAGCCCGCACGACTCGGCGGTGATGCTCCGGCAGCAGAAGCAGAAGCAGTTCTCGATGATCGACAAGAAGATACCCCGGACCCAGTTGCTGGACGCGGCAGGATGGTGGTGGTAAATGCGCAAGGCTGTGGTTGCCGGCCGGGCTTTTCGCGCGGCCCTGCTGGCGTTGCCGTTGGACGCGAGGACGCTGACCGACATGCTGGCCGCGCTGGACGATCTGCTGGCGGCTTTGGAGGAGATGCGAACTGAGAACAACCAACTGGCTCAGGCGGCGCCAGATGCGGCGCTGCCCTCGGTGTAAGCGCTTGGCCAGGCGTAAGCGAGGCCAGAAGGGAGCGTGATCCCACTCCAAGCAAAAGCCCCGGCTCGACACAAGCCGGGGCTTTTGTGCGGTGGAACGGTGGGCGTTACATGGCGGGCCTCCTTGGTTGGTAAAGTCGCAAAATTTGCGGATTTGATCGGCGGTCGTCAGGGGCCGGGACACCGCCGCGCCCGGTGAGGAAAGGGCTAGGCTGGTTGACGTTTTTGCGGTGGTATGATGGGCACTCCTGGCGCTGGTTCATATCGCGTGCGGTGATAGTACGGGAGCGCAACCATCTTGCCTTCTTTGACGTGCATCTTGCAGTGCGCAGCCCACGCAGCACCCGCCGCGCTGACATCACACCCACAGACATAGCACCAGCGATAGCTGTATGTTCGCTTACTCGTGGCGGGCTTCCTGGGGTTCAGTGACCTGGCTGTCTTTGCCAGAATAGCAAATCGGAGTAGGTGGTAGGTTTAGGGCAGTTTTCCGGGCCGGCTGGCCGGACGTAGTGCTCCTCGTGACTTGGGTAGCTGTAGACTTGAGCGTAGCCCAGAAGACAAGTCGGCGGGTTTTCTCCCTGGATCAATGCCTTGCATCCGTTGCAGGTACGTTTCATGGCCTAAAATTGTCAAGCTCGCTCAAGGCCGCGTTGACCAACCAATTGAAGCGATTGCGGCCTAGCCGTTGCAGTTGGCTGTTTTGAAAATTCTCGTCCTCGTCCAGAACGCTCTGGTAGTCATAGCCGATTTCGTCCATCAGCGCCATGCTCTCGCCTGCGCCTTCTGGCGCCAGGGCTTCGAGTTCGGCGGCGGCTGTACGAAGGATTGCTGCGATCTTGTCTTTTGTGCTCATCAAATCCTCTCCACGACGATTGTTCGGTCTCCTGCGTGGCCGATCAGGTGCGGAGACGCCGGGACGAGCTTGGATAGCGCCACGTCTCGCCGCGCTCTGGGCATCAGGCTGGCCCGGTCGGCGCTGCCGCTCTTGATGCTGCGGACGTTGAAGTTATCGACCAGTATGTCGGCCAAGTGCCACGCGTATTTGACCGTGTTGGCGCTGTACTGGTAGTGGTAATCTTTCACCACCAGGTGCTTGCGGTCAGTGGGTGCGTCGTTTGCTTTGATGTAGATGCGATACATGGCGTCATCTCCTTGCCCGCCAAATCCGCAAAATTTGCGGATTTGGCGGGCCATACTCCTACAGCTTGACCACCTCGACGTTCCACTTCTCCCGCTCGGCCAGCGCCTCGGCGGTCCAGCGGTCGGCGTCATTCTGGCTGATGCCGTAGCCTTTGCGCACCGTGGTGGCTACGCCGCGCCAGTCGGGCGTTGGAGCGCCAGCGGTGAACTTGACGTTGACCAGCTTGCCGGTCTGCTTGTGGACCAGGCCCACGGCGTAGCGGCTGGCTCTTGCGGGTGACGATCTGGCCGGTGGCAGTCCCGGCCCGGTGGCTATCTCTTCAGCCCGTAATGCGCTGCGGCGGCATCCCACGCCGCAGGCTCTGCGTGCTTCGATGGCGAGAGCTGGTGCACGTCCACGCTTCCTGCGTATCGTACACCAACCAAGGTTGCCCCCTCCGCCGGATCGTCGGTGGAGGGGGCGAACATGAAGCGGTGAACTTTCCCGTTTACCTCGACCTCAAATTTAGACATGGGCCTTGCCTCCTTGTCCAGGTTGATGTAGTTTTCACCGTAAAACACGGTGTTCATAATACGGAAATGCGACTTGTCCATGGTCCTCTCCTTGTTGCTGCGAGCCGGTGTCAGTCCCGGCCCGGTGCGTGGGTGGGGTGTCGGTGGTGTCAGTCCATCGTCATGTGCATTGCGATGGAGTTTGCAATGCGGCGCTGGTTCTCGGCGTCTTCCTCGGTCTGGCGCTTCGCTTCGGCTGCGGCGCAGGTGGGGCAGAGGTAGAAGCTGTGCATCTGGGTGACTTCGTTGTAGCTACCTTGGCCGATGTTGTCGCCGGTGTCGGCCCCGCAGATATCGCAGGCTGTGGTGTCGTTGTCGTCGTTCCAAAAGTCCATGGTCGTTTCTCCTTGTGCTGTGGGCCGTGGCCCGGTGGGTGTTTAATCTCTACCTTCAAGAGTATTATACACCCAAAATCAAATCTTGTCAAGTATCAATACTGACCGATTCACGCCGCCTCGTTTTCCCGGTAGCGCAGCGGCGCCGGCCACCAGGAAGTTAGCGAGTTGTTTTTGCATGGTTGTTTCCTTCACTGTCGCGCGACGCGCCGGTGCCGGCGGGGAGTGGTGGGCAGGGCGGTGTCATATCCCGCCTCGCGCACTGTATCGCGAAGCGGGTGACGATCTGGCCGGTGGCAGTCCCGGCTCGGTGGATGGTGGGCTACAGCCACTCGATGTGGCTGAACTCGAATGGCATCGGCGGGCCATCCACGGAGACAGTAACGGTGCCCGGCTCTTCGGAGACAACTACGGCGCGGGGGTTAGCGAACCGCGCAATGCCCTGTGCAGTTGCAATCATGTGCGCGCTGGCCTGATCCAGCGTCATGGGATCGTCTAGCGTGAAAATGGCCGACACCTTTCCCGGTCGCGGGCCGGGGACGGAGATGACGACGCCAACACCCATCGGCGGCGGTTCCATAGAGAGCGCATGATAATGTGATGCATGATTGACGGCGATCTGCGCCAGCGCCACGGCTACTTGGCCGGGCGTGTTCTGGAACAGGACAGCAGCGCCCTGCGCTTTTGCCTCTGCGATCAGATTTTCAATGACAGGACGGCACTCCGTTGCCGTGGCGGGGAAGGTCACGGCGCGGGTCTCGAAAACTTCAATGCCGGGAACTTCTCCGGCGTGTCTGCCGATAATAATTGCCTTCATGGTTCATCTCCTTCTAGTAACGCTTCTGCCCTTCAGGGCCTAACACCCAATCGGGCTGCGCCCAGTCGCTTCGGCGCCGAGCCAATGCCTTGGCTCGGCGCTCAGACCAGTCAGATGCTTGCGCAGAGCCGGCCCGGTGGGTGGGGGGTTAGCTGTTGCGAACCGGCTACGTCCCTTTGCCTACACGGAAAACGACCCAGGCCAGCGGACGGGGGATGGTCATCGGGTGGCGCGAGCGCCACTCCTTCGTATCCTCTGGCGGGCCGATGACCCACGCGGACAACCAAGCCATTTCTAGAAGAAAAACGGCAATCTTTTTGTGGCCGCGCAGCCGCACGGCCAACTTTACAAAGATGTCAACTTGCCACGGGACTACCCCGCGGCATTCCGCGTACTGGTTAGAAGGCGTCGCGAACGTGTCCTTGTTCGCCGCGAACTCTCGCTCACGCCGCATCGACAACTTCTTGAACATGATCTTGTGCTCCTTGTTGCTGTGGGCCGGTGTCAGTCCCGGCCCGGTGGGTGGGGTGCTAGACGTTGATCTTGACCTTCATTGACACTCCATGCACAGAGTGCGTAGAGAGCCATTTTGCAACCTCGTCGGCTATCCACGTTTGGTATCTTCCCGGCACCGTGCTCAGGTATTGACCGGCGTGCCGGCCAAATACCAACTTCACGTCATTCAAAAAGTCAATACTCCAAAAGTCGTGCATGGCTTCCTCAACCGAAGACTGCGTAGTAACTAGATATTCCGCTATTGCCTTGATCGAGTGCGCTTCCATGATGTTCTCCTTGTGCTGTGGGCCGTGGCCCGGTGGGTGTTTAATCTCTACCGTCAAGAGTATTATACACCTATAATCAAAACTTGTCAAGTATCAACATCGACCGATTCGTGCCCAACGGGTGCGCCTCGTTTTGCCAGCTTCTGCAACAGCACGGCCAGGCGGCGCGGGTTGAGTTCCGTGCCAACAAAGGGGTTGCCGGCATCCCAGGCGGCCAAGCCGACCAGCCCCTGGCCCATGCAGAAATCGCCCAGCACGGCATAGTCCTCGATACGCGCAGCCTGTGCGATGACCTTGGACTCGTCCATGCCGGTGTAGTCAAAGGCCAGCGGATCGCGCCGGCTGGCGCGCAGGATGTGGCAGGGGTGCTTGCGGTAGTACAGCACGTCCCAGCGCTGCACGACTGGATAGATGCGCTGCAACTCCTCCTGCCAACGGTCAACGGCCTGGCGCGCGGCGAGGAGGGCTGTCCAGGGCGGCGCGGCTACTGTCGCGCGACGCGCCGGTGCCGGCGGGGAGTGGTGGGCAGGGCGGTGTCATATCCCGCCTCGCGCACTGTATCGCGAATGCGATACCACCAGTGGCCGCCAGTCGCTTGGTCGGGGTAGATGGCCCGCTGAACTGCCTTCAGGCTGCCTTTCGGGTAACGATCAGAGACGCTCTCGCGATACAACCGGACGATGTGAGCGATCTGCTCCGGCGTGTAGGGAGCCTCTGGCTCATCGGTACGAAACGGCGGTACAGACGCCGGTATACCGGCGCTGGGCGTGTTTTGGGCCGGTATCGGGGCCGGCGCGGGCATCGGTATGCTGGTACGGGCCGGTACAGGCGTCAGCACCGCATCGGCGCGCGGCAGGCCGGCCAGGAAGGCGTCGAAGGAGGAGTGGCCGCCGGCTTCGTCCAGGCCGGCCAGGTAGGCTTGCGCGACGACGGCGCGCTCCATGCGCACCAGGCAGCGGCCGGGGATGGCGGGCAGCATCTCCGCGCCGCGCCGGCCCAGGATCAGGCGGCTGTCCTCTGGGCGCTCGACGGCGAACGCGACGGCCACGCCTTCCAGGTTGCGCAGGTCGGCCGGCAGCGTGTCGGAGGAGGGGCGCTGGGTGGCCATGACCAGGGTGACGCCGGCGGCGCGACCCTTGCGGGCGATCTCGCTGGCGACCTCCACAAACGAGGCCCGGCTGATGCGCGACGCGCTCAGGTCGGCAATCTCGTCGATGATCGTCACTAGGTGGGGCAGCGGCTCGCCGGTGCGCTGGATGTAGCCGTCCAGGGAGCGCACGCCGGCTTGCTGGAGCAGGGCGTAGCGCCGGCGCACTTCCTCCAGCACCTGCTCGATCAACTCCTGCGCCGGCGCCATGTCCACCGCGACCGGCCAGCGCAGCAGCGACAGGTCGGGCGGAATGTTCCCGAACGAGACCAGCTTCATGTCGGCCACGGCGATCTGGACGCGCACGCCGGTGGCGTCCTGGCGGGCCAGGCCGGCGACGAAACCGGCCAGCAGCTCGGACTTGCCGCCGCCGGGCCGGCCGCCGATCAGAACGTTGCCCAGGTTGCGCAGCGGGATGGCCACCTGACGGCCGGCGGCGTCCACACCGACCGGCAGCGACAACTCGCGCGGCAGGGGGGCCGAGTAGAGTGAGACCTCGCGCGGCAGCGACGCGGCGTAGTCGATCTCTGGCGGGGCGTCAGGCGGGGGCGCCAGCTCAGGCAGGTTGGCCGGCCGTTGCAGGCGGTAGTTGGCCTCGATGACGCGCTGGGCCAGCGGCGCGGTGGGGCGCTTGTGGGCCGATAGGGCCGACAGGGATTGCGCGCCCGGCTCGTTGAAATTGAGCGGCTGGCCGCGGTGGAAGAAGATTGCAAACAGGCCGTGCCGGTTGGGGGAGATTTGGCGAGACCAGGCCAGCGCGCGACCGGCAACGGCTGCGGCGATGCTCAGGACGACGACGGCGAACGCGACAAACAGCACCACGACGACGGCTACGTAGAGCCAGTCGCCGAAGCGCCGGTCAACCGCTCTGTCGATGCGGTCAACGAGTTCGAGACTTCCTACGACAAAAGCCGCGGCCAAACCGGCGGCGACTATTGTCAAGGGGAGGGCCAGTCGTTTCACCGAAATCTTCCTGCTCTCCAGCTGTCAGGTGCGGCGGTGTTGAAGCAGATGCTGGTTATGGCGTTACTTCCTGCCGCCAAACGGCCAATCTGGTAGACTGTTAGCCGCCGCCACGCCGGCCAGCACCATCAAACACGCCAGCGCCGTAGCCAGCGCTAGCAGCCAGTTGTTTTTGACAGGTTCAGCCCGCTCCACGGTAGTGCGCGTACTGGTGACAGTCATAGCCGGCTGGGCATCCTGTTTGATGCCAATTCCAGTGGCAATCTGGACAACGACTTGCGAACCATCAGCCGCTGGCTCCAGTTCCTCGACGATGCGCTCGATTTCGCCAGGGCTGATGCGACCATGCCCAATGTCAGCGATATACCCGATGGCCATTGATGCGCCGCACATGGACAGCAGTACCAAGGCAGCCAACGCGAAATGTACGAGTCGTGGTTTCGTAGTCACCGCAACACCTCGACAATCGCCGTTTCGTGCTGCGCATCCTGCGCTCGTGAAGATTTCTCGATCAGCGCCAAAAACGCAAACGGCATTGGCGGTTGAATGAAGTTCTCTGTGTACTCCCATTCCTGACCACTTGCATCACGCCAAACCTCAATCACGGTTGTCAGTAGGCCAGCGGGGGTTCTGCCGTTGCGCTGCACGCAGCGACTGATGCAGACGGCATCCATCGTAACGGGACCATTGTCTGTTTCCAGCGTAACAATCATCACGACATCTCCGTTTTTTCTATGCCAGTTTCAGGCATAGCCAATGACGCCGCTTCGCCGTTGTCCCTGGCGATCTGGCTCACCAGTAGCACCACTCGATCAATCAGCGGCACGGCGCGTCCCTCGTCGGGGTCGTTGACGAAGCACTCATCGAGGTATCGATGAACCTCCTCAACTTCTGCGCGGGCAGCTTCGAGGCGATCCTGCAAAGCGTAGAGCATATCAATCGGTGATGGCTGAGTGATCTCCTCGATGTTTAGCAGCGCTGTCTCGATTACGCCGACCATTTTTGTTATGCTATCCATCATTTCATCTCCTTCTCACCGCCGCCCAGCCGCTTGATGCTGTCTTACGACAGGCCGGGGCTTGTTTCCGGCTACGGGTCGGCCCGTTTGCTACGTGCTGTGTCGGCACGGCGTCACGAACGGGGCAGCGGTGGGGTGTTAGTTACCGGCGCGCTCCTGGACGTGTTTCAGCCACGCCTGGCCCCAGCGGTCCAGGGCCTTGTCGTTGCAGCCCAGTCGCTTGCACAAATCTGCGTGCGATCCTACTGCGTGCGGGAAGTCAGGGCTACCGTCCTTTTTCTGGTAGTGGGCAAAACCGACCGCCCACTTGACAGCGGTCCCTTGGTCCTTGAAGGGCAACTCGCCGGCGGGGGTCGGTGCGGGCCGACTGGCAGCAGCCTGGGCCAGCGCGTGGGCCTGGGCCGGGGCTTGCGCGGCAGAGGGGAGATGCTCGAACTCGGCCTCAGCGGACCAAGGCGAAGGTTCCTCGCTGGTGGCAGGAGGGGCCGGCGGGCGCTGGCCGGCCAGGTACGCGGCGTGCGCCGCGTCCTCTTCATCCTTGGCGGCCCGGTTGCTGGCCGGCTGCGCCGGTGCCTTGCCGGCCGGGTTGCGGGAAGGCTCTCCTACCGAGAGAACCCGGCTGAAGCGGCGGATGTCCTGGCCGGCGTCGGTCTTCTTGCCGGTCGGCATAAGGCTAATAGTGAACGGTGCCGGCGCCACGTAGAAGTAGCCCTTCTTGGCGGCGGCCTCTGCGCTAGGTGCTACCTCGCCATCCCAGACCTTGGCGTTGGCGGGTATGGTCAGGGGCAGGTCGGCAATGCGCTCGTGGTAGATGCGGGTGACGGCGAACTCGATGCCGGGGTGCGTCGCGTAGAGCCACACGCACGGCTGGTCCTCTCCGTCTGCTCCGACGACGAAGCGCTGAACTTCCCAGGTTTTCTCGCCGGTCTTCTCGATGTGCAAGAGCTGCACGTAGTCGGCAATGGTCTTGAGCGAAACGTCAATACTGGCTATCGTTTGGGCCAGGAATGCCCAGTCTGGGGCGTTGTCGGTAGTCATGGGTGGGTCTCCTTGTCGGTGGGCAAATCCGCAAAATTTGCGGATTTACAAACCCAGGTACTTGTCGAAGCTGCCTACCCGTCCAGCCAGCTCTGCCGGCGGGTTGGCCAGCAGGCGGTCGCGAAAGCGAGCAGCCCATTCTCCAGTGCGCACCGGACGGGCGGCGATGCGCCAGGCTCTGGCGCCGCCGGGCCAACGCCGGACGGTCCAGCCGTCGGCGACCAGCTTGTCGGCAGCGCTCTCGACGGTCCAGCCGGCAGCCAGCCGACCCACGTCCTGGGTCAGCGCCTTGTCGCCGGGCATCCAGCCGGCCCGCCAGCAACGCTTGACTGGTCCGTGCTCAGTCGTCACCAGGTCGATGCGGGTGACGCGGCCGGGGAAGCGGTCCAGCTCGGCGGCCTTGATCTGCCGGTAGTCACCGCCCAGGTAGCGGGACTGCGGGACGTAGCTGGCGCTGTGCGGGTCGGTCGGCGCCAGGTACTTGTCGATGTCGGCCAGCATCCAGGCGTTCGGGTCCTCTTTGGCGGGCGGGCGGTAGCGGCTCATTGCAACCCTCGCTCGACCATCCAGCGGTATGTGGCCTCGATGTGGCCAAGGGCCAGCCGGAAGTCGTCGCCCCGGTTGACGTGCTCGTTCTCCAGAAAGGCGGTGAAGCGCGCCAGCACCTGTTCGTGGTTGCGGCCGCGCGCCGGCGAGTAGCGCACGCTGGCCAGGCGCAGTACGTCGATGGGGTAGCAGCCGGCCAGGCTGACAAACTCTTGCTCGGAAACCGCTTCGGCTGGGGCGTACTGCTCGGCGCGCGCCCGCTGTAAAGTGGTGAACTCATCGGAGGTCATTGCACCACCTCGACCAATCGCAGTTCATGCGCAAAAAATGCAAATTCGCCAAAGCCGGCGGCGGGGTCGGGCGTGACCCGGACGAACATCTGGCCGGCCGCGCTGGTGATGCAGGCCACGATGCCGGCGGCGCTGATGCCAGTGTCCCAGGCCGCGACAACGCGCCCGGCCTGGCTGAACTGGCGAGGCTGGGGGCGGCGAAGGAAGACCGGGGCGCCGGGTTGAAATTGCTCATTGACAGAACTACGGTTTTCTGATAGACTGGTCATATCGCACTCCTGTTGCGATCACGCCCCTGGAGGTGCTGCTAACACCTGCCGGGGCTTTCGTTTGCCGTTGTTGGTATAATACACCCAAAACGCTATCTTGTCAAGTCCCGACTTACAGGAAGTTGAAAATGTCGCTACCTATCACCGCCCAGCGGGTTCGGATTGTCCGAGAGCGGGCCGGCCTGACGCAGGTTCAGCTCGCCGAGCGGGTCGGCCTCAGCCACCGGCCCATAACCATCTCCGACATCGAGACAGGCCGCCAGGGGCTGGGCAAATATGCCCCGGCTATCGCTCTGGCCTGCGAGACGACTACCGATTTTCTGTACGGGATAACCGATGATCCGGGCCGGCCGCTAGACCTGGATGCAGTGCCGGAGCAATGGCGGGCGGTAGTGAAGCGCATCATAGAGCTGGCCACGCAATCAGATTCCTAGCGCCATCTGCGCGCGCTGGCCGCGGTAGGCGATAGACCGGGGGTGGCGCTCAGCGGCCAGGCGAATGGCGGCATCCTGCTGAGCAGTTAGGTCGGGCAGGCGAATGCGCCAGGTCTGGATGCCTTTGGGGTTGGTCTTGTAAAGTTCAAAGCCGGCAGCGGCATAAATCACGCCGCGATGCAGGCGAGTGTCGCAGTAGGACAGCAGCCAACGGATGCGGTACGGCTCCTCCAGAAAGCAGGGCGGGCGCAAAAGCAGGTACTCATAGCCGATGTGGTCGATGGCGGTGCGCAGAATTGCGCTGGCCAGCGTTGAGCGGAAGCGACCGCGCCGGTCGGTGTAGCCGGGTACATGCGCAGGCTCATACAATTCCCCACCGGCCTGGTAGCGCGGCGCGATCCAAACGCGGGCCAGGTTGAGAACCTGCCAGCGCGTGGAGTCGCAGCGGCCGGCGGCTGCATCGTCAACACTGCCGTACCAATCAGCGCAGCGGGTGGCCTCCGGGCGGCTGAAGACCAGGACGCCGGCCAGGCCGGACGGCAACCAAACAATAAACGTCTCAGGCGTTGCCCGCGGATCGGGCATGGTGTGCAGGTAGTGGCGCTCGCGCACGTAATCAGAAACGACTTGGTACAACTCGGAGCCGCGCGAAGCGTGGGTCAGCTTGATCATCAACCGTCTCCCTTCTTGAGCACGGCCAGCGCGGCCAGCAGCACCTGCTCGGCCTCGGCATCGCTCAGGGCGGCGTCGATCAGCAGGACAGGCAGCGGGTTGGGGCCTTGCGTGACGACCAGCACGCGCGGCTGTACGTCGCGGTAGCCGGCGGCCTCCAGTTGCCGGCCCCAAACAGCCAGGGCGTTGGAGATGGTCATCAGTAGCGCTCCACTGCCGGCAGCCACACCGAGCTGCCACAGGGGCGCGCCGGCCACACCGCCACGACTAGCGGCGCGTTGCCGGCCTCCATGACTTCAACGGAGAGGTTGCGGCGCACAACAGCGCCATCGTCCTGGTACATCGGCACCCACCAACTGCCGCCAGCCGGCAGCAGGCCCCAGCCGGTGAAGCAGACGCATCCCCAGTTGCAGGCTGGATCGGTGGGTGGCCGGCCAGTGTAGACCGCGCGCCAGTAGGTATGGGGCGTCTCGTCGTTGACGATGATGCGGTTCTCTGGGCAGGTGAGCAGCGCGCGGTAAACAGTTGGCTGTCCTTGTGCCTCGGCGTCCAGCCAGGCCAGGGAGCCGCCGACCAGCAGCACGGTCAGCGCCGCCAGGAGGAGCGCGCCGGCCAGGAGGAGGGTGAGCGGTCGGGCGTCGGGCGCGGCCGGCTCAGGCGCCACAGGGGCGTCGATGTCAACGACGCGCCAGCCGGCGGCGACGTACTCGGCGCGGTGCGCGTCGTGGCTGTTAGCGTTTGGGCGTGAGCGCGACCGCCTTGATGAGGCGCTTGCGCAGCTCACGCAAGGTTTGCGGGTCTTTAGTGGCCTTGATTTCTTGGACAAGTTTGATCACCTCGCTTTTTGACATAACTATTCCTTGCTGAACGGCTTGTAGTGCTCGGCGTAGCAGCGCCGGCAGACGCGCACCCAGCCGGCGAGCTTGTGGCGGGCGCGCTCCGTGTCGCCGGTCCAGCACCAGCGGCCGCACTCGGCGCAGCGGCGGGGCGTGTGATCCTGGATGGTCCAGCGCAGGCGGGTGGCCCAGAGGACGGGGATCATCCGGCCGGTGGCGTAGCCCAGGGCGAAGCCGATGGCGACGAGGAGTAGGAGGCGCTCGGTCTCAGTCATGGTTGGCCTCCAGCCAGGCGGCCGGCTGGTTGTTGAGGTCGAGCTGGTAGAAGCGCGCTGCCCGGCCCAGCTCGACGCTGAGTTGCCGCAGCTCTTCGACCTGCTCTGGCCACAGGTGTGGCAGGGCGAGCAGGAAGTCGAAGCGGCCTTGCTTCTGGTTTGGGGTCATGCGTCAAACTCCTCGACCACCAGGCCCATGCTGTGCTCTGGCTCAGGCAGCAGCGCGTTCGTGGCCCAGCGGTGGATGGCGGCCAGCCGGCGGTGCGGCTGCTGCTGGTGAGCCGCGCAGCCGGCGATCTGCGCCAGGGTCTGTTCCAGTTCATCAATTCGCTGTATGAGATCGTCCATTGTTGTTGTTGCCTGCCTCGTGGATGTCGGCCAGCCGGAAGAACTCCGGCTGCATGTACTGCACGAAGGCGCCGTCCGCGCCCATTGTGTTCTTGTCAATGCGCACCCGGACGACGTTGGACCGGCTGCCGTCGGCGTTCGTCTCGCGCTTCAGTAGCACCACCAGATTTGCTTTGGTGGACTTCTCGCCGGAACCACCGATGTCACTGCGATCCATCTTGGCCGCCTCGATGGTCTTGCCGGCCTTGTTTAGTTGCGTCACCATGATGACCGGCAATTTGGCGCTCTCGGCGAAACTCTTGAGCATCTCTACGTTGTCGGCCTCACGCAGCCAGTAGTTGGCGCCGTACATCTTGAGTTGGCGCGCGCTGGCAAATGCTTTCTCCAGGTAGTCGATGACCACCACGTCGCACAAGCCCTCCTCGCGCAGCCTGCGTAGCTCGGCGACAGTCTGCTCCATCGTCCAGCCGGGGGTGTGGACGTAGTTGATCTCGCCCTCCCACGCCTCAAGTCGGGGGCGCACGGCCTGAATAATTGCCTCTTGCTCTGGCGTGAGCATACCAGACTCAAGCATTCGCACAACGATGGACGTATGGCGCGCGGTGCGCCGATCCATCATCAGTTCGCGGTTCAACTCGTAGTGGACAAAGGCAACCCGGTGGCCGCGCGCCGCCCAATGTTCTGCCAGGCACTCAACCACGATGGTCTTACCCTCGCCGTCCGGGGCAGAGATGCTGGCCAGCATCCCCGGCTTCATGGGACTGATCAGCCGGTTCCAGGAGGCCCAGGGCCAGTCGATCTGCCGGCGCTGATCAGGCGGCAGGAGGGCCATTGCGGCGCGCTGGCGCAAGAGTTCCTCGTAATAGGTGAAGCTGTCTTTCCAGCGCAAGACCGCGCTGGCGTCGGTCGTGCCGCCGATGTGGGCCAGCGCCTGTGTCGCCCAAGCGTGCAGGTCGGCCGGCTCCTCCTCGGCGAGACAGCGGCGCAGGAGTTCCTTGCCAAGGGCTTCAAATTGCGCAACGTCGGGATTCATTAAATGCTCCGGGATACCCTTTGGGGAGGGCGAGAACTTGCCACCGTTTGCGGCAAGACGCTGTTGTAATTATGCTTTTTCTGGCACCGGCGTAATTTCTCCAGTGATAGGATGAATGAAGTGAGTGACTTCGAGTTTCGTAGGCGCCGGGTTCTTTCCATTTGCGACGGCCTTTTGCACGTAGGGCGCCACCTCGCCGTCTTGGCGCCAGTTATCGTAAGTTGTGTAGAGATACCCGGTAGGGTTTGACTTGTCCTTGGCCTTGTCGATCATGTAGCACAAAACGTTCACGCCACCGTAGGCTAGCCACTTAGGCAGCATCGCAATCGGCGGGGTGGCTTCGTGGGGCGTGCCGGTAAAGATTTCTTTCCAGCGAGTCAGCGCTTGCGCAAGTTCCGGGTCGATCAAAGCGTTTTCAGCGGCGTCTTTAGAAGATGATCTTATACTTAAACTTATACTTGAACTTGTACCTTCACCCGATCCTTCACCTTGTACCTTCACCTGATCCTTCACCTGATCCTTCACCTGAATAGCAAGTCCTTGCTCATCGCACGTATCAGGTGAACGTTTGCCGTCCGCTGTGATCCAGTTGCAGGTGACTATTACGCCCCTGGTGAATGTCTTGCGGATTCGGTCCCGCCAGCCGGGGGGTTTGGGATACTGCGACGGCATGGCGTACTGGTGTGACTGGTAGGTCCACCAGTTCAGGATTTGGTAATAGTCCTTGCCGTCCGCTTGGTAGATCAGGATCGTTTCGTTCCCCGCAACCATATCTAGCCAGTCGGCTACTTGTCCGGCTGTCACGTCGTCGAAGGGGAAGATTTGCGAACGCAGATAAACCGGGTGCGCTTTTCCCCGTCCCTGGTCGTCGGCGTGGTTGATTATGCCGATAGCAAGCAGTCTCGCCATCGGGGGCATGACTGCGAACTTCTCGTTTTTCCAGATTGCGCTATCGAGCATTCTGCGGGTCATCTAATACCTCGTGGCGTGGCGATTGCCTTTGCTGCTGTTGCATGACCGGCACAGCCATTGCAAGTTGCCTGGTTCATCGGAGCCGCCCCATGATTTCGGCGTGACATGATCAATCGTCAGGTGAAATCCCGTACCGCACTTTGCGCAGCGCTTGTCGTCGGCAAAGACGTTAACGGTTCCTGTAAAAGAAAAATCGTTTACACACCCGATGGTCACGTAGCCCATCTTTTCAAGCATCAGCAAGATGCTGATTGTGTCGGCGCGCGTCAGCCGCAAGCGGCGGTCGAGGCGCTTTATTGCTACCTCGCACGCTCCGTCGTCCTGAGTGTTGTCTGCCAAAACCAGCATGGTCAGCAAGCCATCACCGTATAAGTTGGGATCGTCGTTGTCCCAGATGGCGGACATTAGCTTGACACTCATCGCGGTGTTTCCTCTGCGACAAACTGCTGCGCTTCGGCGCTCAGGTCAGCAAGGTGCTGACGCACTGCTTCGACGTGTTCCGGTCGGATACAGACGGTCATGGTCATCCCCAGCGCCGGCTCGTATTGCTGGAGCGAGATGGTGCCAAGTTGGTTGACGAACAGTTCTAGCCCGTCTTCGTGGTGCGTGATGGTTGGCATAGTTACGTTCCTGTCGCTGCTCTCATTGCGCTCCGTAGGGTGGCCACTATCTCCTGCTCTTCCAGGCCGACCGCGCGTGCCGCATCAGCCAGCGCGTCCTCGATCACGGTCTCCGACATTTCCCCGCTGGCGACGAAGCGCCCCAGGTTAAAGACCGCCCGGTTCAGTGTCGCGTTGCGCGCGCCTTGGGGGGCAGCGAGCATTGCTTCCACCTCGCTGCGCAGAGCGGCCGTGATGTACTTGTCGTTGACCGCCGTGTCTAGCGCCACGCGCGGCCGGCTACTCTTTTCCCTAGCCGTAACTTCCTGGTGCTGGGCGATCAGCCGCTTAACCATATCCAGCGGCAGTTCCTTGTAGGGTATCTCCATCTCACAGTGCAGGGACCCCCACCAGCTTCTGGCCGGGTCTTTGCAGGCGCTGTCGGCGGAGCCGAACGACCAGATGAGCGCCTGGGCAGCCAAGGCGTAGTTTTTGGCCTGCTGGATGGGGGTGTCCAACAGGAAGATCACGCGCGTTCGAGGTTTCTCTGGGGTATGGCTGGGGGTGGTGTAGAGCAGCGCCGCATAGCGGGCGATGAACTTGTCGGCCATCAGCGTGGCCAGCGCGCTGCGCTTGTCCTCGGTGTCGAAGTCCAGCCCCAGGTGCTGGCCGAGCAGGAAGTTCTTGGAGTGGCGCCAGTTGTTGCCGTGCCAGGTGGTAATGGCGTGGCCGTCGTAGATCATCCGGCCCAGGTCGAACGGCTCCAGCTCCAGGTTCTGAAACGACGCGTTGAAGGTCGGCCAGAACGGGTCGCCGTGGGGTAGTTTTCGGTCGAGGGGGTGACGGTTGACGGCGATTTTGTAAGTCGTCATAAAAAACTCTTGTGCGCGCACCGTTTTGGTGCTATACTTGGGCTATGTCCAGACCCAAACTCGACCAGTCTCAAGAGACCGTGACGATGAGCGTCAGGATGCCGGCCGATCTGCACCAGGCGCTGGCTGAGCTGGCGCGGCAAGAGAACCGTTCGTTGTCTCAGCAGGTCGTCCACCTGCTCCGGCAAGCGCTGCGCCCAGAGTCGTGTTGATCACGTAGTTCAGCGAGCGATCCTCGGCCTGCGCCCGCGCGGCCACGGCGTCGTAGACGTTGCGCGGCATCCGAATAGAGAGTGTGACAGGGGGGTGGTTTCTATTTGTCATGGCATCACCGATTATAACCTATTATCACCGGATTGTCAAGCTATTTGATGGGCCAGTTTCGGGCATCCACGCGTGCTCATCCCGGTGGCACTCGTAGCAGCGCGTCTCCAGGTTCCACGTCTGGTGCGACCCGCCGCGCGCCACGGGGAGCCGGTGGTGGACGTGCATCAGCCGGTAGCGCCGGCCGCAGCGCACGCACTTGCCGTGGTCCCGGTCGATGACGTAGGCGCGCACCCGGCGCCAACGCCAGCCCTCGTAACGCACGCCAGGCCGCATAGTGAGGCGGGCCAGGGCGTTGATGGCCAGGAAGTGCGCGAGCCGCAGCAGGCCCAGCGCGAGCAGGGGAGCCAGAACGATCATGCCGGCCACGAAGAGGGCCATGCGCCAGTGCTCAAACACGGGGAGCCTCCTGCACCACCCAGCCGGGCCGGCCGGCGATCTGCGCCACCAGCCGGCGGCGTGCCACCAGCCAGTAGCCGTACTTCGTGGCGCGCCATTGGCCGTGCCACAGATCGCCGTCGCGCTCGGCTGCGCCGGTGTCTTTCAGGTAGGTCAAGATGGTTCTGATCTCGCGGCGGGGCAGCCCGGTCTGGTCAGCCAGCGCGCCGGAGTTGATCTCGCTCCACTGAGCCAGCGCCTCCAGCACCAGGTGTTGCCGGCGGGTAATCTCCCGTTCGCGCGGGGAGATGGCGGGCGCTTCGGCTAGGCCGGGCGACTCGTACTCGTAGCCGGCTCCGAACTTGGAGGAGCGCAGCCAGGCCAGCAGCGCGCGGGCCGCTGGCGCCTCCAACTCCGCCGCGTGTTCGCGCTCTGCCGACCAGAGCGGGCGGTAGCCGTACGTCTTGGCGCAGCTGATGCGCTGGAAGCGCCGCAGGTAGGGCCTCTCGGTGGGCTGCTTGTCGGTGCGATGGCGGACGATGATGGTGGTCATGGCTGCCCGTCCATCGCACCGAGCGCGGCCTGCTCCGCAGCGAAGCGGGCCGCAGCTTCGGCCACTACCTCGTCGCCGGAGCGCCTGGCCCAGCCCTCGGCGTTCATGCGGAAGGCGATCCGGCCATAGTCGGGGTGGATGCTGCTGTGGCTGGCCAGGTAGGCCAGGTCGTAGAGGGCGGCGCCGCCGTCGCGCAGGCGAATGGCGAGTCGCAGTTGGGCTTCAGTGGTCACGGTGCGGTCCTTTCGGTTGGCTGTAGCGGGGCCAGAATGGGCGTTCTGGCGATCTGCTGGATGGATACACACGAAATGGCGGTAAAATCGCTCCTGGGCCGTCCTGGCGTCCCTGGGGGCTACTGTAGCGGCTTGCTCGACCGGCGATTTGGCCGTGTTGGTCGCTGCGGGCTATAAAGGCTTGCGAACAAACAGGACATCCTCGTTCTCAATCGCCGCGTCCGGGTTGTTGCGGTTGGCCAGCCGGCGAAAGAACGAAACTTTTGAGGTCCTCAGCTCGACCGGCTCTCCGAAGATGCCGAGCTGGTGGCCGTGCGTCTCGGCCTTCCAGGCCACCGCCCACAGCACCGGCTCGAAGCCGACGGCCTCGCACAGCGCCAGCCACTGTTCGCCGAAAAGGACGCGCTTCTTGTCGCGGACAAAATCGCCAGTGATCCACGCTGCATAGCCGCCCGGCTTCAGGATGGCGAAGGTCTCCTCCAGGATCGTGCGCGCGGCAGACCAGAACGTCTCGCCAGTGTTGTTGCCCAGGTTGTCCGGGTCGGCGCCGTAGTCGTCCAACACCAGCGCAGCGCTTGTTTTGCCGACGCGCGCCGGGTCAGCAAAGCCTTCCCGTGTCACGCCGGCCTGGCCGTGGACGGTGCGCTGCTCGTAGGGCGGCGAGGCCACCGAGGCGTCGAAGTCGCCGGCTGGCAGGTCGGCAAGTTGGCCGGGCGATGAGCCGTAGGCCACGAACTGGATCGGACCGCCTTGCCCGCTGGTCATGCGGGTCTCGCCGCCTGTGTGCTGCGCGCCGTCCGCGTAGGGCGGCGACGAGATGGTCGCATCCCAATCGCCGGCCCGTAGCGCGCCCAGGTTGCCCGGCGTGCTGCCGTAGTTTTGCGGCTGGTTCAGGACGCTGTTGGGGCCGCCGACGTTGATCGGTTGCGTCACGTCTACGCCGGCCGCGGCCTTGCGCTGCACGCGGGCCTGGGCGTCGTTGGCGCCATCGGTCTGGTTGATGGTCTCCGCGTAGGGCGGCGACGAGATGGCCGCATCCCAATCGCCGGCCCGTAGCGCGCCCAGGTTGCCCGGCGTGCTGCCGTAGCCGTCTTGCCGGTCGGCGGTGTTGATGTTGGCGTCCTGGCCGCCGGGGTTGGCCGGCGAGGCGAAGTTGCGGCGTCCGGTGATCTCCGTCTCCGCGTAGGGCGGGCTTGACACCACCCCATCGGCCAGCTCCCCTGCCGGCAGATTGGCCAGGTTCCCGTCGCTATCGCCGTAGCGCCCGCCCATTGCCTTGCGCTGCTGCCAGCCGTCCGGGCCGCGCAGGTAGCTGCCGTCCTGCGCACGCAGCCCCGACGCGCCCTCGTCGCCGTGGCCGTCGATGCGGGCCTGGGCGTAGGGGGGTGAGGAGACTACGGCGTCGTGAGAGCCGGCAGGCATGGCGCCGAGTTGGCCGGGGGTGGAGTCGTAGTCAGCTTGATTGCGTAGTTTGTGCCGCTCCATGTCGATTGGCGAAATGTGTTCAGCGTTGCTTATGCCAGCGGCACGCGCCACCTGACGGCGTTCTGCAGCGTTGACCAAGCCCAGGTCGAGGCTGTCATGAAACGGCGGGCTACTCACCACGCCATCCGCCTCCGCGATCACCGCCCTAAGCCGCCGGCTGTCGCCTTGCAGGAGCCGGGCTGAGCCGTAGCCGGGGAAGTGGGGCGCATAGCGGGCGCGCCAGGTCTCGATGTTGCCGGCCTGGCGCTGGCCGCAGGGTTCGACGGTCAGCGCGTCCAGCAGCTTCTCGTGAGCGTGATCGTAGGCCGCTTGGCGCGCGACCGCCTCGGTGTCGTCCTCAGTACCGCCGTCCAGCAGCGCCTTGGCCTCCTCCTCCGCGCGCCGGCAGCGGGCCAGCTCGTCGAAGGCCGGCTTGCAGGCCGGGCAGGGGTGCGCCTCGCTGCACTCGTAGCCGTTGCCCAAGTCCACGAAGCGGGCCTCCAACTCGCAGCCGGTCCAGTGCAGGCCGAAGAGCGCCGCATGAAAACCCAGGCCGCCGATGCCACCAAAGGGATCAATAATTTTGTCTCCGGGCTTGATCCAGCCATTGTCAAGCATGTGGCGATAAATGCGTTCCGCTAACCCGTGCGGGGCTTTGGCGGGGTGCGAGAATGCCTCACCAACTAGCAAGCCAGCCCAGGTTTTATCAAAGCAGCCGTACCAGTCTACGCGCGGGATGTCGGTCACAGCGTCTCCTCCTCCGGCGCCGGGCCGGCTTTCAGGGTCACAACCCGGAAGCGCTTGTCCAGCGCGACGTGTTGCGGGGGCCGGCCGTAGCGGGCCTGGAAGGCTGCGCGCGCCTCGTCCGGGTCGTGGTCGGCGGTGAACATCTGCCAGGCGCCGCGGCCGAAGTCGGGCAGGTCGAAGTCGAGGGGCAGGGTGGCGGCGGTCATCGGGATGCCTCCTGTACGGTGCGCTGGATGCCGTCCAGCGTGCGGCTGTTTTCGCTCATGTTGCCGCAGGCGAGAGTGGCCAGCGCCAGCAGCAGCGCGGCCAGGAAAAGGCGCAGGCGTTTTGGGGTGGTCATGGGGTGGTCTCCTCCAGCCGCTGCCGGCTGGTTCTGTAGCTCGTTGGCTGGGGGTTGGCACGACCTGGCGCGGCCACAGAACCAGCCGGCAGCGGCCGGTCGGCAAGCAAATCCACCAGCCGGGCGCAGGCTTGGGCCACCTGCGCGCGGCGCGTTTGACTGGTGGGGCGGGTGATGGGAGTCATGGGGCATCGACCTTGTAATCCTTGAGCGCGACGCCGGAAGATAATCGTCCTTTGACGTGCGATGGCTTGAAAAACACTCCCTCGTATTTGCCGAACAGAGGGGCGTCCGCTGTGTAGGTGGCCCAGTGGGCACGCACGAAGTGCAGGCGGTTATGCCGTCCGGTCTTCTGGTGCTCCATGTCGGAGTCCACCCTCTTTTGGAATTGCTTGATGTGCAGCCATTTGTACGTGATGATCGGCTGCTTGTCCCTCTCCATCCGCCGCCGCTGGTTTCGCGAAAGCACTCTTCGGTCGTCAATGAGTTCCACGTTTCGGCAGTTCATCAGGCTAATGGCGAACGCAAACGGTAAAAATCCCGATAAAGGTGCATGTTTTTCGCTCAGGCCAGGCAAATGGGCGCTGAGCAACATAGTTCCTTGTTCGCCTGGGTATGCCTTTCCTTGCTCATCAAGGTACATAGTAACTCTGATCATCCGTATGGTTTTCTTGCCGTCACTGATAAGAACAGTGGCGTCGAGAAGAAACGAAGGGATGATGCCGTTCACTAATCCGGTCTCTCGTTTCTCTTGCCACTCCTTGTCTTTTTGCAAGCGCTCAAAATACAATTTCCTATCTGGCTCCGGCGCAACAAGAAAAGCCTCCAGCATCCAATTTCTTTGGGCATCAATCCTCTTCTCATTTTCGATCTCCAAGCACAGCGCAATACATCCTGCCCTCTTTCCCGTCAATCCTGATTTTTCCATTGTTCCGTTTACGTTCATCGCGGACGGAATGGCATACTCCAGATATGTGACTTTGTTGGGCAGCGTTAAAGCGTGCATGTCAGTTGCTAAGTCCCAGTTATCCTGCGGACTTTCGGCCCAGAACCAATTGGCGGCATCGCTAATATCCACCATCGCAGGCGCGATGTTCGTTTGCTGTATCGCGTCATAGATGTAAGCGCGAAAACGGGCGTCTTGCTCAAGGATTCTCATTGGCCGGCCTCGTTCAATCGCCAGGCTGCGACCACCGTCTCAACGGCCTCGACCAACTCGTCGTCGCTGGCGGTGTGGGGCAGGAGCAGCACGTCGGCCAGCCGGCGGCGCAGGCTCTCCAGGCGCTCCTCGGCGCTGGGCTGGCGCGCGGCCGGCGGCGGGGCAAAGGTGACGCGGGCAGCCGGCAGCGGCGCCCTGGGCGTGGCCGGCGCGCTGCCCTCCAGGTCGGCCCTTACCGCATCCAGCACCATCAGCGCGTCGCTTTCGCTGACGCCGGGCAGCAGGCGGGCGATGCTGGGCCAGTATTGGCTCTTGGTCTTTTGGTTGAGCAACTCCCGCACCGCAAACAGGCGCTGGTTGTCGTTGCCGAAGCGGCCGGCCAGCCAGGAAACCACGACGGTGTAGGGGCTGTCGGGCGTCTCCTCAGCCGGCGCGGCGACCGGGGCCGGCTTGGGCTTGGGAGTCGGCGCCGGCCGGTGCTGGGCGACGATCTGGCGGGCCTGCTTGTGGGTGACGGCCTGGCCGTTGGTCGCGCGCTGGACAGCCTCCTGGCGGGCCGCCGCCGGCACCGACGGGCCGGCCAGCGCGTAGAGGGCCGACGGGGCGATGCTCAAATCCGCAAAATTTGCGGATTTGAAGCTGTGCGCCACGGCCATGAAGTTGTGCGCCGTGCGCTCCGACCACTGAAACTCCTGGTGCAGCCAGCTGCCGAAGCGCCCGTGGGGCAGGCGCTCCTTGACTTCGATCAGGCGCTGGCCGATGTCCATCACGCCCTGGGCTGTCTGCCGCATCAGCGTCTTGATCTCGCTGGCGGCCTGGCGGGCGACGATGCGGGTCTCCGGATCCAACTCCTCGTAGCTGAACGGGGCGATGATTTCCTGCGCCGGCGCGCGGCCCAGCACCACGGCCACGTCGTCCTGTGCGGTGGTGGTCTGGGAGAGAATGATGGGGGTTCTACGCGGCTTGATCATCGGCGACCTCCTCCTCGTTCACTTGCTGGCGCAGCAGGGTGTTGACACTGGCCAGGTCAGCGTCGTCCAGGAGAACTCTGATCTCGATGGGGTGGGGCAGTTGGAACAGGGGCTGGATGACGATCTCCAGCCGTCCCTCCTCCCAGCGGGTGGCGGTGATAAGGCCGTCACGGACCTTGCCGTCGATCTCGAAGGCGCCAGGGGAGATGAAGGCGTGGGTGTTGTCAGCGACGCAGGTCATGGGGTTACGCTCCTTGTAAGGTGGGCCGGCGAAAAAGCTCCACCGGCAAAGGTCGGGCCAGGTCGGGGTTGCCGCCGTCAAAGGTGACGACGACTTGCCGGCCGCACTCCAGGGTGACGGGGTGGTCTCGCAACCACTCCTGCCGTAGCTGCTCGAAGTAACTGTCCTTGCAACTGCCCAGGGTGACAGTTTGGTTTGCCATCCGGTAGATCACCCGGCGCCGGCCGTAGACGTTGTACTGCAACGTCAGATCGCCGTCGGTTGGCAGCCCCGCCGGCTTGGGCAGGCCGCGCACCGAGCCACGGGCGATGGCGGCGACTACGATCTCTCGCCAGACGGGGTCTTTCACGTCCAGGTCGGCGACGCGTTTCATTTCACCACCTGGCAGACAATTTGGTTGGGGACGATTTTGCAAACCAGGCTCTGGGCCGGCGCGACCGAGGCCGCCGGCAGGAGCGTCGATGCGAGAAAGGCGACGGCGAGTAGGGTGTTCTTCATGCTGAAAGTTCCTCCTGGGCGATGGTGAGGCGTTCCTCTTCGGCCTGCTCGGCCAGGTCACGAAAGAACTGCGCGATCTGGCCGAGGACCGAACACCGATCTTCAGCGGTTAATTGCGGGAAGGGCGTGTGGTTGATGCGCACCGCGGTGTAGCCAGCGGCGGCATCCCGCCCGTAGCTGGTGTGCAAAGCAGTTCGCAGGCGGTGCGCCTTTTGCTGCGGAATGATGGTTTTCATTGCGTTTTTACACCTCATCGACAAAAACGCTATTCGGCGCGATGATGGGAGTTAGCGCCTTCAGGCCGGCGTCAACCACCGTAGCGGTCATCTCGCGCAGTTGGATGGGGCGGTTTTCTGCGGCCTGGGCCAAAAACTGCAATCGCTCAATCTGCCTGCGATGAAGCGTCAAGATTTGCATCGTGGTGTATTCTGGTTCTTGCTGCACTTGTACCTCCGTGGCTGTTGTTTGACTTACTCGTACTGTTAAAGTCATTATAGCGACTATAACGTACTCTGTCAAATCTGAAGTTCGACGTACCTGCGCCTGATCCTGGCTGAGTATACGCCGGACGACGCGCCGCCGCCTCTGGCCGGCGCCGACCGGGCGGAGTCGCTGGCGCGCGAGCTGGCCGGCCTGACCGAACGGCGCGGCCGGCTGATCTTGCTGTTCGAGACCGCCCGCATCAGCCTGGAGGAGTTCGACGCGCGGGAGCGGGAGACGGCGACGCAGGTGGCCCAGGTGGAAGGGGAGCTTCAGCGCTTGCGCGACGCGGCCGGCCGGGTGCGCCGACGCGCGGGGCGGCTGGCGCTGTTGGCGGAAGTCTTGCCCACCCTGGAGGAGCGACTGCTGGCGGCGCCGGTGACGGAGGCCAACGCGCTATTGCGGCAAATCTTCACGGAGATTACGATTGCGCGCGGGGAGGTAACTGGCGTGGATTTGGGGTAAAGATACGAATTTTGCCGATGTACTGAAATTTATCCCCAAAACTATTGACAGCAGGGCGGGGGGCGTGGTACAATTGTTCTGGCACGATGATTCCGGCACGATATGGTTTTACCCATGCCTGTGTGGGTTGTCTAGACTGAGAGGTTGGTTAGATCGTACTTGGTGCCCGGTTTCACCCACGCCTGTGCGGGTTGTCTAGACTGAGAGACATTGCAGCGGCCCGCGCTTTTCTGGATAGCATAGGTTTCACCCACGCCTGTGCGGGTTGTCTAGACTGAGAGCCGCTTGGCGCGCGCCGCCTTTTTCGGGTCACGTAGGTTTCACCCACGCCTGTGCGGGTTGTCTAGACTGAGAGCGCAAAGACGTAGGCGAAACATGGACAACTCGCAGTCTTGACAATCCGCACAGGAGACGTGAAACCAGACACAGCAAGGGGCCGCAAGGTCCATCGGGCTACGTTACCGAAGAATGATACAGGCACCGTGGGGTGCTTCTCCAGCCCCACGCTCTGCGGGCCAACGTTAAACAGGTGAAGTGGTTAAGCCAGTGCGTTGGTCGAAAACCTTCGGATAACATTGTCGAGGAGACCGTTACCACCGAAAGGTGAGTTCATCGTAAGATGAAACAAAACTCAGTTTTCGTACTAGATACGAACCGTAAACCCCTGATGCCCTGCCACCCAGCACGGGCGCGAGAACTCCTCAAGAGTGGGCGGGCCAGCGTCTACAGGCGCTACCCTTTTACCATTATCCTACACGACCGAAAAAATGGCGACGTGCAGCCGGTCCAGGTCAAGATCGACCCCGGCAGCAAACAAACTGGCTTGGCTGTTGTAACCAACGGCGAAGTTGTCTGGGCTGCTGAGTTGCAGCACCGTACCAACGTGGCTAACAAGATGACAGCGCGACGGCAACTGCGGCGCGGCCGGCGCAACCGCAAGACCCGCTACCGCCCCGCTCGTTTTGACAACCGCCGTCGCCTTCAAGGATGGTTGGCGCCGTCGATGCGCAGCAAGGTGGACAGCGTAATGACCTGGGTCGGCAGGCTGCGCCGTTTTGCGCCAGTCAGCATGATCAGCCTAGAGCGCGTCAAGTTCGACGTGCAGGCGATGCGCAACCCGGAGATCAGCGGCGTAGAGTACCAACAGGGCACCTTGCAAGGTACGGAGGTGCGCGAGTATCTGCTGCACAAGTTCAACCACACCTGCATCTACTGCGGCGCGCGGCCGGCAGTGCGGGGAACCATCGAGCACATCACCCCTCGCAGCCTCGGCGGTTCCGACCGCATCGACAATCTGGCCTGGGCCTGCTATGAGTGCAACCAGAAGCGCGGCAACCAGCGGCTGGAGGTCTTCGTCGGGCCAGAGAAGGCGGCCAATATCGAGCGGCAAGTGAAGAAGCCACTCAGAGATGCGGCATCAGTCAACACGACTCGTAACGCCCTCGCTGACGCGCTTGGTCAAACCGGCCTGCGCGTCGAGTGGGGCAGCGGTGGCCGTACCGCCCGGAACCGGCACGAAAACGGCTATCCCAAAGCGCATTGGATCGACGCGGCGTGCGTGGGTATATCGGGGTTGGGTGTGATGCTGAACCCTGAGATGCAGGTATTACGCATCAAGGCGACCGGACGTGGCACGCGCCAGATGTGCCAAACTGACAAGTACGGTTTCCCCAAGCGCCACCGCGGGAATGAGAAGCGCTACCTTGGCTACCAGACCGGTGACATCGTGAAGGCGGTTGTGCCAAGAGGCAAGCATACAGGTACGCATGTTGGTAGGATAACTATCCGTCGATCACCGTTTTTTTCTCTTAGCGGTTTCAGCGTACACCACAAACACCTTACGCTACTACAGCGCAGTGATGGATACGACTACAGTCTTTTGCGCGCTTCCCTTTAGCGTTGTCCCCCTGGAGGTCTCTCACATGGATTCTGGTATCGCCCTCGCTCTTGCCGCTGTCGCCATCTTCATTGCCGGCGCCGCTGTCGCCTGGTTCGCGCGCCGTGGCCTGCCTGAGCCGCTCTGGCGCGACGCGGCCGCCCTGGCCGCTGCTATCCGCGTCCAGGCCGGCTCGGTCGTCACCGAGGAGCGTATCAAGTTGCTGGCCGGTGTGGCTTATGACACCTTCGCCGTGGGAAGCAACTACGTGGGCCGGGATGAGTTCTGCCAGTTGGTCTGGGAGTTGGTGCAGAACTCGCTCGACATGGACGAGGCGGCTGCCGTGGCGGCGGCCTCGTTGCCGGTGGACGCAGCGTGACCAACCTGCTCCTTGCCAGCGTCATCGCCGGCCAGATCGTCGTCCACGCGGCGATGCCCAGCGTCCTTGACCGCTACCCCGACCGCGCCGACCCCGGCGTCGAGGGCTACATCGCCGTCAACGACTGCGCAGAGCTGGGCAACCGCTACGTGCTGGTGCGCCCTGGGCAGCGCGACGTGTTGGTCGGGGTAGCGGACTGCGCTTGGGCTGGCCACGTCGCCTACCGGCAGTCGCGCAACCTGATCGCCGACGTGGACGAGGCTATCTGGGCCGGCCCGTGGCGCCCGCAGTATGCCGAACTGTGGCCGGTGGCAGAGCGGGCGGAGTATTTGGCCACTATCAAGCCGGCCGCGCGACGCGGCGAGATGGTGTTGCAATGATGGTAGACCAGGGAGAGACTGGTTTTCTGCGGTGCATGTTTGCGCGACATGGGTCTTCGTTCGGTGGCGCGGCCCCGGTTCGGTGCTTCCTCCTTGGCCGGCCGGCGCTACGGCGGTTTTCCTTTCCCCGCCGGCTAACAGGCCCAGACAACGGTCGTGTAAATCGGCCGTGTCGAACGAAGCCGAGCGATGGGGCGGGCTGATGGGTTTCACAATGGCCCAGGGCGGCCCGCCCCAGAGAAGCTGATCCGCCACGCGCGGAAACAGTAACGGCCTCGCTTTGCGGGGCCAGCAATTGGAGCAATTCTTGAAGACCAGCAACGCTCAAGATCGCATCGTCCAGGCCGTTGCCCTGCGCGGCTACCTGGACGGCTGGACCGACGACGAGGTGGCCTTGCGCCAGCTCGTCAAGTTGCTAGAGGAGGTTGGCGAGGCTTGCGCCGCCATCTCCTTGCCCAGCATCACCGGCGACATGTTGATGTTCGTGATGGACGCCATCGACCTGGGCGAGCGGGCGCGTGTGCTGTTCACCGAGCGGCTGGATTTGTTCGCCGGTGTGACGGTCAACACTGCCGTCTTGGCCCACGAGTTGGCCGACCTGGTGGTGCCGGCGGCGGTGCTGGCCGACTCGTTGGCCGTTGATGACATGATGGCCAAGGGCGTGCGCAAGGCCGAGGCTGATGCGGCCAGAGGAGTGCGAAAGTGACACCGTTCTGGATCGTGGCGCGCGAGGGTGTGCCGGACATCAAGGCGACCATCAGGCACCAGACTTCTGAGGCCGCCGACGCCGAGGCCCAGCGGCTGGCGCGGAAGCACGGAGAGCCGTTCTTGGTGCTGAGGGTGATCGGGCGCTGGGTGCCGGCAGAGACTCCGCTGGTGTGGGAGGAGGCCGAGACCGATGGTTGACTATTTGGAAACCGGCAAATGGAATAGCCCGCGTGACGCGCTGCCGGAAGATTTCAAAGAAGTGTTGGCCTATACGGGCGGCAGGCCAGTCGTTGCTTACATAAAAAGCGATGTTTGGTATTGCAACGACTTCCTTGGTGTGCGAGCGCAAACCATCGGCTCCCCCCAGGCCGTTGACCGCTGGATGCACATCCCACCAGTCCAGCCGCAGCCAGAGGTGCAAGTGCTGGTCGAGGCGACAGGGGCGAGCATCGACGAACTGACCCTGCGCCGCGAGAACACGCACCGAGTCGGCGAGCCGCTGGAGCCGGTGATTTTCTACGGGGCGCGTCCACTTCGAGGGTGCCTTTGACCGGGTAGGACCCATCGAGAACCGGCCCATCACGCGCCTACGTCTCGTTGCGGAGTATGCTGATGCCTGACATCCAGTACAAAGTGACCTTCGCCGATCCGGTTGCCGGCAAGAAGGCGGAGGAGGAGTAGCCGTGAAAGCTAAGACGCTCTGGGCTTGGACAATAGGACTGATACTGCTCACCCTTGCGCTGGGGTGTGTCGCGGTGTCTGGTTCGGCTGCTGACCAGCCAGGAGACACACTGGTGGTCGAGTTGGGCGCCGTCGGCCATACGGCTTGGTTTCGCGCTGTTGACTACGAGGCCGGCGTGGTCTGTTGGTTTGCCCGAAATCACGTTTACGGAGGCTCTGCGGTCGCTATTGACTGCATCCCCATCGACCAGACGCTTCTGCTGGAGACGGCGCAATGACGCAACAGATCAACATTTCCAAGGTATCGGTGCGGTCGAAGGGGTACAACCCTGACCAGCCGCGTGTGCCTGCCGGCCAGGAAGGCGGCGGCCAGTGGACGAGCGGGGCCGGCGGTGGCAGGAACGCCCAAACAGGTCAAACGCGTGTATACCACGGGACGACTTATTACAAGCTCTCCAACTTATTAAGTGGCGAGAGCACAAGGTTCCCTGGTTTGTCTGTGACTGATACGCCTGAGCGCGCTCAGCTCTACGCCGACGCCCAAGCGTCAAAAGTTGTTAGTGATAAGGTTCGCCGCGTCCCTGGGTCCGCCGTTGTAGAAATGACAACAAACGAATCCATCAAATGGACAAGGCGTCCCGACGACCACCCAACGCTTGACAAGGCCGAGGCCACCATTGGCGCGTGGAACATTGAAAAGGTCACTGTGTACATAGACGAATACACCTACTCTCGCGGCGTAATGCGCGTGGACGGACAGATCGTCAATGCCGTTGAATACTTGAAGGGTCAACTCGGAAAACGGATTAAGTTTGTCAAGGTGGCACGATGACCATCCTCACCCGCCTTCTCGACAGCCTCTGTGACCGCATTGGCTTGCGCATGGTCTTCGACGGCGACCTGTGCGCGCCCAGCGGCGACGAGGACTGGTGGCCGGCGGCGGCATCCTGTGGCACTGGAACACCGACAACGATAACCGACCCCGCCCAGCCCGCCGCCGGCCACCAAGGCTCTGATTTGTTTTTGAAACATCGGAGGTAAGGAGCATGGGGCTTTTCACCACAATACTCAAAGTCGGTGCAATGATGGACTGGGCCTCACCAGTCGTAAACGGGATACGAACAGCCAACGGCGAAGGAATGGTTGAGTTCACAGATGCGGAGTTCCGCATAGCCGACAAGATCATCCGCAAGCATGGCGGGCGAGGGCTTGACGTAACGCACGATCTTGACTGGTATCAGATGGTACCGCGCCGGAATTACGATGCCTGCATTGCCGAACTACGCAGGAACGGGATCAACGTGTAAATTGATGAGTAACACCGTCACCCTCACCCTCCCCAGCGAAAGGCCACTCAGTTGGAACAAAGCCTACGCTGGCCAGCATTGGACGCAGCGCAAAGCCGAGGTCGAGCGCATACGCCTGGCAGTGCGGGAGCAGATCGACCCGGACGCGGTGGAGCCGTTCGCTGTGCCGGTGGACGTGACGATCACGGTCTTCTTCGCCAGCCGCCCCCTGGACGCGGACAACATCCCCGGCAAGCTGTACATCGACGCGTTGAAGGGCTGGCTGCTGGTTGACGATGACCAGCAGCACGTCCTGAGCGTGCGCACCGTGACGGCGCTGGACAAGGCCGCCCCGCGCGTGGTGATCCGTATCGCGTCGACCGCGCCTGAGCCGGCGGGCTACGAGGCGACGCTGGCATCATTGGGTCAGTGCCGGTGCTGCGTTGTGCCAGCGGGCGATCCTCTGACCGACGGCGGCGCGGCGCTGGTCGGCATCGGCGAGGGTTGTCATGCCTAATATGATCTACACCCGCAACCCTGCTACTCACAGGCTGGCGGTCCAGGCCGGCCACCTGCCGGCTGCTGCGGTGGAGACGTTCTGCCTATGCAGCGCGCGCGTCATGCTGCGACGCGGCCGCTACGTGGAACACACCAATGGTTTTGGGCGCTGCGAATACAGCGGCAAGACGCCAGCCCAGGCCAGGCAGATGGCGAGAGAGGAAACGCAGAATGCCCCTTGATCCCACCGCTCTCGGTCAACTGTTGGAGCAGGCGCTGGCGGCTACACCCCCCCAGCTCGCGGCTTGTTCTTCACGCCGACCCACGTCCCCGGCGCGGTGTTGCTGGAGCCGTGCGCTGGCAGCGGCGCGCTGGTCGCCCAAGCGGCGCTCAGAGCGTGGCAAACAGGAACCCCAGCGCTTGGGCTGCCGCCTTACACTCTTGGCGCTTGAACGGCTTGCCCAGATCAGCCCAAGCGTCGGCGGCCTGTTCCCAGAAGCCTATCTGGCCGGCGACGATCTCCCTGGGCGTCTGCCCTACTGCCGGCGGCGCGACCGTGGCCGGCGTGGGCGGTTCGATGGGCGTGGCGTGCTGGGCCGGCTCGTCGAAGTCCAGCCCGCCGAACAGCGGCCCGTCGTCGAACATGCTGGCCTGGGCCTGCTGGGTCAGCAACTCGCCCACCTGGCGGCGGAACCAACCGGGCGTAGGCGACGGGTTGTTGCGCAGCGCCCGCAGGGCCAGGAGCTGGCGGTTCACGTCCAGGTTGCCGTCGGCGATGATCTGCGCATAGCCCAGCGGTAGGTTGCCCGTGCGCACCAGGTCCAGCAGGTCGGGCCGCAGCTTGAGCAGCTTGAGCCGGAACAAGACACGGGCCTCGGACACGCCGGCAGCTCTGGCGCAGTCGGCCACCGTCCAGCCCAAGCGCTCGATGCGCACCTGGTAGGCGTTGGCCTCGTCCACCGGGTTGAGGTCTTCCCGGCTCGTGTTCTCGGCCAGCATCAGGGCCGCGGCCTCGTCGGCGGTCACGTCGGCCACGATGGCCGGGATTTCCAGCCAGCCCAGCAGCTCGCAGGCCCGGAAGCGGCGCTCGCCGGCGACGATGCGGTAGAGGTCGCTTTCGCCGATAGGCCGGACGGTGATGGGCTGCAAGAGGCCGTGCTGCTGGATCGAGCCGGCTAACTCGGCCAAGCCGGCCGGGTCAAAGACGGTGCGATCTTGGTGGCCGGTGCCGTTGTCGCCAGGGACGATCTGCTGCATGTCGATTAGCTGGATGGTGCGCTCGCCGGTCATGGGTCGTGCCTCCTTGCTGGGCAAATCCGCAAAATTTGCGGATTTGGTTTGTTCTCTACTGCTAAGGGAATTATACACCCAAAAGCAAAAGCTGTCAAGTCTGGAGTAACGCTGTGTCAGAAGTCGTCAACCGCATCATCTCCCTCGACCGCTACCGGGCCAGCCCGGACAACTACAACGAGCACCCGGACGAGCAAATCGCCGACCTACGCCGGTCGGTCCGGCTGTTCGGCCAGGTTCGCTCCGTCGTGGTGCTGGACGACGGCCAGGGCGGCTTCGTCGGCGTCGCCGGCCACGGCTTTATCGAGGCGGCCCAGGCCGAAGGCAAGACCGAGGTCAAGGCCGACGTGATCCCGCCCGACTGGACGGCGGAGAAGGTCGTCGCCTACATGGCCGCCGACAACGAGACCGCGCGCGGCTCCAGCCCCGACCTGGCCAGGCTGGCGGCGCTGGTGGCGAAGCTCAAGGAGACCGACGAGGAGCTGGCGGCGGTGGCGGCTGGCGGGGACGCGCGGCTGAAGGAGTTGCTGCGCAGCCTCAAGGCGCCGGCCGGCGAGGACGACAGCGGGCAGGTAAATCGGGCGGCGGAGTTGCAAGCCAAGTGGTCAACGGCCACGGGGCAACTGTGGCAGTTGGGCGAGCACCGGCTGATCTGCGGCGACTGCGCGGACGCGGCGGTGGTGGCACGAGTGATGGGCGGGGAGAAGGCAGGGTGTTGCGTGACTGATCCGCCCTACGGCATCAATCGGGAGGGCATCACAAACGACGATCCCGAAGGGCTGCGGGCGCTGTTCGATGGGTGCCTTGCTGCGATGCCGATTGACGACGGCGTGCTGATTGCGTTTCAGTCACCACGGCTTGAATGGGTGTGGCTTGACGCAACGCGGGCGGCGGGCTGGCATCCTGAGCGGCTGTTGTGGATGTACAAGCCGAATGATGAGACTTTCCCCTGGCGCGGATGGCTTCTGACTTCAGAAGCCATCCGCGCCAGCAGTAAAGGGAAAGCGGAGTGGTTGGACGTACACCCGTATTCTCACGACTGCTATTCACCAACGACGCTTGGGCAAGAGTTGTCTGACACAGAAGGATGGCACGCCAGCGTCAAGCCGCAAGCCGTGGTCATTGATCTTGTGAAGCGCGTTGGCGGCATTGTTTACGATCCCTTCCTCGGCAGCGGCACGACAATGGTCGCAGCGCACAGACTAGGACGGCGCTGTTTTGGTATTGAGATAGACCCTGGCTATTGCGCTGTCACTTTGGAGAGGATGAGCGGGCTTGGTGTCACGCCCATTCTTGTCGAATAGCCAACGGGCGTATACGTCCATCTTGACGTGACACGGACGGCAAAGCGTAACGAGATTGTCCAGCGAGTTGGCATCGTTGGGATTGTCGAAAAGGCGCACAGGTTTCTTGTGATGAACTTCGAGGGTATAGGCGATTTCACTTTGATGAACTCCGCACCCCTGGCAGGTGTGGTCGTCTCGCTTGCGGGCTTGGCGGTTTTGCTTGTTCCAATCCTTGCCATAGTAAGGTTGCCAGCCACCGCGCCAACTTGGGCTTTGTTCACCCGTGACGTATTCAGACTGCCATTGTCCCATGCAATGACGGCTGCAAAAGTTGTGTCCGTTCACCTGGGCATTTCGACGGCGAAACTCTTGTCCGCACCATTCACAGTTGAGCAGCTTGCTACCCCAGCCAAGCAGAACTTGGCGACATTCCAACGAGCAAGCAAGCTGTTTTCCTTGCTTCACCCTGTAGGGTTTGACAATGAACTGTTTTCCGCACACCGGACAAGTCAACTCAGGCGCAATGGTGTTGGCTTTGCGGTAGGACTTTTGGCAGTCGTAAGAGCAAAACCAAAGCCCCGTCGTGTTACGGGCAATCTGGTAATCTTCCCGTTTAATCGCCTTGCCACAGTGAGAGCATTGCAATGAGTGTTTCATACGGGCATTGTACCACAAGACTGGCAAAAGCACAAGACCTGATAGCCTGCGAGCGGCTGGGGCGGCGCTGCCGGGCTGTGGAGATCGAGCCGGGTTATGTGGCTGTGGCGCTGGAGCGCTTCTTCCTCCTAACCGGCGTCGCGCCCGTCCTCCTCGAAGCCGGCCCGGCTCAGGCGTAGGCGCACACCCCTATGCACGCGCAAAACCCCCATGTACGGTTGTCATAATGAAACAGTGTGGCGCGAAGACGCGCAGCGGAGAACCGTGCAAAAACACAGCAGTCATGGCCAACGGGCGGTGTCGGCTACACGGTGGTAAGTCTTTGGTGGGTGTGGCCTTGCCGCAGTACAAGGACGGCCGCTACTCCCGCTACATGCCCAAGCGCCTGCTGGAGCAGTACGAGCGGGCGGCCAACGACGGCGACCTGCTGGTCATGCGCGACGACATCGCCATCATCGACACCCGCCTGGCCGAGCTGCTCTCTAAGCTGGACAGCGGCGAGACCGGGGCGGCCTGGGCCAAGGCGATGGAGAACTACGCCGCCCTCCAGGACGCCATCGCCGCCGGCGACGCGGCCGGCCTGAAGTCCTCCCTGGACGCGATGGGCGGCGCGCTGAGGCGGGGCCAGGCCGGGTATCATGCCTGGCGCGAGGTGGGCGAAATGCTGGACCTGCGGCGCAAACTGGTGGAGTCGGAGCGCAAGCGGCTGGTGCAACTTTCCCAGATGGTGACGGCTGAGCAGGCGATGGTGCTGGTGATGGCGGTCACGAAGTTGGTCAAGGAGCACGTAGACGACCAGCGCGCGCTGATTGCCATCTCCGACGGCATCCGGCGCATCATCGCCGCGGAGGGCCGATGACGGTCTCCTCCCTCCTCCCGCAGTTCGGGACGGCCTACGACATGCTGCTGCGGCGCGCGGCCGACGAGATCGACCCGCGCAGCCGCGCCCAGCGCATCGACCCGCCGCCGGCTGACTGGGCCGGCTGGCTGCGCGCCATGTTCCCGGCCTACGTCGGCTTCGAGTTCGGCGACCACCATGCCGAGTTCTGGGATCACGTCTGGGCGCTAAAGCGGGGCCAGCGCCCGCCGGCCTTCATCGCGATTTGGCCGCGCGGCGGCGGCAAGTCGTCCTCCGCCGAGATGGCCACCGTGGCCCTGGGAGCGCGCGGCGTGCGCAAGTACGCCTGGTACGTGCGCGAGACCCAGGAGCTGGCCGACAAGTCGGTCGAGAACATCGCCGTGCTGCTGGAGTCGTCGGCCATCGCCGAGTTCTACCCCATGCTGGGCGCGCCGCAGAAGGGCAAGTACGGCAACACGCGCGGCTGGCGGCGTGAGCGAATGCGCGCGGCCAGCGGCTTCACGGTGGACGCCATCGGCTTCGACACGGCCTACCGCGGCTCGAAAGTCGAGGAGAACCGGCCCGACTTGATCTGCCACGAGGTCGGCACGCCCGTTTACGACATGGGCCGCTGGGTGATGGTCGAGGAGCACCCCGGACTGCTGGGCCTGCGCCAGGCTGAGGGCCTGGAGGTGCAGGTGGCCGGCCTGTCGTTTGCCGAGGTGGTGACGCCTGAACACCGCTATTGGGCGCGCAAGAACGTGGTTGAAGACGGCGGCTGGATCGAGGCGCGCGACCTGGAGCCGGGCGACCAGATCGGCTACGGCCTACTGAACGGCGCCTTCTGGAACCGGGTGCGCAGCGTCCAGCCGGCCGGCGTCAGGACCTTCGCGCCCATCACCACGGCCTCGCATACCTACCTGACCGCGTTCGGCCTCTCCCACAACTGCCTGGATGACCTGGACAACAAGCTGGACAACCCCGGCTACACGGCCAAGAAGATCACCACCCTCACCACGTCCCTGCTGCCGGCCGGCTCGCCCGACGTGGCGGTGATTGGCATCCAGAACCTGATTATCCCCAACGGGCTGTTCAGCCGCATGGCCGACGGCCGCGCCGACTTCCTGCGCGAGCGCATCGTCTCAGGTCCCCACCCGGCGGTGCGCAACCTGACCTACGAGATGCGCGGCGGGCGCTACGTCATCACCGGCGGCCAGTCGATCTGGGTCGGCCAGAGCATGGAGCACGCCCAGCAGCAGCTCGACGCCTGGGGCTTGACGGCCTTCCTGCACGAGGCCCAGCACGAGGTCGAGGAGGCTGCCGGCGGCATGTTCGACCACCTGGAGTTCATGCGCTGCGCCTGGGACGAGCTGCCGGCGCTGGTGCGCATCGTGGTCTGGGTAGACCCGGCTGTCACGTCCACCGACGCCTCGGACAGCCAGGGCATCCAGGCCGACGGCATCGGCCCGGACGGCACGATCTTCCGCCTGTTTTCGTGGGAGCACGTCACCAGTCCGCAGGACGCCCTCCAGCGCGCCATCCGCAAGGCGGTCGAGTTGGGCGCCGAGGCGGTGGGCGTGGAGACCGACCAGGGCGGCGACACCTGGGCCAGCGTCTATCGGGAGGCGGCCGCCGGCTTAGGGATCAGCGACCCGCCGCCGTTCCGCTCCGACAAGGCCGGCGCCGGCCACGGCCCCAAGGCCCATCGCGCGCAGCAGATGCTGGCCGACTACGAACGGGGCCGCATCATCCACGTCCTGGGCACCCACGTCACCCTGGAGAAGGCGCTGCGCCGTTTTCCCAAGGTCAAGCCGTTCGACCTGACTGACGCCGCGTACTGGTCCTGGCAGGATTTGCGGGGGCCGGTGGGCGGCGTGGGGTTTGTGTTGTAAACATCTCGTCAAATGAAAGTGTAATCCCCTTCGTGGTGAGGCAATAGGAGAATGCAGGAATGCGCATATATCAAGCCCTTTGTGTCTATAATAGGTGAAACAGCTTCTGCGACGAATTTAGTGTACAATACACCGAAGGAGTCAAGAAGATGTCACACAAGC